GCATTGATACGATAAAACCCTCTGACGCTAAAGAATGGGCGTTACGCATGAAAGACAAAGGCTTTTCCTATAACACCATTAACAACCATAAACGCTCGTTAAAAGCGTCATTCTATATCGCCATACAAGACGATTGTGTAAGGAAAAACCCTTTTGATTTCAAGTTAAGTGAAGTCCTAGAAAATGATACCAAAGAGAAAGTCGCATTAACAGAGGAACAGGAACAAGCCTTGTTATCATTCATCAAGACAGACAATGTGTATCACAAATATTATGATGATGTGCTGATACTGTTAAAGACAGGACTTCGTATCTCGGAACTGTGCGGACTGACAATCATGGACGTTGATTTTATCCATGAGGTTGTGGTTATCGACCACCAGTTATTAAAGAGCAAGGAACAGGGCTATTATATTGAAACACCTAAGACAAAAAGCGGAACAAGGCAAGTGCCATTAAGCAAAGAAACGATACAAGCATTTCAACGAGTTATGAAGAAACGCCCAAAGGCAGAACCATTTGTGATAGACGGACGGGGCAACTTTCTATTTGTCAATCATAAAGGCAAGCCTAAAGTTGCGATTGATTACACTATGCTTTTTGTCCGTATGGTAAAGAAATACAACAAGCACCATAAGGATAACCCCTTGCCACATATCACACCGCACACGCTACGCCATACGTTCTGTACAAGACTGGCAAACAAGAACATGAACCCGAAAGATTTACAGTATATCATGGGACATTCAAATATCAGTATCACAATGAACTGGTACGCTCATGCGTCCATAGATACTGCAAAATCAGAGGTTCAGCGTCTAATCGCATAAGAAGTATTTACCACGATTTTAACCACGCTTGATAGCGAAATTATAAGAAGATAGACCTAGATATGTGAGGTTTACCACAAAAGCAAAATGCCCGTAGAGCCGATAAAATAAGGCTTTGCGGACATTTAAGAAGATATAAAAAGATAGTCAAAAAGACATATATAATTTATATAGAAATCCATAATTGATATAATAGGTGCATTGACTTTATATATATCATCAATATTGGTTGGTTTTTCTTCGGATGTAAAAACTTTTCTTAAAAGAAAAACATCTGCTATAGCCCTTCCTGGAGCTGCCAACATTTGCTCTGTTAATTCTATTTTAAGTTTTCCATCGGAAGTAACTTCAACTTCATTAAAAACACCATTGTCATCGGGTTTTTTAAAACGAATAAATGCACTCATTGTTAATTTATCAACTTGAAATATAATACCATTTTCTACACAGGTAATTTCAACAAAACGTGTTTTGTTATCATATTGTTTTGCATTTACAGCGACCACATTTTTTGCATATAAATCAAGCGTTATTTTGGAAGTAATTGTTTGATTTGAAGCCATATTTTAATTAACTCCTTTCATAATATTTTTAAAGGATAAGCAATAAATTACTCATCCTTTAAAGTTTCTATTTGTTTATTGAGGCTTTTAATTTCCTTAATACAGTATTGTAATGTTCTAAAAGCAATAGGAATAAATTCAGTATATCTAAGAGAATATACATATTCATCTGGTATTTCTTCACACACTTCTATACCATTTTCATCTTGAACGGTTTTAACTTTAGGTGATTTTATTAAAGCTGCAAATTCTTTAGAATCTATTCCTAACTCAGAAATCATATCTTCGATGTCTTGAGCTATAAAACCATAGTGAGTTCTACCAGAAGTGTTATTATTCATTATATAAGACGAAGGTTTTAACTTTTCAGTTATCTGAACACATATGTCTTCATCTAAAATTCGTATGTTATGCTTTTGGGTTCTATCAGATGTGTTTATTTCTCCTGTTTGTGCCCAAATTTGTCCCCATTTCCAAGAAGAAGTTCCAAGATCCATTGCATTCATCTTAGGAGAAAAGTGCCATCCATATATAACATCATGGTTAACATCATAAGATACACCATAAGAAATACCATAATGATCTTCACCAGAAGCAAAGAATCTTAAATCCTGTTCAAAAGGATTTTCGATTCTCGCACCATTTGAAAAATTAATTGTTTCGTGAATAGGACTTATAAACTCTATAGAACCGTCCATATAATTGTTGATACGAAGTGCCGCATTATAAGTTTCATCTGAATAATAGCACAAAGTTAACACATCACCTGTATCGCAATATAAATCTACAGATCTTCTTTTTTCATTATTATAAGTATATATACTTGTAGTTAATCCTCCGACAAAGTTTTCCTCAGAATCAGACCAAGAATATAACCTAATATAATTTTGATCCATTAATATACCTTTATTATTGTTAGCTTGATAAGTAACTAATGCACCATTCGAAATATGCCAATTACCAATAGAACCTTCAGAAGCACTAACAGTTCCAGCAATATATGCATTACTTGCATACATAAAGCCATTAGCACAAACATACCATTTTTCTTTCCAATTTTCCGATGTAGAAGTTCCTTCATTTGTAAGAGTAGCATATACCCAATCTGAACCTTTTGATGGAGTTGTCATTCCTACCCAATATTTGTCATCCGATGTGATAGAATTAATAGAATTATTAACTATATTCCATTGTGCAATGCTTGCATTTAAAGCCGATAAATCATCTATACTTATTTTACTTGCAGTAATACTACCAGTAAAAATTTTATCGCCATTAATCAAGGTTGTACCTGGCTTATAAATATTATCCTTGATACCATTAGCAGTTTTATTTGCCGATGTTGCATTGCTGTTAGCATTATTTAATGCATCAGCTAACACAGGATCTGTTGTTGTTTCTGAATCGTCTTCCCAATAAATATGACTTCTCGTCCATATATAAGTTCCTTCCTTCCATTTAGGAGAAGTTGTTGTCCATGAACCACCTGTTAAAGATGTAGATGAAGTAGATAAGTAATATTCTTCTATTAATTTAGTGATTCCAAGACCATCTTCACCATCAGCACCTTTAATCAAACTCCATGTATATTTACTTGGGTCGCTACTATCAGCAAGTGTTGTGTCCGTATACTGTCCTATATATTTTTTATTAGTTCCATTTACCGTATCAAATCCACTTTTCCCGTCAGCACTATCTGCGTATGCAATATGAATATATGTAGTTTTTCCGTCAGCACCAGGAGTTCCAGGAATACCATTTTCACCAACATAACGAGTCCAAACATAACTTAAAGCATTAGTTGGTGCAGTAGAAGAAGTAGTAGTGGCTATTCCAATGTAAATAGTTGATGCAGATGGTGTTGAAGTCATATTTGAACCTTTTGAATCGGTTGCATATCTTATCCATATGTAGTTAGAAACACCATCAAAATAATCCACACCTTTAACAGGCGTATATCCACTTATACAAGCAGGATTACTATAAGATATTTGATTATTTTCATTTAAAGTTTTGGTTCTTGACCATATGTAAGTATTATTCGACCATTTTGGTGCATTAGTTTGCCAGTTTCCACCAATTAATTGAGTAGGAGAAGTTGATATATAATATTCAATATCTACACTTTTAATTGCATTATTCGCTGCTATTAGTGCTTTGTCAGCAGCATTTTTCGCAGCCGATGAATCTTGAGAAATAGTGTTAAATTGATTTTTTGTTGAATCATCAAAAGAGTTAAATGTAACTTTCCCCGTAAGATTTATATTATTGGCTATTAAATCGTAAGCAGTTGAAGTTAAGGACATACTTGATTCACTTGTTCCATCTTTGATAAGCCAATTAATTTTACCAGCAGTTTCAGAAATTCGTGTTTCAACTGTTGTTGCTCTTTCTTTTTCATCAGTAACCATTTTGGTAAAGTTTCTACTAAATTCTTCATTGCTTAATTTTACTTCGGCTTTATAATCAGTTAAAGCTTTCTCATTATTTCTAATAGCATTTGTGTTTTCATTAAGTCTATTATCTAAATCTTCGATATCACTAATTGCTGGACTAGAGGAACTCGACCAGTCAATATTAACATCTTTTATAGATAATTTATTTTTCTTGGAATTATAGACAAGCTTATCACCACCGATAGCACAGTCGCCACTATCAAGATTAAAATGTGTACCAGATGTACATATACCATTTGTATTAGTAGTATAATTACTTGAATAAATATCACCAGCAATTATTTTACCAGATATGACAAACTTAGAATTAACACCATACTCTTCATAAGTAACTCCATTAAGAATGTATTTTTGTTTTCCTATAGCAGTTTCGGCAGTACGCCACCTGTCAGTTGTATAAACAAACTCATTAGAAGATATTCTAGCTTGTTCGTCTTTGTAATCATCCAACACATCATCATAACTTCTGATAAGAATACCATGTTCATCAAATATTGCAGTCGAATTAGTATTATGGACATTATATAAAGCAGAGTCTAATCCATTTTTTTGTAACTTTTCAAATGTTAGATTAGCTTTCTCCCCCTGAGAAGCTTGTTTGATAGTAGAAGAGTAGCTTGTTGCCATAGATTGAGATTTCGTAAGAATGTCTTTAACTATATTAACATCTGAATTTCCGTATCTATATGCATCCGAAAACGTAACTGATAATTTGCTTAAATCACCATAAGATATAGAAATATCTGCCAATCTCATTACATAAATTTTCCCATCAATTTTGGTTCTTATAAAATTTCCAAGTGTAAAATCATCAAGTATTGATTCGAAAACTCTATTTCCGTCTTTATTTGTTAACAGAAGGAAGTTTTGTAATGTTCCCGAAATAGTAAATTGCTTCTCGCCAGATTTAACTAATTCCTTCTTGGCAACCACCAATAATTCATTTGCCTTGTCAATTAATTCGGTATTAGTTAGTCCATCAGATATGTAATTGTCATTACTATAATCATCTTCACGTCTATAATAAGTAAATAACTTCCAATATTTTTCACCTATATACGATTCAAAATCAAGCTCATTATGAGTTTTTGAAATCAAATCTTCAATGTATTTCTCAAGACCTGTAAGCGTATCTAATTGGGAATTCCTGTAAGATAATTCGCTCTCTAAAGTGATAAAACGTTCATAATATGGAAGATAAATAGAATTATGTAAGCTAGAAGATTCAGATGCAACACCTTGTTCGGTTAGGACATTAATAGCAGTCTGATATGCTGATTGATAAGAAGTTAATCTTTGTGCAGAATATTTATGCAATTCTATTTTAAATGTATCTAAAGATTCGATTTTATATATTTCTTGTAACCCTTGATCGTTTACTTTCCCCATTGCTTTATCGACTTGCTGATTAACATAGGCAATATAATCATCGTTAATTGTAATGCTTATTGCCGTTTTCATTTCAGCCGTATCTTCTTTATCTGAATAACTTGTTAATTTGAATCGACCTGTCCAAGTTTGTGATTTGAGAGTTGAACCATCGAGAATTTCAACTTTATAAACAGATGTATCAATGATAGCTTTCGCCATTGCAAGAACTGCGTTGTTAGCAGTATAAACAGATATTTTACTTACATCGGTTACAGCCACAGGAGATAAATTAGAAGGAGTGAGTAAAGCTAATTGAGATACTGCCGTTTTATCTTGCTGTTTCCAAGTTGGCATCATAGAACTATTAAGATACGAGTATAAATCTATAATATTATAATACACAGATGTTATGTTGCTCCAACCCTTATACTGTGCATGAATAGAAGAGTACGTAGTTTCGGGATAATATGTCTTAATGTATTCAATGATGTTATTATATTGACTTACAAGAGAAGATTCTAAAGAAAATGATTTATTGTTAGTATATTCATTGACAAGTTCATCATAAGATTTTATTTTATCTTGCAACTCACATGGCATATCCAATAAAGTATCTTGATTGAAATAATAAATATAATCGCTGCCGTTAGGATTGATATTCTTTAAAGTTGCATTAATTAAATCGTCTCCACCGATAACCCTAAAGCAATTCTTAATGTTATCTGTTTCAGAAGTCAACTGAATATCTGAACCAAGATTATTTTTATCAATAAATATTGATGTATCTTTGCCATATGGTTCATGTAAAATTGTTCCTCCACATTTAGGACAAACTGTAAACGAATCTTCACTTCTATAGTCACAACTTAAACAACAAGTTTCCATATCATATACATAGATGCTTCTTGTATTTGAATCAAATAAAAATATACAGCCAATTTCCTGAGAAAGAGTACTTGTTAAAAAATCATAAACACTTGTGTTATCTATACTGAATGAACGCTGAATATTTAAAAGAGTTTCATCCACGTGGGCAATAGTATAACCAGGGATTTTTTCAAGAATTCTATTTAGCAATGAACAATTTTTCTTACTAGGATTATAGAATATAGTTGGTTCTGTATATTCTTCACGAGCAATATCATCTTCTGTATTAATCTCTATATCATGTAAAATTACTTGTCCGAGTTCAGCCTCGCATAATGATTTGGCTGTTACAACCTTCTTTGTATTTATTTCTGATTCATCTGTACTAACTGAAATTTCAAACCATTCATTATATTCTTTAACATATACTGTCTTAAAATCAATAATCTTATTCCAAAGATTTTCAATTTCTCCATTTCGTTCTCTATATATGTTAAAAGATAACTCATCCACAGCGTTGAATTGCGGATGATATGTTATAGAATCGGCAGGAATATTAACTATTTCACCGAATTTTTCAAGATTTCTATTACCTAGAATAATATGTAATGGTCTAATTGTCTGTCCAGTTTTTTGCATTCTAAGTAAATTTCTTACATTGATTTTCTGCATTAAATTCCTACCTTTCTAACAGGGGAGTATGTCATAATTACATTTATATTAAGTGTAGAAGAGTAGTAGTTATCCCTGTTTTTATATGTATTTATTAATTTTATAAAATTATAATTAAAATCATTTGCAATTTTATGATTTAGGTTGTTGGAAGTTATTATTCTATGTTTGTTATCTATAGTAATAATTTCGCCTTTAGTGCAGTTATTTATTTGGCATAATTCATTATCTGCTGAATTAGTAAGTGTAAGAGTTCCAGCTTCATTACAAGTTATAACTGTATAAGGATATATTTCTCCAACCTCGTCCGAATCATCATATATATAAAAAGATTTTACATTAGAAAAAGTATGAGTTCTTTCTTTAGCAAAACCATATGGTGCATTAGAAGTGAACGTACATTCAATTCCATATATATCTTCATTAATTTTCACAGCTTGAACATTGAATGTGCCGTAAAATCTTATATTTTCATAACCTTCTTTGTTTATTTTAAACTGATCAAAAGTTTTTCTGTTTAACCATCTATTTATTGCTCCATACTCCTCTGGCATCAGTGGAAGAGGATTACAGTGATTATCTAATCTGCATAATTGAATAGTGAAAGAGTAATCTTCATCATATGTACTTCCATATAATTCGGAAACATCTTGTCCGACTGATTTAACACTGTTAAATGTTAGAGTAGAGCCAGAGGAAACGGTTTCACTACCACCAGAAGAATCAAATTTAACTACATATAAGCCATAATCACTAGCCAGCTCATCACCATATTGGAAATCAGTAAACATATTTTCACCATCCTTTTAATATTTTTATTTGCTTAATAAGTTATCAAGCATTTTTTGATATTGCTTTTCAAAATCTTGCATTTTTTTTGTATATTCTTTTTTAACTTTATCCACTTCAGTTATTTGTTCATCTAAAACCTTAATTCGGTCATTATATTTCACACATAACATTTCATATATATTCTTAGACATTCTTGCCTTTTTAATTAATAAGGAAAGATTATCATAAACTTCTGAGGGGTTTTTCATAGCAAAGGAAATACTCATTTCATCATTTCTATTTTTTAAATCAATGTTTTCTTTTTCAAGTAGAGCAGAGTGTTTTTTATAATATTCTAATTCCTTATCACGTTTACTTTTACTCTTAACTAACTTATTTGACATCTTACATTCTCCAATCTATCCTTAATCTTAATATCTTTAATAATTCTTAATAATTTCTAACATAATAAAAGACACACTAGCCTAAACTAATGTGTCTTTTTGTGATTTTGTATTTAGTTGTAATTGAAAAGAGCAGGGGAGGTTATTTATGCTTTATTTTCTAAATATATAATTTATTTACAATGTTTTCAGAATATATTTTTATATTAAAATTAATTTTTCTAATAATTATTAATATATCTTTAAAAACAGGATATTTTTTAATGAATAAATCATATCGCATACGTTCTAAATTATATGTATTTGTTTTACACCCCATCCAATAATCATTTGAAAATAATATCATCATTTTTATTTAATTTCCTAATGGTTTCAAAATTTAATTTATTATCTATTGTATAATCAAATTTCGAACCATCATCCACCACTTCTTGCATTATATTTTTAAATTGTCTAATTGAAAAATTTTCAGATAAATATTTTTCATGTAATTCATTTGTTAAAATCTCGAATTTATTAATATGTTTTGATAATCCTATCATTGCACATTTATATGGAAAATCATCTGCTTTATGTATTATATTTATTCCATTGGGAACTCCAAATTTAGAACCAATAGAAAAACTTGTTATTTCAAATCGTTTACCATTATATCCACATATTATAACACCCAATTCATATTTGCTAATTCCTTCTATATGTTCTTTAAGCATTTTATAAAATTTGGATGTAATAATACCTATAAATTCTATATAGGATAGATCATCAAACTCTTTATCTGAATTTACAAATCCCTTTTTTGTATCATAAAAACAATAGCCATCAAATAATTTAAAACAATGTATTGGATTTCCCGTAACCCCGAATAATATTTGATTATTTAATTTAATCACCTTATTAAAACCACTTTTACACGTATTATTGTTACTATATGTTGCACGACTATCGCCTGACATCAAACAAAAATTATCTGTTATTACAGCTTGTATTATACTCATAATATATCCCCCAATTATCAATATACAATACAATATTATATACCAATAATCGACAGAATACTACAAGAACATATATTTGTAAATCTGATTTATTAATCAATATAAGGGCATACCAACATAAAGCTAGTACGCCCATAAACCTTATCTAAATGTCAACATATTAAGTGAATTACGTCCTAACACTTGACCCAATGTACCTTCCTGTACTGCTTTTAAAAACCTCTTATCACTTACCATCTGTTTCATAAAATCTTCATAATTTTTAACATTAGGTAATGATAATGTGACATCTCCAAATTCTACATCAACCTTATTGGCTAAACTATTCGATATATTAGGAATATCAGGTAACTTAGCACCTAAGTTATCCATATACATATTCGGAGTAGTAATACCTTTAGAAAGATTCCAAAGCTTTTCTACTTGGTCTGCATTAAATACCATATCACCAGCATCTAACTTACGAAGAGTACCATATTTCTTAGAGAAGATAACTTCTGAACCAAGACCATCTTCATCTGTGCGGTGTATACCTGCTGTTGCTGATTTAGTACCATTTTTATAACCATGAGATTTGAGCTGGTCTAACATCCAAATATTCTGATCTGAACTACCATAATATTCTCCGTCACCACCCATAGCAGAGTAGTAATCAGCTCTTGCACCAAATGAACTGTCTATGTCGTTATATTTTAATCTCAATTATACCCTCGGTATTCCCGATATTTATTAGGGTTTAGACTATACAATAATATATATATTAAGCGTATTTCCATATATAATTTTTATAAGGAGTAATTGTTTCTGATTTTAAATGACTTATCATAGAATTATCACATCCATTTACTGAACGAGAAGCTTCTTTTACACTAGAAAATGTTTGAATAAAATTATAAGAAAGATCATATTGATTAACTTTTTTAGTTTTTTTTGTTTTATATGGAATAGAATCTTCACCTTTATATGCCCATAAATAACCTATTGCAGATGGTTTTTTATGGTTAACACAATGCCAAATTAAGGTTTTTCCTGTTTTCTTTCCAAAATAATTTTCTGCTTCCTTTATTGAAGAAAATTCTTTAATAAAATTACCTTCTAAATCATACTGACATACAGGACGCATGTGGGTATTTTTATTATTCTCCATATCTTTATATGGCAATGATTGATAAGGAATATAAGTATCAGACTCGTATCGAAAAATATAACCCTTTGTAGCTTTTGCATTTTTATTACAAATATTATATATTTCATGTTTAGGAACTTTCGTTTTGCTTTCAGTCTCTGTAGCGTTATTATAAACTCCAATGAACTCTCCTGTATAACGATTATATTGAATAATTCGTGGTGTTTTAAGATTAGCTTCGCCTATTTTTCTTTTAGTTTCATCTGTGTGATGCTTTCCTTTAATCCATGATGTCTTACCTTTGTTGCTTTTAGATATTTTTTCTTTAGCGAGTTCAGACATATAAAATCCATTTCCACCTTTAGCAATGTTATATCCAATAGATCTATTATTCAATTCATATTTTTTGATTAATGCTTTTTCAATTTCATTAGCCATCTCTTTTGAAAGATTTGTCATTAAGATAATATGATCAAAATTGTCCCATCCATATTTTTGAATAGCATTATAAAAATATGTTGATTTTTTATATTTGTAACCATTGTGTCCCCATCTATTCTTAGGATCTCTACCAGTTATACCAACATATATCTTCCCGTTAATTTTATTTATATGAGCATATACAGTCCATGTATTTTTACTCTCTGTCATTTCCTCCTTTTCCTCCTTTCGTTTATTCTCCATTTTTAGAAATGGGCAATAAAAAAGAACAGTAAAAATACTGTTCTAAAAAATCATTATTTGCTTAATATATAATTTCACATATTATAGTCGTTGAGCGTCCTCCTCTGTATTACTACAGTGTAATGTCACCATTACAATATCTTTCGACTTAGGAATTTCGTTGCGTCTGAGTGACTTGCACACTCGGTAGTCCCTAACCTATTTACTTTTTATGGTTTCTATCTTATTTGTTGAATACAAATAAAACTGTTGTGTTATTAACACTTACCGCATTCACATTTACCGTTTCCAGTTCCGTTGTAGCGAAATAGGGTTATGGGGAGTTCCCCGCAATTTAATGTGTTTAACGTGGACTAGATTGTGTAATCCACAATTGACGTATCAATTTCAAGTAAGTCCTTCGGATAATCATCTTCCAAATGATAGAACCAATCACCCCAAGAACCACCACTATCATCAGATGAGCCACTATCAGAGTTATCCCAATTATCAGACCAATCATCACCACCACCAGATGAACCACCGCCATCAGAATAACCACCATTGGTATTAGCATTCTGTTCTGCCTGCTGTCTTGCAATCTCATCGGCAACTCTTTGTGCTTCATCATTACTATTCTTCAATAAACCTTGTACAGCAGCATTAATATCACCACAAACCTTATTAATAGCGTTGTTGCCTTCTACAAACTTGTTGCTAAAGTCACCTAATACACTATTAATACTATTTGTTATGTTGTTGGCATTTGTACTCCATATAGAAGACATAGATTCACTGAGTTTAATGCCATAATCATTGGCAGTAGATGTAATAGTATCCGCAATATTACTTGCATTAGCATTAGACTGCTCAATAATTTCCTGCATAGTTATATCAAATGAATCAAGTCGCTCATCGAGCCACGTTTTTGTAGTATCTGCAAGATTATCTAAAATAGCTTGAGTATCACTTATAAGCTTTTCATACTCAGTATCTTTCAAATCATCTTTAGCAGTATTGATTTGGTCTTTAAGCTGCTGAATATTCTTCTTACCTTCCTCAGAATTATCTCCTTGAACGGCAGAATATTGTTTCTCTAAAGCATTAAGAGCCTTTGTTTTTTCAGCGATAGATTTTTCATAATCATAAGCATCCTTTTGCTGACTCATAAGGTCTTTATATTTCTGGATAACTTCATCAAGTTTATCAAGAAATGTATCATAACCCTCTTGAACCAAGTCCTTAAGAGCATCCTTTTCAGATATGCTTGAATTAATAGCTTCCTGTTGAGCCTTAATAAGTTCCTGCTTTCTATCAAGCAATTCCTTATCATAAGGATCTTTAGACAACTCTTCATCAATCTTAAGTATCTCGTCCTTATAAGCTTTTGCCTGATTAAGATATAATTGATATTTCTGTGCGATTAATGCCTGTGCAGCTTTGCCGTTGTCATTCATATTACCATTATCATCAGTAATACCTTTATCCTTCAACAATCCAACAAGGAATTCTGTTTCGTCTATAAGATTAGATACATCATCACGAGTCCTATCGAAAGCATCCCAATTAATCTGTCTGATAGCATTATCATACTCAACTAATGCCTTTTTAGCATCAAATATACTTGAAGTACAATCATCAATAGAAGCTTGCATAGAATACCAATCCTCTGATTCAGGTGCTATCTTGCCAGAACTTACAGCAGAATTAAGTGCCTTTGTAAGTGCATCTCTTTCCTGTTCGAGCTTTTTGAGGTTTTTCTGTTCTTGTTCCATCATAGAATTATTAAGCAGAGTAGAAGCGAACCAACCTTGCGATTGCATAAGGTCATCTTCCTTGCCATAAAGGTCACGAATAGCAGTTATTTTACCTATAACACCTTCAAACTGTGATTGGATGTTATCAAATCTACTCTTAGCAAGCTGTCTAATCTCAATGTTTAATGATTGTACAGCATCGGCAGCGTCTTGTGCCTTATCATATAAATCCTGACAATCTGAAATAGCGTCTTTAAGGTCATCGTCATAGACAGTTTCTATATTAAATGAACCATTTGCAATCTGATCTTTGTAATAATCGCTTAAGTCATATGAATTGAATTTATCCATATAGAAGTCATAAGCATCTGACTGTGCGTTAATCTCTGATAACAATGTTTCCATAGAATCGGAGAGGGCATTATTACGATTAAGCCATGTACGTGTTGTATCAGATACTTTATTCTTTAAGCGGTCATATGCTTTGGAAATTTTTGATAAGAGACGTTCTACCCAGTTGAAGTCCTGTGGCGATGGTTCAGAGGATGAATCACTTCCACTTCCTGATGAGCCACTGGAATCATTCATGGTTTCAATAGTAGAAGGTCTTGCAACAGAAGGTCTAGTAAATGACGAATTACCTTCGCTTCTATATGAATTAATATTCATTGCTCTTGCTTTAAGTTGTTCTTTTCCAGAATTGCTAAAATAAGAGCCAGCAGAAGAGAGACTGGCAGATAAATTACTTATACTACTTCCACCTTCACCATGAATATTAAATCCAAAACTAGGTAAATTTATTCCGTTAGGAAGTCCATGTTCATCATATGTTAACCCCATATTACTTGTATTTATATAAGGTTCTGCTTTAATACTATAATCAAACGATGATAAAGCGTCACCTAATGCACTTAACACATTACCAATAGAAGTGGAAGCATTTTGAATACTACTTCCGACTTCACCCATAGAGAATGCTGTTAAACCTTCAACAGCATCTAATGAACCACCAATGTTTTCAGCAATTGCGTCAGAACCTTGACTAACCAAATCGGCAGCCTGTGCTGCACTAACATAGGCGTTTTGAACTAAAGCATCTTGAACCGCATATAAATTTTCAGTAGAACTATTCGCAAAATCAACAAGTGCTTGAGATAATGAAGACACATAATTTGTAAATTGTGCATCATCCATTATGCTATCCATTAAAGTACCATAAGAATCCACATAGTTAGCAAGAAAATCTGCATTATCACTAAGAGACGTAATTAATGGACTAACTGCATCAAGATCTTGTTCTGCTTTATTCAACTGGTTATAACTATCTATAGCTTTTTGAGTAGCATCGTTTGTTGCACCCATAGCTTGAGTTGCTAATTCACCACGTTCATCTTCGGTTTCTTCCAGATTATAAGTTGCTGCGATAAGTTTCTTCTCTGCTGATACACCAGATTTAAGTTCCCCAACATAGTCCGACATCGTAGTTTGACCCAATACAAACTGTTTGTTAGATTGTAAAAGAGCATCTGATAATTCACCAGATATAGCTGCCGTAGCTTCTTCTATATAATCAGTAGTTTCATCAAACTGTAAATTAACATTTTTTAAAGCTTGCTCTAACCCACTAGAAGTTATTGATTCGGATATTCCATCAAAATATTCTTTTGCATTTATAACACCTTCTGCGAGAGAATTATTTAATTCATTGGAAATATCTAATAAACCATCTAAATCAGATGATTCAAGCTTAGTAACCTTGGTGTCACCCAAACCACTTCTTATATTTCCCTTTTCGTCAATACCATGTGAACTAGGTGCCTTTATATTATTAAGAAGAGTAGAATAATTTTTCATAGATTCATATGAACCTAGCATGTTTTGAACAGATTTATTCTGATCTTCATTAGCTTTTGTCCATTGTTCCATTGCATGTTCATTAAGTTTATAGGTATCACCAACTTTTGTAAGATATTCTATATACTCAGGATGCTCTTTGAGCATAGATGCAACTTCATCATCAGTTAGCTCAAGATTTAATTCATCTCCATTTTTCTTTTCATATTTTGAATAAATTGAATCAAGACTATTCTTATTTTCAATAGAAGTTTTTAATTGCTCGGTTGGAGTAACAGTGGTTACTTTTATAGGCTTTTTATCAGCTTCTTCTTGTGCCTTTGCGATTGCTTTTCTAACAGTTTCAGCAGTTGCGTTTTCATCAATATAAGGAGAAATGTCTAATGTTGACGCTTTTTCAATTTCATTATCAGTTAACTGACTCTTAATTTCATTTGCAACATTCTCAGATATACCCTTTTCTTGTAAATGCTTTATAAAAGTATCAGAATACGTTTCACCTTGATTATATTCGTCATAATTACCATATAATGCTTTAAGGCGATTAACTAAATCTTCTTGACCAGCAATAACATTACCATTAGAATCATATAAAGCATCATCTTCGTCCATAAGAGCTTTGATATATGTGGCAGCTTGTTCCTCAACCGTCTTAATGTAAGCCTTTTTACTTTCTATGTTCTTTTCATTTTGTTTCCATTCTTTATCGTCTTTAAATTGAGAAGCATCATTGTTAAATTTATCCTCAATTTCCTTACGCTTGGAATATAAATCTTCCAATTCCTTATTATTTTGGATTGCTTGCTCTATATTCCATTGTGTAGCATCAATTCTATCACCAGTATCAAAAGAAGTTCCGTTATCACTATAACTAAGATTATACTTTTCAGATTTCTTAGTAATTGCGGCATTGGCATCATTGGCAGATTTTTGACCTTGAGTTTGTGCAATTGCTTCTTTTATTCTCAATTCACGTTCTAATTCATCATTAGTTTTCTTTAGTTTTTCAAGTTCATCTTTCTCTGTAAATGTAAGTGAATCCTTTGCTTGTAATTCCTTTATTCTATCTTGTGTAGTTTTTAATTCTTCGTTAAGAGATTTAATTTCAGAAATAGTACTATCATAAGCAGATTTAGAATCTTGTGCAGTTTCTTGTAAATCTTTTAATGACTTGGTATGTTTTGCGATTGCTACAGTTGTACCAACTATTGCAATAGTAGCCAATGTAGCCCAACCAGCAGGAGTAGTTGCAAGCCATGTTAATGTTGCTGTAATATTCTCCCAAATTGCTTTTGCACTTAATTTTAATGTTGCTATCCATTTAGGAAGAGTAGAAGAAGTTTGTTTCTTAATAGCCATATCCGCACCAAGCATACTAGCAAGTTGTAATGCCTGTTCTTGTGTTAATTTGCCACTAGCAACAGCAGCTTCAATATTTCTCTTCGTAAGTTTAGCAACTGAATTACCTTGTGCATCGGTAGCAACTTTTAATTCCATTGCACTCATTGTTGCTTGTACATCGGCATCAGAACCTAATACAGTTTGAAGAGTTTCTTCAATTTGTGCGGTAGTAAGTTTTTGCTTAGAACTTAACAAACCAGCTTCAAGCATTGCCTGATACTGCAATTCAGGTGTTAATTTCTGTGCAGATAATACCTGTTCAATCTGAGCATTTGACAATCCCTGTGTGCTTAATAAAAGTGCTGCTTGTTTTGGTTCGAGGTCAGAAAGAGCATTAGCATATTCCTGAATCTTAAGCGCATCAAATGCACCATAATCAGCATTAGATATTGATTGAATTTCTTCTGTAAGAGATTTTAATTCATCTGGTTTAAAATCCTTTAACGGTATTAATTGACCAATAGATAATTTTGAGCCATCTATTCCAAGATCCGTAAGTTTTTCTATAACTTTTTCAGCTTCTTGTATTTGTTTTATGAAATCTTTGATTTTCTATTTATGAATATTGAATATAATTAATTAATTTGATATAATTTTTATAAATTATATAAGGAGTGGGATTATGAATAAAAATTATGTCGTTGAAGGTAAATATAAAAATAGGAAAATTTTAGGTGGTTTATCATTAGATATAGATGTTGAACTTCAACCATTAAACAAACGCTATATTTCTTCCTATACTGTAATTGACGAATCCAACAAAGACCAGTATTCATTCTGGAAAGGTGCTTTAGGCGTAGCATTATTTGGTGGATTAGGTGCAATCGCAGGAGTCAATGGTAAAAAGAAGAAAGAGTATCTTATTGCTGTAGAGTGGAAAGACGGTGAGAAGAGTCTTATTAGCTTAGATGATGAGTATTATAAGGTTTTTGTTAAGAGTAATTTTTAAGAATGGGAACTAATGTTCCGAATGGTAAAATATTCCTCAAAGTAGTATGATAGTGTTATCAAATTATAGAGGAGGATATTTACTATGGATAATACAGAATTTGATTCAAAATTAGCCGCACACAACGTTGCAACAATACTCACTCAGGCAAGTATTGGAGAGATTCAGAGAGAACAAATTCCAATAAATGTAAATTCAGCCAATATCACAACATCATTCAGAGATTATGGCAAACAATATGCTTATTATTATAAAAGTTTCTATAATGAGGCATTACATCATTTTGAAAATGAATTAAGTGATTACTAAATAAAAGAGGGCGATTAGCCCTCTTTGTTATATTTTTCCACAGTTTTTAATGGCTCTCTCAATATTAACTTTTTATCATTTTCAATTAAATCGGACAGAGACTTTGCAATCTCGTCAGATTCAATAATTGAAAAATCTCGTTCTTTCATTAATGAATAGATTTCGTAAACAAATTTATCAACTTTAATAGGATTATTTACTCCATTACGTTTCATGTTGTTATATCTAATGTTTTCCCATATTTTATTGTTTTCCATGATTGATTCACCTCATATATAATTTGATAAAATAAAATAATAAATGTATAATTAAAATATATTTTTAAGCAAAGGATGGTGAGTTTATGAACGATGATGTATTTCCAACAGAACTATGTTGGCAAACAGGTAATTATACAGATGAATGCTGTTGTGAATTTTGCGAACATAGTGACGAATGCAGTGGAAGTGAAGATAAAGACTAATAGGATAGGAGAGTAGTGAAAAGAGCAAGTGTGAATACATTTGCTCTTTTATTTATTAACCAAAAAAGCATTCACAATTAAGTGAATGCTTTTAAGCTCTTTACATCAAAGGTAAAGAATAAGGTTTCTTACATCGTCATACGCCAGTAACCCAACGCAGACCGTTTGCATTTGCTTATATATTATTATATGCATTTATTCTTGTTTGTCAATACCTTTTTCAAAATTAATTACTAATTTATCTAATATTTTGTCATTAATCCTTTTTAATATATTTTCATCAGTAATACTAACTTTACCTGCTCTTACATTATTGAGTTTTCTTATTCTTCTTATACTTACAGATCTTATCATATCTACTTTCAAATAAGAGTCTTCATCTCCTGGCAAATGCTGAACCTTTCCTATATTTACTGCACAATCATTAAATTTTTTATCTTCTGATGAAGCCAATGGGAATACGGTAAATACAAAACCTTGTTGTGCCCATATCATAGCATAATGACCATCTTTATATTGGTCGCTTAACTCATCACCAATATTCATACCAAATTCAACCCAAACTATATCACCTCTTTGCATGTTTTGTGGTAAAGAAGGAAACCTCTCATGTAATTCGTGACGTTTAGCATAATTTGACTTCTTTAATAACCATTTACAAAATTCAACAGCAAAATCAGATTCTACATCATATAAAGTTGAAACTATACTAGAAAGCATTCCCTTTATTCTACCTTGTGCAGATATATCTTCCTTTAATTTCATATTTAACATTCTCCAATCATCAGTATTTAATATTACCATTATATACCAATAATTGACATAATTCTATCAGAACATATGTTTATAAACGTATATAAATGAAGAGTAGCCATTAATGACTACTCTTCAAAATCTTACTGTAATGTCTTAACAATTGCTCTCCAATATTCAAATCTTCCTCGAACATTTTCCTTTGAACCTGTTCCATTCTGAACAAACTGCTTATACTCACTATTAGAATCGTAATTAACACAGAAGTCGGCAACCTTATCAACAAGCTTTGTAAACGACTTCTTATCTTTAATAATCCTATAGCCGCTATATAAAATTTGTGGAATAGAAGTAACAGGAATTTTGATTTCATCAAAAGACTCATCAAATTTATTCATTGCTTCTTTTAATATATCAGCTCTATTAATATACTGATCTGCATACTGAGATACAAACATATCAATATCTTTGGCTCTGAATGAAGTGAAATCATTTTCTTGATTTGTTGCAACTAACATAAAAGTCTGAACAATTGTATCTTTATCAGTACCATTTTTTCTCTGTGCAGGTGACATAAGCTTATTCATAAATGGATGATTAGCAAGAGAGTAGACTACATCGCTAAATTCATCAGATTCTTTTACTACACGCAATAGCTTAGAATTCAAAGGCTTTCCTGCATTCTGCCTACGGAACATTTCACGAATATCTGCTTCTGTACATTGAGTCATTCTATAAATCTGCAATTCTGCATTAAGAATTTCAGATTTAACATCTTCATCAAGTTTATCAAACTTTAATCCTGATAAATTCTTTTCTTCACCATTAATAATAACACTATTCATATCCTTTGATAAAGCAAATATATTCTCAATATAATCTCTTATAGTAGATAAACGCTGAACACCGTCAATAACCGATAAAGTTCCATCTTCTTCTACAATTGCATATGTTGGATTAATTGGATAATGACGAAGTAGTGAATCAATCAAATCTGATTTTTGTTTACGATTCCACTGTCCCTCTGGACGTTGTAATTTATGAGAAAGATTTATTGTACCCTTATCCATATCCTTAACGAGCGATTGTAAGGAGCGAGTTTTAGATGTATAATCCATACTTTATTATACCTCCCATATATGTTAATATTTTCATATAACATATCACATATAAAATATTTTTGCAATTATATCAATGAGAAACAGAGGTTACATATGCTAAAAATTCATTACTGTCCCAATTGTCATAGAGTCACATACACACATTACATTAAATATATATGCAGAACATGCAACATTGAATGCAAAAATCTTGATATAGAATTTGAAAAATTCTTCTCAATGACGAAATCCGAAAGAGAAGAGTATATTAATTCACAATTACATAATTAGAACTTATGTTCTGAATTGTATAAAATTAATAAGATGGTATAATATATTTGGGTGGAACATTTATCCAAAAGATAAATGTTGGAGAGCCAGATAATATATAATTAAAAACATAGTCGGTCGCCTAACGGGTGTTACTTGGGCAATAAACCCCTTCAGTGTTTCTGTTGTATGCAAGGCAGAGGAAACTAATAAAAAGGAGGAACGACATTATGAATTGCCATATTAGAATGAGCACATCTTTTGTTATTGCGCTTATAGCGTTGTTTATTGTCATTAAGTTATGTTTTTAATTATTGAATCTGGTGGGAATATTATTATCATTTTTATATAGGAGAGTAGATTTTTCTACTCTCTATTTTATTATTCTCTGTTTTATAAGTTATTTTTTGGAATTTTCTAGTTGAGTTAAACACACACTCAAGTACATTGCTGAATTCCGAAATCGCAGTGTACATCAAATCAATTAATTATATTCAATATTCATTCTATACTACTTCTTTAGCTGGTCTGATTACCAACGAGCATAGACTATTATGTTTATATAATAGAAACCAGACTGTACTTCCATATCTCATAGAGATATCGTGCCTTCCAGTCGTTGAACCTTCGTCCTCTCAAAGAGTAGGAGGGGAATTTTCCATATTCCTTTCGCTTGGCTGCGAACATGTAATCTCGTATAATAATGCCTATTTTATCATACTGTCCACTTAGCATTATTGGTTAGCATATGAACAAACATCAACTTTTCCTGTTTTTCAACTCTATCATATATAATATTCTCTATCATATACTTTTGCATGATGTTAATTATACAATCCTCGACAATATATTTTGACACCCATCTTTATTTTACTTGGCGATTGCAATATGGTATCACTACCATATAGGGCAAAATCGTTGTGTTGATTTACCTTTACCAAAAATTGCTGCAATTGGGGCAAGAATAGTTGGTAACAATCCAACTGTATCTACAAAATCAGTGGCACCTTTAAACAGAGTGGACAATAAACCAATACCATTCTTAATAGTTTCGGAGTCGATTACCTTAAACCAGAACTCCTGGGCACGATTCTCCAACTGTGCCATTTTACCATCAATACTATCAAGATAAGAGTTTAATTCTTTTTGCGCTGATCCCATAGCCTCTTCTGAAGACTTTTTAACAGCTTCAAGTTGTGTCGGATCTTGCAGTATCGCTGAAGCAATATTCGATCGGTTTTTCCCCGCTAATTCTTCAATTAAAGCTGTGGCATGATTTGTTCCCAACTTTTTATCTTGTTCCTGAATTTCTTTGTAAACCTTGGCAATTCCAAGAAGAATTTCGTAAGTATTTTTATAATTTCCATTACTATCAAGAATATCAAAACCTTGATAATTATTAGAATCCACGGCAGTATAATCTTTGATTATCTGTTGTTTTTTTGAATTTGTTGCTTTTACGAAAGCATCTACTTCCTCATTCATTGCAGAAAGTTCTTTTTCGGCTTCTTCCGTTCCAACCAATCTAAGAGAAATTGTACGTAAACCTGCTGAAACACTATCTGCATCCTGAATCGTTGCATTCGCTGTAGTGACTAAACTAGCAGCCTCATCAATTGTATTCCCCATAAGAGAGAGAGTAGCTGCTGATTTTTGAAGAGCAGTGGCTAATTCATCTGTTGAAATTGCATAGTTATTACCAACCTCATTAAGCTTATCAACGATAATCATTTTATCTAAGTCTTTATAAGCTTGTCCCATAGCAACAATCGACTTAGTTGCATCTTCTATATTATCAAATTCTGATACATTTAAAAGCACGTTTGCGGTTTTTGCACTCTCAGCAGCTTCATCAAGAGTTTCACCTAATCGCATATAATCGGCAGTACTTGCCTGAATCTGTTTAGCTGTTGTACCTACCGCATCTGCTGTATCAAATGTTGTGTTCTGATAATTTTTTAAACTTTGCAAAGATTCATCAGATACTTTTCGCATTTCTGTGAGGGCAGTATTAAGTTCTCTTACAACATTAAAACCTTCTTTACCAAGATTAATAACATCGTAAATACCAACCATACCTGCCATCTGTGCAGCAATCTGATGGAATCCGCTATTCTTCATGGTATCCCACAAAGTTCTGCCAGCACGACCAGCTTCGACTTCGGCATTATAAATCTTTAAGATTTCACCATGAATTTTGTCAAGACTCATACTAGGATTACCACTTTCAATTTCTGCATAGTAAGCTTTAATTTTAGCTTTCGCTTCGGAAGACATCTTACTATTCTCTGCTAAAAGCTTATGAATCTTATCTAATTCTTTCTGACCAGATACAAAGTTATATCCCTTTTCAGAAGCCGACATATTAGTAACAGTAGCGATAGTATCTTTTATTTTCTTTTCATAGTTATCTAATTTGTTGATATCTTCACTTGTCACCAAACTAGTATCTTTGCCTTTTAATTCATTGAGCAGAGTTTCATACTCTTTAACAGCATTCTTAACTGCTTGCACATTTTCCAAATATGTACTACTTGTCCAACCACCATCATTAAATCTATCAATAGTTGTCTTGTATTTATCAATCTTACCATTATAAGAATCTAACCGCTTATCATACTTGTTAAGGTTTACATTGACATTTTGTTCTTTAGCCTGTGTATTTTCCTTAACTTTCTGAGTATTCTGCTCTAATACATTATTCTCTTCTTTAATTGAATTAGTAGCAGCCTCAACAGAAGCAGAAACATCTTTATCAGGAAATGCGTCTTTCCTGTGCTCGGTAGAATCAGTAGCAGTAGATTCCTTAACAGCTTGAGCAGTTTTCTCTGCTTGTTTCTGAGTTTCCTTTAATTCAGATTGAAGCTTTTCTTGAGATTGAACTGTATTATCAACTGAAGAATTGTTGGAATCTAAATTCATTTTTTCATCCAACTTATCTAAATCTGTATAGAGATCATTTATCTCGTTTTGGATTTTTTCTTTTTCCTCAACAAATTTTGACGCTATAGAAAAATTATTATCTTCATATCCAAAAAATGATTCAGCCCCACCGATACGAGATAAACCTCTTGTTGTATATTCATCAAGTGCTTTTTGATCATTTGCCTTAATTAAATTATCATACTCTTCAAGACTATATTTTACTTCAGATAACCATTCGTTTCTATCTTGTATAAGTTTGTCAACATTAAAGATATTATTAGTACCAGTTAATTGTTTAATTCTCTTATCTGCTTCACGAATTTCTTCCTCTGTAGGTAATTGGTCTGCAAAATACCTGTCATTACCATGAAAATCTTCATGAACAGTTAATTTCTCTTGTAACTGTTGAAGCTCTCTGATAATATTCTCTCTTTTTTCAATTTCAGCATTCAACTCTGATTCAGATTTGATTTGCTGTTCAACAGTAGAATCAGAAGACAAAGAAATATTCGATTCTTGTGGAGTAGAAGAGAGTGCCTTCTGTGCATTTGATAACTTTGCAAACTCCTCTACTAAATCAGAAACTTTAACAGTTGTAGTTTCTACCTGAGACTGCAATTCAAAAAATCTATCGGTAGGAACAGTATAATCGTCAAGCAACTGCATATGAGTCTTTAAATCATCAAACTGATTTTTTAACTCAGATACTTCTTGAGATAATTTTTTAAACTCTTCATTATCGACAAGATTTACATTTTTACCAGAAATATTATCTGAACCGATAGAGGATAATTTTTTTTGAACTTCTTCGTACTTCTTGTTTAGTTCATTTATTTTATTCTCTATCTTGCCTATATCAGCAACAGTAGAAGAGGAGTCAATAAATGATTTCCCTTTTCCAATACTGAAAATCTCAGTAAGTCTTTTATCAATTTGACCAAGCATATCAAGTGTATTACCACTAATGCTTAAATCAATAGGATTCTGACCTGCCTTCTTCTGCATTTCCTTAAATTTAGCTTCAATCTGTTTATCATCGAAGTTTACATTTTTGAAATCGAGAACAACCTTGTCAGCCATTTTTTGTGCATTGGCAAACTGTTTCAATAGTGATTGCTCAACAGTCGCATCATCAATTTTTATGGCAAGTTTTAATTCTTCAACCATTTAATTTCTCCTTCCTATATTTCATATTTCTTCCTAAAATCTTTTACTATATTGTGATAAAATCTATACATTTCTTCAGCGGCACTAAACTTAGCCATAGTACCTCTACCACCATGCCAATCACCACCATGCCAAGTTACAGAAGGCATACCTGGTACAAAGAAAAAACCACGCAATAAATCTTCACCAGAAAAATCAGGTTTATAATCATCCATACTTTCACCAGATATTTCAATTCCACTAATAACACTTGAATTAGTAGATTTGAAATATGGGACATATGAATTATTTTTGAGATTATACGTTCTTTTATAATGTGGAGGATTCGTCTGATATGGCTCTCCATAATACCAATCAAGAACACTTTTATAATGTTCAGTCATTTTATCTTCAAATTCCTTTGCTATCTTTTCAGCCTGTTTTTGTGCAATAGCATGTAACTGTTTTTTTAACTCTGGGCTTATATTTGCCATTTCATCACCTCCAAAATTTTCACTATAATTTCACTATTTTTACACTAAAATAGGAGAGCAGTATAACCACTCTCCATAAGAAAAGCCCTATACGCTGTGACACGTATAGAGCCTAAAATTACACTTCCTAAATAAAGGAATATATGCTATTATATTAATATCTGTGGTAAATATAGGTAGATAAGGAGAAACTAAAAATGGAAACATTTTGCTCAATAGTTTCTGCCTGTGTTACAGTCTTAGGATTTGTATATACAGTCTACAGAGATAAAGATAATAACAAAAAATAATATGATTTTATAATCATATTGTAATAAATATGAGTATCTACTTGGATTATGAATTAAATAGAACGGGAAGAAGACCAGCCACCTTTTTCTACACAAAATTATAATTACAAAATCCTATATTTACATAAGTTCTTGAGGTATAATAAAACAAGTAGAGAAAGTATTTATCTTGACAAATACTATATATAGTGTATATAATTAACAATGAGCAAAATAAGAATTCCATAAACCTTATCTAATGGACACAATTTGGCTAATTGTGCTTCTCAAAAATAAAATTGTTTTTTACAGGAGAAGATGGAGTATTGATAGGAAAATAGCATCGTAGAAATACGGTGCTATTTTTCTTTTATTAATTATGTATTATTCCATATATCATACCAACCAGTCCAAACACAAAATAATAGTGCGCAGTAGTTAATTCAAATGAGATAAATGGTTGTAAGACTTTAATGCAAATATCATCAACGTTGAACCATGAGAGAAAGCGTCCGCATAAAAGTCCGTATAATATTCCACATATCATTATTCCACTTCCTTAAAGCTGTCAGCTTTAGCAAATTCAACGACCTTCTGTACATCTTCTTGTGGAATATCTGCAATTTTCTTCTGCACAGCTTCCATAAAAGGTTCAACGAGGGTATTAATTAAATTTCCAAATCTTTCGACCTGACGACTAACATATGCGTGTGGTTCATACATATTCTGCATAATATCAGACTTGTGCATATCAATAAGAGTTCTTATTTCAGATATCTCGCTTATAGGAATAAGTGGTGGAATTTCTTTCTTGTCTACAATTTCACCAATCATTAATTTATCTAACAACCCAGAAGACTTTAATAAGTCATAATCTGTCATAAAATTAGCATCATCACTGCGAATAAGATTTGTATATTTCTCAATAATTTCTCTAACAAAAAGCATATACTGAACAAATGAATTAACATGTATATTATCTGTCTTACGGAACTTAGTTTCGCCATTTTCATCAGTATATTTTTCCTGTTCAAACATAGTTCTATCTGTAATAACTATTGCAATGGCATCTTTGATGTTTACAGGTAAATAAGATATAATTTCTAGCTTCTCCTGTATATATCTTTTTTTTAATGAATCTACACACTTATTGTATCCTTCAACAAATTCTTTAACTGTTATCTTATTCATATTCCTTTTTCTCCTTTATAAATTATTCTTCTACGATAGGCACAAATATAGTATATAATTCTGCACTAAGTCCTAAACTAAACAATTCATCAACAGTCATTGAAGTAAATTCAACATCAATATTCTGATTTCTGAGTACGTTCATCTCTTCAACAAACTTATCCATATTTTCGGAATCTTTCTTGATTTCTATATTTCCTGTCTTATTGCCTTCCTTATCAAGAACTGGTTCACCATATTTCTTAACAAGATCCTGTCTTGTCTGCTCATAGTCTGTATAGATGCCAGAGAAACTTCTTATTATACCAAGAAGCTTAAATTTAGAAAGAGATGTAATGTTAGAGTCTTTATTCTCTATAATACCCTTTGTTATCTCATATATATTTGTTGCTTCGTAAAGCTTCATTGTTTTCTTCATATTATATTATTCTCCTTTATAATCTTGTATCGTTAAGAAAAGTATTAATATCATAACGATAATTCACTTTTAATTTTTTCTTATTAATCAATATTGGGTTACAATATTTCAATAAATCATCTTCATTGAAACTTTTCTTAGATATAGAATTTATTAAATTATCCCATTCGTCTATCATAAGAAAATATGTATTGCCTGTTTTTCTAAAATCTAAAACAAATCCACTACAAACATTTTTATAAGTAGAAAACTTCATTAATGATTCCACCTGATAGTAGTGTATAATTCCTTTGTCTTCTTTAGTTCGTTCAAACGAGCAAGAACCTTCAAAACTCTTTAATTCCAATGTCCAAAATGTATTTCTATCACCACTAAAAATCATAAAATCACATGGACTGTGTTGGCTAAATCTTAACTTAGAACTCATATCAAATGACTGAGCTGCATCAGGTGGTCTATAAATTAATACATCTTCTGGACACGAATTTTTAAAATTCTGTTCAAAAACTTTACCTATATTTTTTGCTATAAGTATTCATTCCTTTCTATTTAAGGGTAGGAGAGTGGTCTAGCCACACACTCTCCTTTTAAATAAAAAATGCCCTTACTACATGGCTAGATAGTAGTAAAGACACTTTAAATGTGTTATAATCATCATTACGAAACTCACCAGTTCATATCGGTATCACCGAGAAAGGTCAGGTGAAGTCTATGTTGTTTCCAACTGAGAAATATTGTGTTTATGTGCATAAGTACAAACGCTTTCGTCTTGGTCGATGGGAGTCTGTTTGTCAGCACTATCGCAGTCTACCTAATAGGTAGCCATTTGTTCATTTTGTAGTTAGGATTGAACTCTCATAAAGTTTCTTTTCTTACAAAATCTACTATGAACTGTGTGAGTTTCTTCCTTATAATAAAAGAGTGATCCCGTAATGAAATCACTCTTTTTTACTAATAATATTTAATTGTTATTTACACTGCTAATTGCATAGGATATAATTCCCATTTGCCATTTGGATATTTTTCAGCATTATCAGTTACTATCTTATGTACTTCTTCAAGAGTTCTAACATTTGTATCAATATATATAACCTTTCCTCCCGTTATACATAATTCTTCGCAAATTAAATTAAAATATGTCATAAACATTCCTCCATTATTTCTGTATACAGAATAATTCATATAGATTTACTTTAAGTACACGAGATAAGGTGATTGCATGACTTAATAAAATATCATTTGTTTGATTATTTACAATTTTTGAAAGAGTGGTTCTTGAAATACCTGTTCTTTCTGATAATTGCTGTAATGTCATATTTTGTTTACAACGATATTCATCAACTTTGTTCTTCATATACATAAAGTATTTCCAATAATTTATTTTATATTAGTATTATACATAAATATATGTTAAGCAAAGTTTACCAAATATGTGATATTATAAAAATTAATCTTCTTTAATTGGCAAAGCCATAACTTCAGGATATAATTTGTCGTGATAAATATCATCGCCTCCAGCGGCTTCATAGATCTTTCCAAGTTCAATAAATGTTTTTAACCCTGATTTATCAATATACCCTTTGGTTACAAATTTTTCATGTAGTCCATATAATTGTCCTCTAAGAGTAGCAACTGTTTTTTCTTTATCTTTTAGTTCTCTTTTTACAAGATTGTCTTTAATATCATCAATACCATTAGATATTTTCAAAATTTCCTGATACTGCCAATTATCGTGTTTTTCAAGTGTTTTTATTCGGTTTTCTAATGTTTCTTTGTCTTGTTCAATCCCAGTCTTAATACGCCATTTCTTCTTAAAATAACTAAATATTTCTATAATTTCCTTTGCCGCAAAAAGCACAGCAAAGAATGCAAGTATTACTAATACATAATCTATATCAGCTAATCTTTCTATTGCTCCCATTCATAAGCACCCGACCTTTCTCTAATTCTTCTTAGAGATAAGGTTCTTAAATGCTTCGTAAAGACCAGTTGATGCAAGACCACTTACCATACCGCCAAGTAATATTTCAGGTGTAAATGCCATATTAAGCCATATATTAAGCACTATACCTAATACTGCCATTATTAATGGTATATACTTGTTAATTACATCTGTTGTTATTAAATTCTTAATTACATAACCCACACAAAGGCATATACCTACTATAATAGGTATTGCATAATTTGATAAAAATGATAAATCCATAATTTTTCCTCCTTATTTATTCAAATCTCTTAATAACTTCACATTACTACTAAGTTTCATACATACATAATCCAGTTCATCTTTTGTTTCATTTCCACTGAAAGTTATTCTAATACAACTATTAATATCTTCTTTATTTATATCAATTGCTTGCAAAGTAGTAGAAGGGGCTAAGTCACCACTTGTACATGCTGATCCAGTTGATACCTGTATCTTGTTGATATCAAGTAATGTCATAAGAGACTCTCCTTGAATACCCTTAAAACACATATATAAATTATGTGGCAATCTATGTTTTAAATCAGCGCCAACTAAATATGCATCGGATATGTTATTCGTAACATAATTGTAAATATAATTTCTACCTTCAGATGTAATAGTAGAGTAATCATAGTTCTCTAATGCCTTACCAAGTGCAGCTATACCAAGGACATTTTCTGTACCGCCAAACAAACCTTGTTCCTGTGAACCATAAATAAGTGGCTTAAGATGTATACCTGATTTCCTATATAATACACCTGTTCCCTTTAATGCTCCTAACTTATGTGCGGAAAATCCAATCATGTCTACATCAAGAGCTTTAACATCTATAGGTATCTGACTTATTGAACCAGTGCAATCAAGATACACGTAACCTTTATACTTGTGTACAATTTCTACAATCCTCTTTACATTCTGAATAGTTCCTATTTCAGAATTGGCATAATCAATAGCCACTAATAACTTAGTATATTCTCTATGACTAGCCCAGTCATTCAAATAATCAAGATCTATAAATCCATTGTTATCTACTTTTAATTTTTCACACTGATGGGGATGCAAAGATTCTACGCATTTAAGCATAGATTTGTGAGAAATAGGAGAGTATAAAACACTATAATTAATAGTATTTCCTATAAATCCTTTAATAGCAAGAGTATTACTGGCTGAACCGCCTGATGTAAAAATAATATTCTCAGGATTAGCGTTAATAAATTTTGCTACATTATTTCTTGCAGTGGATATAATCTGTTTTACATTTACCCCTGACTGATACATAGAAGATGGATTCTGATATGTATTTAAAAGAGATATGACGTATTCCTTCACTTCTGGTTTTAATGGAGTGGTCGAAGCATTGTCTAAGTACATTCAATCACCACCTAATTCAAATTAAATTTAGAATACATTTCTGATAATGCATCCCATAATCTTTTTTCTTTTTTATATTTCCATACAGAGATTTTATCTTCATTAACATATACCCATGTATATCTGATACCTTTATCTCTTAGAAATTTCATTTCTTCTACATAGGAAGTAGAATATTCCTTATCAAATTTCATAATTTCCTTTCATTCCACAAGCGTAAAAAATAGGGAACACAAAATTCATAACATATGAAAATGTATTCCCTAAAATTCACACTCTCATATATCAATCATTTATTGTAGAAATAGGTTTCTTTTTATTTCCACTTTTTATTTTAAACTCGTTATCTTTGGTATCTGTGTTTTTAATATCTTCTTTATTAATATCTTCAATAAGTTTTTTTATATTGTCCTTAAAAACACCAGAAACATCACATTTTGATAATCTTACTTTTGCTGATTCTTTAGTAATTGCATTTTGAGCATAATCACTAACTGTCTCAAATACAGTTTTACAATTTTCTGTATCAAAAATATTTTTCCATACAGGGAGATTCAAACTGTTTGGACAAGAACCGCAATACTCATAATGTTTACCACAAGTAAGACAAATTCTATTATTTGCCATTTTAGTTCTCACTCCTTTACATAAATAAAGAGAGTGGCAATAAACCACCCTCTGAAAATTATTCTGCGTCAACTTCATCGGCATCGTAAATGTTATAAAGTACCTTATCAGTTCCACAGTAATCAATTTCAAGATCACCCTTGAAATCCATTTCCGCAGAATCTGCATTAATTGGAACTGTTGTTTCAGGAGATACCTGGAATGATGGAAACTCAATATAATCTGCCTTTAATTCATTCTTCTTACATGGATTATAATATGTAGCCTTGATAATGAATTTTACAGAATTTGGGAATTCATCAGCCTTATTCTGAATCATAACACCTGTTTCAGACTCTCTAAGATACTTAATGAAGAACATATCAGCTTCTGTATCTGTAGGAAGTGAGAGCTTTCCAGAAGTAGATTCTATTGCAAATTTTTCTGCATCTGCAGTTTCTCCTAATGTATATGTTTTTCCAATAGAACCATCACCGAAATACTGAGCAACTTTTACACTACCTGCTACATAATCTTTGATTGTAACATCATCACCTTTCTTAACATGGAACATTTTTGGCATTGTTACCTTATTGCCATTAGAAGCAAAAATAGGTGTTGTTCCTGCTGAAGCAGTTATAATGTTTGTGTTAACGAATGCATTTTTAGCAGAAAATGTACCAGCTTTTGATTTCCAAATTTTCTTAACTAAATTACCATTCTTATCCTTTACTTCTGTAGATTCAGCAGTTGTTTCAACACTACCATCTGATAACTGAGTAAGTACATACAAAGGATTTGTTGTAGTTAAATCTTCTGCATAGCCATAAAGAATTTCTTTATAAAGTTTATCGCCTAATCTAAAAGCCATATTTTTATTCCTCCTTAATATTGTTTTTATAAAATAAAAAATCATGCTGTGATTTTTACATCACGCATGAAATTAAATTCGTTTTTATCCACTTTACTTAAATCACACATACCACTATACATTCCACCAAATAGGGCACGAGTTGATTCATAAATTTGAATTCGCTGAATGTTATACATAAATTCAAAATATCCGACTTCACGTAATTCATTTTTTTTGTAATGACAACCAGGATGATTAAGATAAAAAGCAATCATTGATAGAAGACTTTGCTGATTTTTATTTTCAGAGACCTCTTTTTTCTTTTGAATTAATTTCTGTCTATCTTTATTTATCAAATCCTGTTTAAGTGTCTTATTAGATGTGAATTCTTCTTCTGGTGGGAAAGAGTTAAACATAAACTGTATATATTTACACATCTTATTTCTTGTATCTTCGTCTATCTCCAAATCTAATTCTTGACTATATAGAGTTGATACAGTATCCCTATTAACCTGTTTTTGATATAAATTAAATGTGGAAAAATCAATATCTCCAAATATTAATTTTGAATAATTGAAATCTATTGATTTTATGAGAATTGAGAACAATTCAAGATTACTGATTTTATTCCAATCAATGCCCATATCCCAAAGTTGAAGTCTATAAGCCGTTGTATTCGATACAAATGGTGTAATTACTCCATAAATATCAGTTTCACTATTTGAATCAATGAAGTCTTGAATAGATGGTTGATGAATTATAATTTTTTCATTTATTACATAATCTTCACCAAAATACATTTTTAAAGGATTGAATCCTAATTCTTCAACTTCTTGAATCTGTTCATCTGAAAGTTGTTGTTCTATAGTTTGCTGAATAAAAGAATTATTAGAAAACATTTTATCCATTATTACCACCTCTTATTCTTATAAGAAGTAGTACCATTTGAAGAAATAACAAGATCGTTTGGAAGTACACATTGATATTGTAATGTACGAACAAGATAATTATTATCTGTTGTAGATTCTTTATTTCCAATTGGGGTAGGTTTTTCAATTTCAAAACCAGTCCAGGCAAAATTTTCTCTAATAAGAGCCGCCAACAAATCATGTCTTGGAATACCTGTTAATTTGTCAACTCTATCATTTCCATGTACAAAAATGGTAAATGTGATATTAAGAAGTTTTTCAGTAGGATTATATCTGACATTTTCATCAGTTCCTACTTGATAACAAATATAATGTTTAACTTCTGTCTGAGTATCAGGAATGAATAAGAATGGACGTATATTTGCTGTACTACCAATATAATTATCCCATTCTCCAAGTGGTTCATATTCACCTAATTCTTCATTCCATTCCCAATTAATATTTCCGTCATCATCAAAAAGTTCTGATTCAAGTTTTTTTTCATTAAGTGCATATAATATTTCAGGACACTGTAGAAAAATCTTTTCAATTTTCTTTTTGATACGAATTACATCATCATCAGGAGATTCTTTATATGCACGAAGCTTATTCAATAAGTCATTCTTTGTAACTAATTTTTCTGCCATAAACACCTCCTATTCAGTTAATTCCAACGGCAAAATTTCAGATTCAATCAGCAAGTTATCCTTAACAATTTCACACTTAACAGACAATATTTTGCCGATAACAGAAGTGCCATTAGGAAACTTTACTTTCTTTTGGTTGTACTCTGTACCAGTTCGCCATGTTACTTTATCTGTCCAATCTTCATTATCAATAAAGCAAGTCCATGTAAAAGTTGCATCAGCATATTCAGTTGTAATATCTTCATTGGAATCATTAAATAGATTTACTGTGAGATTTTTATAGCTGCCACCAACTTTTATTGTTGAAGTGGATGCTGAAATTCTTGCTGTAATGGAAGATGGGGGAGCGGTTGGAGTAAATGGATCTGTTGGGGCGATTTCTGAATCGAAATAGTTCGCATACATTTCGCCTGTTTCAAGATTGACATAATCAGTATGCTCATTCCAAAATGCCGTATATATAGTAAGTTTTTGAATACCAAATGGCATTGAATTTTCAACCTTGGTCACTGTCCATACGGTAGGGTGTTCTGTTAAAGCACTTACTACAACTCGCATATTTTTAGAATCTTCAGAAGTGTACCAAAACTTCTCTGTAATAGAATTCATTGGCAACCATATCTTATCCTGATTATCTGTGTGTGTAAAATATCGGTCTGTGTAAGTTCCAATCGTGTAAGAATTCTGTTGTCTTAAACAACACCACATACGTCTCTTGATGTGCTTGCCATTAGATTTTTCAATCCATGTAAGTTCGTAATTTACTGGTAAAATCAGATACTTTGGAAACTGATTTGCAGGTTCATCACGGCAGACAATCCACTTATGATAAACTCCTCTATCATCTGGAACGTCCACGAAAAGCCCTATCGGGAATGTCGCTCCATAGCGTTTTCTAAAATCAGTCTCATAATAATAAAGGTCATCACCTTCATTAAATCTTACAGACTGACTTGGACGAAACATAAGATAGTATTCCACTTGATCTTTGTCCATTGACTGATAAGATTTGATAATAAATTTTGCATCTATCTTCGTCTTATTGGTATTTTCATAAGTCATACCTTCAGCAAAAGAACGTGTAATTCCATGTTCATCTGTAAAGAAGTCGTCATGAAAATAGTCATAGATGTAACAAGTCTTTGCTGCAAGATCGTTATCCCATGTGAGTTCCATCAATTGATCTGCTTCAGATTTTAACTTTTCACCAAGAGTAGGATAGCTCTTTCCAGTTGAATGAGTATCTACTTGCATTTTTCTTTTATAAAAATCATATACAGACATTACTCATCACCAACTTTCATTCTTTGAAGCAAAGCACCTGCATCAAATACAAGCTTCTTATATTTATTAAAATCAAATTCTTCTGACTGTAATACTGTCAATGCACATTCAAGACTGTTAATAATCTCTACAAAATCCTTTGGATAAAGTAATAGCTTATTACAGTTAGAAATTTCAAATAATAGATTCTTATGATATTTTACAACATCTATATTTTCAAAATCTTCTTTCGTGTTTTTATCTGTATACAAAACAAGCCAAAATAATTTTTTTCGTAATTTCTGCTTATAGTAATTAATTTGAGAAATTTTAAATTCTCCATATTTATGTGGAACTAAATTATCCATTAGATCCACCATACTCACCAAAATAATAAGTGTGACGAGACAATTCGAGTTCCCATTCACGCTTTAATTGTGTGAGCCTTTCCATATTTTTTGAATAATTATCTATAAGCTTTTTCTCTTCCTTGCCACCAATCATAGTTGCCAAATTCTTTGTATTTTCTAATTTTGATGGGAAATAATTTATGATTATTCCTTTTGCCAAAATAGTTTTAACAAATTCGGAATCATAGAAATCATCTACACTGTTTGCTAATGTAAAATTAATATTCATTATTTCATCATCAAAAGAATAAGTACTGAATTTTTTTCTAAGAAGTGGAAAAGAAGCAGTTGTATGCAGCCATTCACGGAGAACACTATAAAAATCTTCTTCTGTATAAGTTGCAAGTTCAAGATCATTAATCATTGTTAATGCTCTTTTGTATATATCTTCGTATTTAAGAGAAGGCATAAGTTACCTCCTTTTTAATCAGCCGTATTAATCATTTTTCCGAAATCTGTACCACAGACTTCATCAAGAACTTTGATTTTTCTAATAGAATCAAAAGTACCATCTTCAATACGCTTTGCAACCTCTACAGTAATTGCTTTTAATAAGCCTTTTGGAAGTGTTGTAAGTGTATTTTTAAAAGCATTATTAGGTTTATTTAATACATTATTAATATCATCCATTCCATAAACTTTATCTGAATAAAATTCAGATATATCTTTCCAACGAGGATTTTCTAAAAGTTCCTCATCTTCAATGACAAATAAAGGATCATAAATATATCTTGAATGACTATTTTTTAATGCAAAAAGATCTCCATATTCTATTTCTGTTTCATCTCCATAGTTGGCAAAAACATAATACATTCCTGATTTTCCTGGAACTCCCAGCCAACCTGGGGTTACAGACCTACATAAAATTGTATCTGTCTGAGAAAATGTTTTTGGTTTAGTTGTTTTTACTTCAGTTTCTGCAACAGTAGAAGTAGTTGCCTTTGTAGTTGCTTTCTTAGTTACTGCCATATATAAATTCCTTTCTTTCCAATCTAAATAAAACGAGAGTCTATAAAATATAAACTCTCGTTTTAAAAGCCAATATTAGGCTACAATATTCCATGTACCAAAGTATCTATTTACTATAGTACCTACTCCAAGTTTTGTCATATACTTAAACTCATATGTCATATCATTCTTTTCAGTAGAATCAGTTACCTCTTTTATCTGAGAATCACCCTCGTATACAAGCTTAATAAACTTATTATCTGCTATAGGCATGATTAAAAGTACATTAGAATCTACCATCTTTGTAGAAGTATCATTCTTTGCGAATACCTGTGGAATTTCTACTACACGAGTTCCTTCCCAGATACCAAGGCGACCAAGATTTCTACGATCCTTCTTGTCATCCTCACTAATCCAAGATACATCTGCAAGGTCAAAAAGTCTTGAGAGAGCTGTCTTTGTACCCATGATAACAACTTCTGCACCACGGTTAGCTGCCTGAACATCCTCAATCATTGTTACGAAAGTTGTCTTAGCTGCTTTATCAAGAGCTGCTGTCTTATAAAACTGCTCTGAACCAGGGAGAACCTGTGTACCAGCAGAGATCACTGCCTTATAAACAAGACTCTGAACATACTGATCCATAGCCTCATAAATCTTATTTACAAGTTTTGACCAATCTGAACGACCCGTCATAACACGCTCAAACTCCTCGTATACAGAAAGTCCAACCCAGTATGTAGGGACACGGAATGTCTCATTAATACCAAGTCTCTGACGATCAAGATCCCAATGATTACCAGAAAGCTTACCAACTGTTAATACAGTTTTGTCCTCTGATTCAAATTCATTTGTATCATCCATTGCAAGATTTTTTGTTTCAACAAAATCATTAAAGAATTCGTTATCCTGCCAACCAGAAGTTAAAAGATCTTCAATTGTATCTTCAATAACCTCAAAAATCTCATTTTTATTACGTCTAATCGCGTTTCGTATTTCTTTTGCAGAAGCCTTTTCATCAAGACCCATGATAAGTCTAAAAGTTTCCTTGATTTCCTTGTCTGCGTCAGCCTTCGAAATACCTGACTCAAATTCACCTTTAGCATAATCTTTTAAAAGCTGTGAAAATCCCATATATTTTGTTTCATCATTTTCAAATGCACTCTTAATATCAGCACTGAAATTTAAGAAATTCTTCTTCATTATGTATGTCCTCCTTATTTAATTAGCCATTCTTACGAACAATAACTTTGTAAAACGTTCCACCTGTGCGCTTAATTTCTTCAATGATTTCAGCATTAAATGTTGCAGTAGACTCTCCTTCAACAACCTTTAAGTTGTAACCCTCTGCCTCAATTACAGAACCTACCTTTGGAGTTCCAGAGATACCATTTGCGGAAATAGTAAATCTATCACCTGCTGCAAGTTCATATACCCTCATAATTTCATCCTTGCCGTTATAGAAGTTGTATTCATAAGTAGCAGCTAAAGGCTTTTCATCTGCACCAACTGCAACTGAAAGAATTAAACCTACACGAGAAGTAGCAGTAGGCTCAACCATTGTGTAATATTCATTTTTCTCATACTTCATCTTGTCGATATCTACGACTTTTCCATTGTCGATATCTTCAGAAGCTTTTACATTAAAAATATGTCTGCCATAATTTGTTGCACTAAGATTTGTTGATTCTGCAACAATGTGCTTTTCTACGGCTTTTAAATATGCGTTTACCATTAATAAATCCTCCTTATTTTTTGCAATAAAAAAAAGACCGACATAAAGCCGATCTAATCAATTATTTTTTAATTTTTTAGTTATTATATTTCTCAAAAATTCCACCATAAGGTGCTTTCTTTTTGGATTCCTTTTCTGAATTAGAATTGGACATAAATAGAACTGGACTTTTTGAAACTTCAGGTTTCGCAGAAAATGCTCCAATAGATGATACATAATCAGCAAAAATAACTTTTGCCTTTGTCTCTAAATCATCAAGAGAATAATTATCCATGTTTTTCTTTAATTCTATAAATGCTTCATTTTCTGATAAAACAGAATATTTTTCATCTGCGAGCAAAGACTCTTTCTTAGAATGAAGTTCATTCTTTTCTACATTTTCCTTGAATTCTTTAAGCGCTGTATAATTTGAACGCATAGACTCAAGTTCTGCATATTCGGAATCTGTAAGATATGTTTTATGTAATGTGTATCTCTCTCCATCATATGAAACTGTATTATTATCTTTTGTATATTTTTGACCGTAGATTTTTCCACCATCCCAACTTTCATATACAAAATATGAATCAAATACCCCAGTAATGTAATACCATTCATTATCTGCCTCTTCATATGAAGATAAAAGATTATAAAGAGCATAACGAATATCTTCATGACTTATTTCAAAAGTTCTTGTTAACGCATTATTAACTTTCTTCTTTGATTCGTCTTCTGTAGTTTCACCGCCAGAAGGAGTATCAACACCCTCACTTCCATCATCAGTAGAATCGGTTTCATCGAATGCCTTTGCAAACGCTTCGACTAATTCATCATCGGACATATTATCATAATCAAATGTTATATCATCAACTGTCTTTTCATACTTCTGACATAATTCTTCAAATTTATTCAAGTTTTCGTTTCCTCCTTCCTTAGAATTATTTTCTTTATTGTCAAAACAAGCAGTCTCAAGTTTTTCAAGTCTTGCTTGTAGTTCAACCATTTTTTTATTAAATTTAATTAAACTGTTATTTTCTTCACTGAAATCTTCAAGAGTTATCTTACTCCCAAGCATTCCCTCACCAATAGGCGTCCCATCTTTTTCAGAACCAAGGCAAGTGCAGCCTGCAAATTCAAAATCTTCTAACTGAAGATATTTTTCTTTTGCATTATAAGAACACTCATAGACAATAAGTTCACAACTTACCTTCGTACCATTTTTCTCACGAATAATATCAGCACAACGAGTGTACGATTCAGGAATAGCTACACGAGCAACAACATATGTTTTATCCATATCTTTGTCGTATTCGAGATAGGGTTCATCTGCTGTAAAAGTTCCTACCTGTTTTTCATCATATACAATCGTCTCATTACCATTTTCATCTTTTTCAATGTGATAATCATGTGAATGGAAATCCCATGTTCCATCATCTAACTGATGTATGTTTGCAAGCAATGGAGAATATTTAAGACTAGGCATAGCTGCTTTCATAGAATCTTCTGATATATAACTTCCGTTACGATTAAGTAATGTGTGACACACACGTACTTTTGCATATAACTTATTATCTGACGTTTCTTCAACATCGGCAGAAGAGAAGTCTTGAATTGCCTGTATAACAATAGGTTTACCAGATTCTTTTGAAGAAAAATTATACATTTTCTTTTGTTCACAGAATCTAATTAAATCTTCTACTGTAAAATATTTATGTTGCATTTCTTCCTCCTTTCTTGGTATAATAAATGCCACTCCCAATAAGAGAGTGGCTAAATACTCAGCATATTACTGTACTGAATTTTCTTTTTATCTATATCATCATTTGAAAACTGAATTGTTCCAGTATTCAAAAAAGTATAAATACCATTTTGTTCATCAATTTTCTGAAAACCAAGATTTATCATCTTAGAAACTGTTTCAGAATCCGATGTCTTTATAAAATTCTGTTTCATCCTTTTTCTCCTTAATTATTCATTTGCTTTAGTTCCTTCATTTTTTTCACCTTCACGACTAGCAATACCCTCTGAACTTAATTCGTCATCACTTTTAGTAGGTGAACCACCAGTATTACCAGAATCGGTATAGGTTGTTTTTAACGGCACTAACATATCTCTTATGCCACTTTGTATAGACATTCTGAGTCCACACTCAACTTCATAAGGAGTTTGACCAAGGGCGGTAAGATAAAGTAAAGGATTATTACCTAATGTTGCAGACTCTTTTAATTCATTAATATAATCATCTCTGTTATACCAAGTCTGCCTATGAAAGAAGAACATATATCCATCATATCCATTTTGTGTTAACCAATAATTGAAATTATTTTCAAGACGTGAAACCCATGTAAATGTAAGAGAAGCATCGTTTGCAATTGCCTGTTTAAGTCCAATAGAGTTGGAGCTTGATCCACCTGCAACAACTAATTGTGAAGCACCTGCATTGTTAAAGACATTTTCAATAGATTTTGACAACATATCAGTATCAGAAGTAGTATTTGACTTCTCAAAATCAATAACTTCCAAATCCATAGGAGATCTTACTGAACCAATATTTGATGGTAAAATTGCATCAATCATATCTTGAAAAACTTCACTTAATTCGAGAGAAAGTTTAAAATCATCAATTGCAGCATCTTTTCCGTCCATAAATGGAATTTTACTGACTAACAATTTATAATTTTCAAGAGCCGTTTTATCAGCCATAATATCTGCATAATCTTCACAATCCATAAGAAGTAGAAAAATACCTAAGAAAAACGGCAAGCATAAATCAAATTCGTCATCAAGACTCGCCAATAAACACATAGTTCTTTCAGTCGGAAGAATTGCATAACGTTTATTTTGCTTGTCAGATTGGTACTCTTGCCAAGCTTGTTGAAAAATTTCATCCCAACAACCTGTAGTATCACCATTGACACCTTCTACAAATTCTGAATTTGAACCCTGTGAAAAAAATGACATATCAAATGCTATAATCCAGTTTCCATTACCATCTTTACCTTTTATTTTGCAACATTGAGGATCTAACGAATGAAAGAATAGACCATCTCCTGTATCATATACAAAACCATAATAAGCACCATTTAATATCGCTAATGCAATCATCTGAGCAAATTCGTTCTTAAAATTTATCTGTTGTAATTTTTGTATGATGTTGTTGTAATTTTTCATAGATTTATTGGCATTGTATGTTTTAGTTAAATCTATTTTTTCTATTACATAATAGTTATACAAAGGCATACACGCATAATAGAGAATAATTTTACGATACAGAGTACTTGCTCTAAAAAGATACTGTGATAATCCACGAATACGATCTTTATTAGTCTGTGGATTTTGCATATACTGTTTTACAAGGGATTTTGTATACTGAGTAAATGAGCGAGATGTTGATTTTTTCACATCCTGAAGAAGTAACTGTTTTGCTTCTTCGTAATTAATCATTCGAGGACGAGATGAGAAATTTTCTTTTTTTTTATCATTATTTTTTACCAATATTTCTGTTGGCTTAGATTCTATTTCATATGATTTTTTCTGAGAAGAATTAGAAGTAGAATTTACATTTTTATTTTTAGGTGGTCTTCCACGTTTTCTCTTGGGTGGAGAAACAGTAGAAGAGGAGTTTTCTATTTTTTGTTCGTCCATGTTTCTCCTTTCTATGAGTATCTAGTAGATTTCTTTGGTGCTCTGACATGAAAATATTTTGTTATGTCGGATGGGGATTGGGTGCGCTTTTTCTGTGTAATAGATTTTCTACGCTCACACATTAAAGCATAAGAAGCAAGGCAGGCTGTATATGCTCTATCATCGTGCATCTTATTAGCTTTTTCAGGCGTTAATTCAAATGAGTCTTTCCCTGATTCACGTTTCTTACGAACCATGTTTACCAACTCTTCCTTTAGAGCATCCATATTTGCCAAAGCCAATTTATCCATCCAGTCTAATTTAATCGTTTTTGTATTGACTGATTCAATTTTTTCAAGTTCTTCATTAAGTTTTATCTCGAATTCTTTTTCATTAAGATTTTTGGATTTTAATTCATTCGATATACGCTCTTTTTCCTTTGATATTTTCTTTTCATCAACGTCAAAAACTGTTAAATAATCCTTTCCATCGTAAGGTGCGGTAAAACTGATTTTATCTTGATTCATTAGTTCTATCATTGCTTCATACATTTCAGATTTATAACCAGCAGGAGACATAAGATGTATTTTGTCCACTGCATTTGGGAATTTTTTTACATATTCAGCAGAGTATTCTTTATCTATCAAACCTCTATGAACAATGCCAGCGGCATCAGTCCAATCAGACATTAAATAATCTGCTATATTAACGCCCGAACCACCACTACCTGCATCAATATATATACCAACAATATTTTCATATGCATCAGCCCCACCATTATAGTCAAGAATAACTTTTTTTAAATATTCAACTTGGTCTGGTGTCTGCATAGGAGATTTGATTTTTTTACCAACATCAATAAGATTAATACAGTTTACTAATCGCATTCTTTTATCAATACTACCATCTACTTGTTCATAATCATAAATTTCTCCAACAAGAATTACTGAATTATCTCGACTTCTAGCTGGATCATATGTGATAACGAATTTCTTATCACTTGTATCATTATAGAGAAGAGGTTTCCTAGTTTCTTCATTTCGTGTAATAACACCTCTACGAATAATTGCATCCGTGCCAGCATCAGTAGTAAAAATACAATAATACTCACGTCTTGCTTTTTCTGGATTTGTCCTCATTTCGGACTCGACAGTATTTCGAGATAGAAGAGGAGTAACTAATTCGCCTCTAAGAGTTGGTTTAAATGCTTGCTCACAATCTATATGTAAAACACAATAATCTGGATTTCCCATAATTTGTTGCTTAGAAAAATCACGATACAATCTCCAAAACTGAGTATCAGTTGAAGAAGCTGAACTGATATAATATTTTTGATACGATAAATCTCTTGGCAAACATCTTTGACGAATAGGATCAATTGAATTACCATCTATATCTTTACCTGTTTTTAAACTTTTATTTACAACAGCGAATGCACCATATACATTCATCATTTCATCAGACAAGAAACCACTTTCGTCAAAAATTACGGTGCCTCGCATACCTCTTTTTGCATCTATATTTCCGTTCAATGTCCTAGTCATAGATCCGTTATAACATGAATAGGAAAAACCATTGGACGAGTGTGAAAATCCATCACCTGCTGCATTTTTAATTTCAATCTCGTTCTTAAATAAAGAACCAGTTGAACCGTAAAATGTATCAATGTTATCATTGGCAAGTCGTTCCAAAGTAGTAAAAGTTTGTTCAGCCTGACCGCCTGTACCACTTGCAATGTATGTCCATACATTACAAAAACACATATCTTTTGACATTATCTCAAGGTCAATAACTGTACTTTTACCATATCCACGAGTACATACAGCAAGTACATTTGGACAAACCCAACTTCTTTGTACAAGAAGTGCCTGCCCATCTAAAAGCTCTATGTTGAAAAAAAGATCTATAGCTTTTACTGGGTTGCATTGCAAATATTTTTGAATTTCAGCAATTTGAATATAAGACTCAATTTTACGAGATGAGATAGAATAACCATGTGGTTTTACATATATTCCATATTGATTATAAAAATCTTTGTCATAATCAAAAATTTCATTCTGATAATAATTCATAATCATTTGCTTATTCTGATTCATTTTCAGTAACCTCCTTTGTTTCATCGTCAGGAGACTCTTCAACTTCATCAAACTCTGCAAAGACAGAATATATATCTTTTAAATCTTTTAACTGTTCTTCATTTAATAGATTGTTTTCTTTTAATGTATCTCTTAAATCAAGATTTTCTCTTAATAATATTCTGTTAATTTCTTGGTAAGCATCCTTTTCTTTTCTAAGACCAGTGTTAACGACACGCATTTCAGAAACCATATCTGACCACTCAGATTCATCAAGTGCCAATTGTTTCATAATAGAAGCATCGCTGATTTCCTGAACCTGTTGCATACCTCTGCATGTATCAATATCAAAACCATTAACCTCACCACTTCGTAAGTTAAGACTCTTAATTTTTTTTATTTTACCAGTCCAAGTGTTTTCACCTTTCTTGGCGTTTTTGTTATGCTTTAATGAAATACAACTATCTTGAGCAAGACTTGTAATAACCGAAGTTATTTTACCTTTACTTTCTTGCAAAGATTTAATTGTTGCAGAATTTCGTTCAATATTAGAAATGTCACACATCAACTTTGATATAGTGTCATCAATTTTAGACTGCTGTAAAAATCCACGAACAATAGAAATAGCAGAAGAAGTACGCATCATATCTTCATTAGCGTCTTCGCTAGAATCTAATAGTCCTAATAATTGCGAATATAAGAAAGGTTGATCAGCTATGTCCTCTTTTTCAAAAGGATCATAACTAAGCAATCTAATAACATCATTTTTGTTCTTTAAGAAACTATCATATGTATCTAGTCCTGCATGAGATTCAATTAATTCTTCCTCAGTCGTAAGTTCTTTTACTGATTCATTTTCGGTTTTATCCTTAACAAAATGGTCTGAATCAAAGTATGTTAGTCCTATATAATTTGGCATAGCAATTTGACGTGCATACGCTGTCCATACATTAGATTTAACTTTTCCAGAAGCAAGATTCTCAACTTCCTGAATGCTTGAGTCCCATACCTTTTCGAGAAAAGGTTTCCCCAAATATCTAAGGGCAAGTTGCACTGATTCCCTTGTAGGTTCTTGATCAACACCATTTGTAGTTCTTAACGCTATCTTTTTTGCACAGTCTTTACAAATTGGAGTAAGACCACTTTTATTCATTGGATCAGTACTCACATAAAATTTATCCCTTGCTTTATGTGTATCACACATATAGCACCAAGCCCCCTCTTTAAGTGACTTGATTTTCTCTTCCTGTGTTTCAACTTTCTTCTTTAATTGTGCAGCCGTTAATTTTGTAGGCTGTGTCTCTTTTGTCGTAGCCAAACTAACGACCACCTCCTTTTATTTCAATATAAAAAAGAAGCCTTTTCATACGAAATGACTTCTCAAACTTTCCAATATTAAATTTTCAATGAAAGTGCAATTCACTTCACTTAGCACACCCACTGCGCATCGAACACAGGTTAGAAGTTTTGGAGACTTCATTCTTGCCAAAAGATAGGTGCATACGCCGTGTTAGGGATTCGAACCCCAAAGACTTTTACATCCAGACTGTTTTCAAGACAGCACCCTCGACCAATCGGACACACGGCATGAGCGTAGTATATAGGACTTGAACCTATGCACCGAATAAACGATGACCTCTGATTAGCAATCAGGTGCAATACCAACTCTGCCAATACTACAGATAAAGAGAGTCGCCTCATGAAGCAACTCTCTGTTACTATATAAATACCATATAGCCTCGCTGTCCATTTAAGTATCAGCTATTTATTGAAAATTTATTGTCTTTCTCATTGAGTTCTCAAACTCCGAACTTTCATTTAAGCTGTATATAACATATCCTATTGTTGCAACAGTACCTGTTTGAAAACCGCAATAGACATAAGGGCGGTAGTAAGTGTTGAGCTTACACACCTAAGTTTCGTATGCATCCAAAAAATAGGTTTGGCATCAGGTTTACCGCATAATACTCGGTATGGGATTCGAACCCATGTTATCCGATAGAAAGTCGGAGGTCTTTGACCACTTGACTAACCGAGCATATTTAGGGTGGAAGAGTACCACCCATTATTTTTACAGAATAACTTCTGTTTCACCTTCAAACTTAGTATTTAAAGCACGAATCTCAGCAAGTTTTTTACCAATTTCTTCTTGAATCTTAGTAGCGAAAAGTTCAACCTTTGCTTTACCAATCTTTTCAGCACTATCAAAAGGTGCTTTAACTTCTGATTCTGGAATCTTTGTAACATCTACAGAGAATGTAATATGAAGATTTTCATCCACAACAAATGACTGGTTAATAATATCTTTTAACTCAACAGAAATAATAGTTGAATCATCAACTTCACTATCAGTTGTAACTGGATCTCCATTAGAGTCAGCTTTCATATTAGATTTAAAGGATATCTTAGAATATTCGATTGTTCTAACAAAATTATGTAACATATCTTTTTCAGTAGCAGCATCGGTATCTGATGTACCTAATTCTGCGACAGAAATATCTACACTAATAACGTTTTCATCAATAGTTTTACTAATATTTAATTTCATGAATTTGTACCCTCGCTTTCGTTTGTAATTACTTGTTTATATCCGTCTCTAATAGCCATAAATAAATCACGCAATACTTCTTTATCAATAGAGCAATCTAAATTTGACGTATCAAACTGTGGATCACTTACTGAAAAATCTAATGTTCCGTCATTCCGTGGCACGAACAAAATTTCCACGTTGTTGTTCAAGAGTAAAGTAATAGAATCTATTTTTTCACCATTATTGGATGTAACTTTACGAACCTGTCCAACTTTTAATGGCTCTTGCTCAATAATCAATCTGCTTGCCATAATACATACTCCTTTCTTTTATTTTTTCGTTTTCCTTTTAATCATTGAATTGCGGAAGCAGGACTCGAACCTGCATACTCTTGGTTATGAGCCAAGTGAGCTTCCATTGCTCGTCATTCCGCTATGATAATCAGCATAAAGCACTAACTAGCTGATATTGGACTGTACACATCCAGTTTATAAATTAGACACACTAGGTATCCATGCTTTTCAAAATCACTTTAATCAGATTTACTCGCTAACCAACGCACGAGAAGGAGATTACTACCTGTGTCACCCCAAATATATTGCGCTTATATAGTGACACTCCATTATTTTTTCCAGTTGCAACGCCACATCGGAATCAAACCGAAATCTTCTCTGATATGAGACGCATGTTTCAATCATGCTGATGACCTGGATAATATTTTTATTCTCCACATATTTTCAGTCTTCGGAGCAAAGATCTGTCGATAAGGTTTAATGACTCTTATCCGTCAATTTTCTTGCAAGTGCTTTTCTTTCACGTTTTTCGTTACACTGCTTTAGGGTTAAGCATACCTTTGAATACTCGAATAAACACTGATAGCAGTACAGCATTTATTGTCATCATATACTTACAACTCATTGATATAAGGGCGTATCACGTATCTTGCGTTGGTAATACTATTAAGGCTCTCATTAACGTAGAGAAGCACGATAGATATACTGCATTAAGGTTTCGTGCGCACTAGAGTCGTTATATAGTCGGCTCTACCAAAATGCAGTAGTAGGTCTTACAATGCTATGTGAATAGCAAATGCCAAGAATATTCTCACTTTAGTTTTTGGTATGAGAAAAGAATAGCTTTGCCTTCTATAACCAGTCGAAACCTTGTCTTTATATAACGTAAGACGACATCAACGCTGTTTATAAAAATCTATCAACAAATTAATAGACCGCCCTTACTCTAATATAAGTGTAAGCAGCTTATGTTATATTGCTCTCTGTGGTAGGTTTTGCTGGTAGAGAAATACCAATGGATTATAAAGCACCACTTAACTCTTGCTTGTGCACTAAGCTATAACAGGATACCTCACCTGCAATGTTTTACATTGATTCAATACATATTCTAATCGTGTATTTCGGTATAATTCAAACCGTCATAGAGTAGTAGTGATAGTATTCTTTTTTATTTTACCCTTGTCATTACCATAGACAAATCTACTAAAATGCAATTTATTAATTGGATAGCCTAGTAACTGATACCCATTGTTGATTTTAATTTTTATTTTCTATTTTGGAATATTTTGACAGAAAATGTCAGATATGATATAGTGTAAACAACAAACAGATTTTTAACATTTTAAGTTATGAAAAACAAAGATAACCAAATACCAGTTGCTTTGTATTAAATATTCATTTATTTAGCCAAATACAACCACACATTTGACTCTAAACCGTCTAAAGAAATCTGTTTATTTTATTAAGACTATTATACAATAGTTTTTTTAAACGTCAAGAATGTATTTGGAGATGTGTATCATGAATATGAAAAATTTTATTGAAATATTAAAAATAATTCTTCCAGCAATAATAACTGGATTTTTTACATTTTTTATTACTAAATACAATTATAGTAAAAATGTACCGTTAGATAAAATGGAAATATCTTATAATAAAGTTTATTATCCTTTATATAAAATTATATATAGTAATAAAGAATATAAACAAATTAAAAATATCAAGAAAATTATAAAACAAATATCATTTTATATAAACAAACATAATATGAAATATATTGACAGATCCACATATAATTCTTTTATACTTTTAAAGGATAAGCCAAACAAAGATAATTATAACAATTTTAAAAATAATATATATGACAGAAATTCATATCTTCGTAGAAGATTAGGATATCTTGAACCTAATTTTATACAAAGTGTTAAATATTTATCTAAAGATGATAAGTTTATATTTTATTGTGCAGTAGATGGACTAATTATTTATATATTGTTTGTTGTTTCTACTATACCATTTTTTAATGAAAATATTCGTTACTTTTTTATTTTGTTTGGTATGGTATTTATTGTAATTTTATTTTTAAAAATTATATTTAAAGTTATATTTGTTGGAATCAGTAAAATGATTAAGTTTGTGAGAAAAATGATAAAATGTATAAAGAATAAATGTGATTAAAGATCAGAAAGTGATTTTTGTTCAACCTTTTTAATTTCTCCGTCTGCAAAATATTTTGCAAATTGCTCATCTGCATCAATATCTTTGTACACTGATACCATATCTAGTGAACTCCAACCAACTAGCATTTGAATTACATCATCAGGAAGACCACTTCGAGAACAAGAAGTTGTAAAGAAGTGACGAAGACTGTGGAAATAAAAGTCTTCTCCTAAATGCTTACTAAATGTATCAGCCCAACTGTCAAGAGTGCTTGAATCCATAGGCTCATCTATATATTCTCCATTTACTTTCTTTGGAAATAGCCATTCTGATTCAATTCCGTGTTCTTTTCTATAATTCATCCACAAATCAAAATATTGCTTAAACGGTTTTGCAAGTGTATATACCGTCAACATTTTGCCCCTAGAGCCTCTTCCTTTTGTTTGGATCTTTTCAGGCGTTTTATATAAAGAACCATATATGATATTTTCATCATCGAAATAAGACACTTTGAAGCGTGGCAACTCACTCTTACGTCTACCGCTAAATGCAGCTAATGCTAAAATACAAGCCTTGTCATACTTGCCTTTTTCAACCCAATAATCAAGCATTCCCTGTACTTGTTCATCAGATAACACAGTTTTAGTGAATACTTTCTCATTTGCAGGATTTTCAATTTTGCGTATAATTGGTTTGAAATTTTCATACTCATCGTCCAATATGGCTTCTACATAATTTGAAAGCGATGAGAGAGTAGATTTTACTCTACGCATTCTAGCTGGCGACCATTTATATTCAGTAAGGCAAAAACTCTGATAACGAGCAATATCCCTCTTAGATAAATCAATAAAAAATTTGTTGTCACAATGCTGAAGTAGATAAACCCAGAAAATGTAAAGGTCACGTCTATATGCATTGATTGTATTTGGAGATCTATCAACTGAACGAAGATAATCCAAAAAGTCATTTCCTAACTCTATATTCTCTTTATTACACTGAGTCAATAACTCATCAGTAACAATATTATTGTGTTGTATTTTTCTACTCATTTAATCTCACTTCCTTTCAAACAACAAAAAAGCAGTAGTATCATTAACTAACCGCTTCTTGTCGCATTTTTATATATTCATCATAAATCCCATAATCAGCTATGCCACTAATCATGAGCATATATATTTATTCTCTGTTTCCATTCACAGAAAACATTAAATTAGTGGGTAGGGTTGGACTCGAACCAACGAAGCCGAAGCGCCTGATTTACAGTCAGGTGTAATTGCCGCTATACGACCTACCCATACAAAAAGAGTGTGCAACATACGCCACACACTCTAAACTGTACAATTACTTATCTTAGATATATTCCCAAATCTTATTTACAAAACCGAGAAAATCGGAAATACCATCAAGAGCTTTCTTATAGTCTTCCTCAGTAATCTCTTTACCGTTTATAGAATATTTTTCATAATCAAAATCGTCATCATTATTATCATTGCAATAACAATTAGCATAGTTTCCATCACATTCGCAAGAATATTCTTCATTGTCTTCACAATCGTCATTAATTTCAACTTCAAAACTAATTCTACTTTCAATATTAGGTATTACTTTAGAACAACAATTATCTAATATATACACAACATCTGCTTTAACATATAAATATTTGTCTTCGTACTTAGCTGGCGTACACCACAAACCATCTCGATCTAAAGCAATAACATATTCATCATTATATCCATTGATATCAGCTTCGCTTAACTCAGATATACTAACAATGTCAAATCCAAGTCTAATAAACCTTTCAACAAACTTTTTAGCTTCATTATATTTAGCAATTATATTAATGTTTGCTAAATCGTCATATATTGTAAGCTCATTGTATATATGAAAAATATTATCAGCACATTCATTTATACAATCATAATGTAAAGTATCCATTATTTTATTCATAAATTCACCTCAAAAAATTAAGCATTCTTTACAGCATCCTTTAATGCCTTGCCTGCTTTAAACTTAGGTGCTTTTGAAGCTTCTATGTGAAGAGACTCACCTGTAAGTGGGTTTCTACCTTCTCTAGCAGCTCTTTCAACTACTTCAAATGTACCAAAACCAACTAACTGAACTTTACCGCCTGCTATAAGTTCATCGGTTATTGACTTTATTACACCATCAACAATAGTAATTAAATCCTTCTTTGATACATTTATATCAATATTTTCCTGTGTTTTTGTAACTAATTCTGTCTTATTCATAAATAAAAAAATCTCCTTTTAATCATTATTAATATTTCTAACACTTTTCAATAATAGTGTCGATTTAATCTAAAAGAGGGTAGTAGCCAATTCGGTCTACTCCCTCAAAAAATCTTATTCAACCCAAAGCTGAACCTTATCAATATATCTACCAAAGCAACCAGCATATCCGTCCTGTCCATTTACAGTCTGATCATCTATTTGAACAGGGTAATATTCGTCCATACCCTGTGGTGATACTTGCATATATAAGCACTGGTATTCATAATCACCAGGCGTATAGAATACTGCTTTTAACGCATCAATAGGTGTTCTACCGTTTCCTGCGTAACCATTTTCATCATCATTGATGTCATAACCATCAACTTCAGGAAGCCAACCGCCATTAAGTAAGTGAACCTGATACCTTACATAACCTTCACTAACACCAATGGCAATACCTGTAATTGCCTGATCATCACTAGCACCAGCCCAGTCGTCAGTGTCATGAACTTCGTCCCACCAACGGTCTGTCTTAGCCCTATAGTAAACATCAACATGACCTAAATCATTAGTTCTACCACCTGTAGTTTCATTATTATCCGAACTATCATTGTCAGAACAATCTTCACTTGAATCTTCTGATACTACTTCGCCTGTTAAAGCTTCGACTATAGCATCCGCACAGGCTTCAGCATCCCATCTGTTTGCATCATCTCTGTCATCCACGAAACAACATTCGATCAAAATAGCAGGGGCATTTGTGTTTCTAAGAACATAAAGTCCTGGATTGGTTTTAAAACCTCTATTTCTTATATCAAGCTTCTCGGATATTGCCTGACATATCTTTGAACCTATTTCTTCTGTTCCGTTATCATATCCATACACTTCTGTACCGCCAGTAGAATCATCACCTTCGTAATCATCTCTACCAGAGTTAAGGTGTATAGATATATCTAAATCAACATTATGTGAATTACACTTGCCAACAATTGTTGCCAAACAACCATTCTGTGATGTATTTTCATCACAAGTGCAATCGTAAACAGTATGTCCAAGGTTTTCTAATTTGGCAATTACGGCATTCTTAACAATTCTATCTTCAACAGACTCCTGTAAAATACCAACTGCACCATAAGCACCCTCATCCTGTGGGCAGTGACCCGCATGTACATTATATGTAGACATTATATATTCCTCCTATATAAAATAAATAAAAATAAAAGAGGGTAGTACAAACTATCCTCATAAGAACAAAATATAATTAACTAAGCTGAATATCTTTTATCATTTCAACTTCGTTATCTTTTAAAATTACTATTGTTTGAGATGCTACACTACTACAATAAAAATTTTTGGAAAAATCATTGAATCCGCTTAAGCAGCCTGTAGATATAGCATATCTACCATGATTTTCTGACTGAATGGAAAAATTGTGGAGATGTCCACTAAAGATTAAATCATAGAACTGATTATCACTAGAAATAATTTTTGCAAGATTATATCTATCATTTTTATATTTATCACCATGAATAAATTTACAAGATAAACCACAAACAGTAATATTTATTTCAGAATCATTATAGTTTGTATTTAATATAGAAATACGTTCACATCCACTTACATCAACCAAGTCTTTAATATGTTCAGTAATAAGCACATTTGCGTTGTCACCCTCATAATTCTTTTTCTTGTCACCTGACATACGATCATGATTTCCAGCAATACCACCAAATACAACATTGCAATCTTCAGCTAAAGCAACTAATAGTCTATATATCAATTTAGTAGCCTTATGTATCTGCATAGATTGTAAAAATTCACAATCATGTGCTTGTGTTTCTCTCATATATGAATTCTCGATCATATCACCTGTTGATATAACTAAAACCTGACGGATATTATACAATTCAATATATTTTTTACATTCAGAAATATATTGATTTATTCTTTTATTAGCAATTTCCCAATTAAAATTATTACCATTACAATTATTGATTATATAACCAATATGCCAATCGGTAATATGACATATCATAGTATAATCAGATTCTTCTTCAATAGAAGAGTACATGTATTTAGGAATTTCCATTGAGAAATTATTATCTTTCATATACTGCTTCAATTCATCTGCAACTGTAATACAAGGAACTAAATCTCTTTTTAATTTATTGAGTTTCAATCTATCATTATGTATTTGCTGTTTAACAATATATTGTTCACCTAATACTTCTTTAGCATCATCAAGAGTAGTACTTTTTTCTGTTATGTTTTTAGCTTTTAAATATTCTCTAACAAAATAATTGCCAAATATGGTCTGACTAGCCTTTCTGACGCTATCATAATGACATTTTATATCATATTTATCTACAATTTCTTTCCAATCTATATCTGATATTCCAGACATTTTATTAGAAATTTCTTGTAAAACCTGTTCATAAGTTGATGGGGTTAGCCCATATTTTTTTAATTCTTCTTCGAAATTATAAATATAGTTCACCTACTCTCTATTCTTCATTAGATTCAGTAGGCTCATCGAGTTCATTTTCCTCTTTTACCTTCACATTTATTTCAACACCACCACCGTTAAATACCGATAGAAGAGTAGCAAGTTTCTTCTCTTCGCCATCTACGTCAATGGTCATATTATCTGTGTCAATGATACCTGCAATCTTCATAGAAGTCTGCTTGGTTTCCTTAAAAACAAAATTTGCCATTTTTAAAATCTCCTTTTCTTCCAATAAAATAGGAGAGCAGTACGCCCTCCATTGTTAAAATAATTCCTCAATATCTGTAATAATGTGGTCAGCCACACCTTTTTCAATAATTTCGTTAGCGTCTAACCACCAATTTTTACGATAATTCTTATCATATTCGCTCTCAGTAATTTTTGTATGACTAAGAATAAACTGTTTTGTATCTTCCTCAATCTTCTTAGTTCTTTCTAAGTCATCAAGCACCTTACCAGTATCTCCATAACTACCTGTAGAACCATCATGAATGAGTGCTTCAGTGGATGACAGAATATATCTGTTACCCTTTGGAATACCCATAAGTAAAAGTCCCCCTGCGGAGTAACACTTTGCCATACCAATAGCATATACCGGTGTTTTAGAAAGATTACAAATATTAATAAGTTCATTTATTGCATTGAGAGAGCCACCATTTGAATTAATCCAAATCTTAATTGGTTTTCTTTCGACAGTTTCTATATCCTTGTCTTCACGATTCCATTCAACGATTTCCTGAGTCCATTCTACAATTCCATCATCAATATCCTGATTGATGAGTATTTCTCGATTATTTAATCGTTTATAATAGTCAACAAGAGTAGGATCTGCAAGTTTGTAATTCGCTTCACTTCCTAAATTATCAAACTCTAACTGTAAATAATCTTTATTCATAGGCATTTTGCCTCCAATTTCGTAATATTTCTCTATAATGAGATTTTTGTCCCTTTGTTCACTGCAACAACTTTTGTAGATTTTAAACAATCAGAGATAGCATCTTCCAAATCATGTTTAAATTCAATTTTATTGGAATCACCATGAACAAGAAATATTTTTTCACAATTTATACTTTTATAATAATTAATCAAATCATTTCGTTGCATGTGAGAACTAAAAGAACATAAATCATATACCTGACATTTATTTTTATAAGGTTTTCCATTAATATTAATAGTTTTGTGTTCTTTTTCATGCTTGATTTTCCATGCCAAAGTATTTTCACCTGCATATCCCATAAATAGAATACAATCTGATTCTTTTGGTAAAACACTCTGAACCCATTTTACACTGCGTCCTGCGGTCAACATTCCTGAACTACTTAAAATAACTTTAGCTCCATTAGATGAAATTGCAGCTTTACTGTCTTCAGGTGTAATAATTCTTTTGATATTTTTCCAAAACATCATTTTGTCAAATAATTCTTTTTTATTGTCTTTAAGAATAGAAGAATAACAATCAAGAAGTCGATTTGCTAAAGGGCTATCGACTAAAATAGGGATCTTAAAATTTTCATCTTTTCCAAATAGGGAATATAAAATCCATAAGATATATGGAGTTCTGTCAAGAGAAAATGACGGAATAAGAACTCTTGCATTGTTATCAATACAATATTGTTCTATAACAGATTTGATTTTTTCTATATCTTTTTTATAAGTTTCTTTGGTGCATTGTCTACCTTTGGCTGCATAAGTACATTCTCCAATTACAATATTACTTGATGTGACTGGCTGAAAATCTTCAACAAATATTCTTGAATCTTGAGTAGCAATATTTCCTAAATCACTTGTAAATAAAATTTTTCGTGTATGAGAATGCCCATTAATATATATCTCACATTGTTTTGATAAAAGTATATGTCCTGCATTTGTATATCTAATTGCTAATTCATTAGAAAGATTGGTAATTTTATCTGAATCAATTTCTATAACATAATTTAATGCTTTATATACAATATCCTCTGTATAAAATGGTTCATAACATCTGTCATTCTTTAAGTTCAACACTTCTATGTCTCTGCAATTTATATAAGAACTATCTAGCCACATTTCTTTTAAGATAGAAGTAGAACCTTTTGGGACAACAATTTTTGCATTGCATTTTCCACGAGCGTACAGTGTTGGAATCATACCAATATGATCAGCATGAAGATGTCCAATTATAATATAATCAAGTTCTTGTGGTTTAATTCTTTGAATATATTTCATATTTGCTTTATAATTTTCCAATATAGTGTGTTCACCTTGAATCATACCACATTCAAATAAATAACTATGTTCGGGTGTTTTAATAAGAGTAGAACTACCTGTTACATCTTCCGCATTTCCACCAACAATTTCTATAGTTATTTCATGTTTTTTCTTTCCGATGGCTTAGACACCACCTTCCTCATATATTTCGCCTATTTAACGATTGAATTTTTTCTTAACTTGTATAAATCTTTTAGAGCTTTCTTATCTTCAGTGAGGTAATATTTTGGATGAGAACTTTTGCTTTTATGTAAAACTTCTTCATTACCAAACTTATAACCTAATTCCTGTAACTCTACAGATTCTCTCTGAGTAATAAGTATTATATTATTCACGACCTTTACTTTATATTTTCTGCAATAGCAGAATAGTTCTGATTGAGAGATTCGAACTCCCGACATCTTGCTTACAAAGCAAGTGTTCTACCAACTGAACCAAACCAGAATAATATTCTCATACGGAGGTATAAGAATATTAATTAATTGAGCTGAGATATTGACTCAATACACTACCATCTATTGCGGTTGGACACAATTTATCACACTGTCGATTAGACAGTAGGTAGCAACAACACCGATTTTGACATAATCAGCAAACTCTTACCACAAAGTATTATAGATTTTCTTTCTGCACATTCTTCCTTGCGAGATTCATAGGTTGCAGCCTATTAGAGTTGCACATACTTGTACTTTCTCATATAACACCTTGCGAGTGTTACATGTCACCATATTGCAGGTGAATAAGTTGTTTTTCTCTTTGTGGTCGCACACACTTTTGCTGTTTTGTAATCTTCTTTTAAATATTATTTACCTAAAATAATTTAATTTCTTCCAAAAGTATGCACTTATTTTGGACGATGAGGTGTACATTTGACCATCCGTACCTTTTGAGTACAGCCCAATCATCACCATCCTGCTCGAATTGCGATCTCCTTACTTTTTGATTCTATCCCTGTTTTTCAACTTAAGAGATATTATCAAAATCTGACCAGCAGTTATACTTGCGGTATTCCCACCAACCATACACGGATTATCCCCACATTTCTGTGTTAATTAACAGTGCCTTTCTCATGACACCTACCGAACCATATCATTAGCAGTAGCCCTCTGATTTTAGGTTAGGTATAAATCCTATGTGTTTTCCGTCAAACTATATCACTACAGTCGCAGCCTTATAATGCGATAAGAACCACTTTATACATGTTACCATGCTTATTTTAGAATTTAATATTCTCTGATCCGAAACCGACCAGTCCTATAAAAATAGGATAACTCCCACAACAGGATTCGAACCTGTAACTTACGGATTAACAGTCCGTTGCTCTACCATTGAACTATATGGAAAGAATATTAGTGGCTATGTTATTATTGTAATAATGCAACCACCAATATAAGAAAGAGAGGTTATATGAAAATAAAAATTTGAAAGAAGCCTATATTATTATCATGCCCTATAAGATGGGACTATAAAGAAAAGCTGATTTCATTCTAAATCTGCAATGCCACTCAAAAGAGTAGCAGAGCAGACATACAAAGATTGTCGGTTTGTTTCTTCCATGACAATCGTTTTTGTATCGTATTTTTGTGAATATTTCACTATATCTACATTTAAGAAAATCGAATTTTTTGTGGAAATGTGCCAAAAACCCTTATAAATCAAGGGTTCACGAGATTGAGTTTTTCAAACATTTAAGCGTTTCTCAATTCTTTCATACGATCTTTTGTTTGAATTTTATTTATCTCTTTCGCACATTTTTCACAATACAACTTTGGTCTACCAGTTTTTGTTATTTTTATTTTTCTTCCACAACCAGGATTGGAACACTGCTTATAACCTTTTTTAAAATTCCCTATGTACTGATTGCCAATATTCTCAAATTGAGTTACCTTATAAGCAATATCATCATCAGTGTCTCCTAAATCTATTTTGATATTAAGATTATTCACTTTTTTCCCAAAATGAATATAACCATTACTATATAATTCATGTAACAATTCATTCTTTTTATCAGATGAGAGAGTAACATTGGCAAGTTTAAATACTTCTGAAATACCTTTTGAATCTTTTTTATTTATCCATCCATCACAGTCCATATATCTTGCTATGGCAAATAATGTAAACATAAATTTCTTTTGGCGATCATTTGGAAGAGACTCCACGATTTTTAATTCTTTTTCATAGATAGGAACATACTCAAGTTCCCTAAAGAGATTTTTTAATTCTGAATCATATAAATCAATACATGTTTTTTTGATTTTATTGGCATATCTATATTCTTGATATCCTTCAATATTGAATTCAAGCATCTTTACTTTGACTGTATCAATTAGAATATTTGGATCTTTACCTCTGTCAAAATAATATTTAGCAATCAATGTTATTAGATATCCATTCGAGATATTGTCTGGTTTATTGCCAGACGCTAATATCTCTCTAATATATTCTTTTTCATTCAGTATATACAACTTCTTCCTCCATTTCTTCTAAACGTTTAATAATTAGTTCTCCAATACAATCCCAACAAAACTGTCTATTACCTTTATATCCATAAGTCATATCAAGAATGATGTTCATACGTTCATCATCATTTGGGCATATTTCTTCAGCTTTCTTCTTAAACATTTCAACCATACTTGCACGTTGATAATATTTGTCGAATTCATCCTGTTTATCAAAGATATCAGTTCTATTTAGCTGTATTCCTTTTTCTTTTCCCTGTTTCTTTTTATATTCTTTAATGCATTCACAATAATATTGTTCAAGTTCTCGCAGAGCTTGTCTGTGATCTTCAGTACAACGCCTTTTAACCTTCAATGTATTATAATCAAATGAAGAATCCTTATGTAATTGAGATTTATAACCATCTAACTGACTTTCAACATATTTACAAATCTGATTCATAGAACAATTTCCTGTGCCCACTGGCATTTTTCTTTCATACCAAAATAAGAAATCTTCTTGCTCTTGTGTAAGGTCATCTTTATTATACAAATCCTCGATAGAACATTTATAGATGGCATAGCATTTAGCATTACTTTCTTTAATGTATTGCTTGTACTGTCTTTTTGTTTCATCGTAAACATAAATCATAAAGTATGGTTTTCTATATGCACAAAGAGATTGCAAATATTTATTCTCTCCGCAAGCCCCTAAATTATACCAACTGCTTTCCATTGGTTTTGCAATAATTCCCTTAATTTTGTCCAACTCATTTTGCTGATAGAGCTGACCACATTCTATTCTATATTCTAATTCTTTATATTCAGGTGAATCTTTCTCGAAATGAGATTGAACTTCCATCATAGATGTGACATAATTAGTGATTGTTCCAACTTGATTTCCCATACCTGCTTTATTTGTCTTTTTAACGGCAGCTTCAGTGACAACAATTTTTTCTGCATTTCGCTGAACACATTCGATAGCAGGTAAGTATCTATAACGTCTTTTCATAACTGGATTATTAGTAGAAAGGTTCAGATCCGAGTCCCAATCTTCCCCATTCTCAGCCATACAAAATGAATCCCAACCGTTTATAATCATAATAGTATTCATATATTGATACCAATACTGACACTCATCCGAATTATTAATATTACACATTCGAATATTATTATGACTTGTCATTGGGCTTCTAAAGAGTACAATTTCATCTTCATTTTTATCAATCCAAAATTTTGAATAACATTCATTTGCTTTTAATAAGCCTGTAACTTCCAAACCACAAAGAGATTGCATAAGAGCAAATGGATCGCCACTTGCAATCTGATAATTACCATTTACAAACAATTTGCCAATCTTCGCATCATTCATTTTTTTCTTGATATATCTATGTATAGAGTCGATTATATATGGATCTCCCAACATATATTCGCTTGTATATAAAGCACGTTGCCATGAATTTACATCAGTATTTTCGTTAATACCAAGAAATTTAATAGTAGAAGAGTAGTCACCACACATAGCATCTTTTAAATAGTTAATTGTTGGCGCACACAATTCTTCAACATCTTCGTCTGTAAATTCATAAGACTGAAGATATTGGTAATTCAATTCTCTCTGTTCTTCAAGAACATGTGGTGAAATTTTTGTTACAGAAAATCCGTATCCACATTCCTTATATGCATTCACATATTGTTCAATATTATCATATGCTCCCCATAATTTAAGAGAAGACTCTGTGACAATCATTTCACATTGACGAATATCTTGGATATTTCCCCAAATATCTTCAATCATATAATTACCATTATTATATTTTTCAATAAATTCATAAACAGGGAACGGATAGAGCATTCCTTTGAACCATGCGTTTCTCAAGCACACACCGCTAGGAATATAATCAAGATCTAAAGATTCAGCTACTCGTTGCATATATTGTATAGTACAAAGATTAAAACCGTCAGATACATTGTTTTCAAGAGCTTTATCTTTAATAATTTCTCTTGTCGGTTCTTTTGAATCATCACCATCATCGAGTGATATAACATCTGCAAAATATTGTGTAATACAATCTTTTACGACCAAAATTCCATGTGGATCACAAATCGGTTGCGATGCAGAGCATGTTAATGCTTTGTAAGCTTCGTATTTTGCAGGAACTAATTTAGTATCTGGATTTCTCTTGCATTCACATAATTCATTTAATTTGTCAATGTATTGTGAATTGCAGAAGAAAAGAGTATTGTTTTTTAATCCACCAGTAGTTCCAACGAAGCGTTTATAATTAACACCATTTATGGTAACACCTTTTTTACCAGTCACTCTTGCAAAATCAGATTTTTTATCAACAACTACCTGCATAAATATCTTTGAAAAATCAATACTCCAAATAGGTTTTTCTAAAATCTTATTTGCCATTATACGGAACTCTTGAGCTTCAAACAGTGATATGAGTTCCTGATATTTGAAAGCCTCTTCTTTGGTAATCTGTAAATCCCAATTAGAATACTTTAGTTTATTTGTTCCAATTTTAAAAATCTCATATTGAGGTACGCTAATACCAGCCATAAATCCTCCTTTTGTTTATTATTAATATTTTCTAAGTTCATTTAGCATAAATTCCACATTATCTCCATGTAATTCAAGTGAAATTTCTTGATAACCGCTATACCACGGATTTGTATAACAATCAAATTCAGCACATATGCCAATGATTTTAGATTGAATTGTATTTCGTTTGGGTTCTAAAAATCTTTTCCTTTTAGTTGTATAGCATTCATATATTTTTCCAACTTCATCAGATCTTCCAACCATTATTTCATGTTTTTGAACTGTTGCAGTTAAAATGTAGTCGATGGCTTCTTTGTAATATTTCTTTACTGTTCCATCTTTCTTCTGAAAACAATACACTTTAAATCCTCCTTTTTTATTTACACTTATATATTCTCCAAATGAAATTTCTATTTACTTACACATTATTGAAAATAAACAGGTACTTTTCCAACACTAAATCTTTTCATAATTAGATAACTTATATACCCATCAACTAATTCAAAATTCCTGTCAATGATAATAGGACTAAGCTCACCATACTTAATAAAATTATTAAGTTTTCTTCTATACTTAAAATAACTAGGTGGAGTAGCAAGAAACATATTCTTAATCTTTATTTCACCAATAGGAATCCAATATTCAACATTTGTTTTATAATCAATATCAAAAAATATTCTTAATTTATTAACTATCATAATATCCTTCCTTTCCCATTTCTTTAAAATCATAACCTAACCAATTAACTAAAAAATCATAGCTAAATATACAATCTCGATGAAGATATTCGCCTTCAGAATTAACTATAAATTCATCTCCATTAAATATTCCCTCTTTGCAGTAACAACATATGTAATTACTCTTCCTATCTTCGTGTAATGGACATCTTTCAGCATGTCCAAAATCTCTTCCGCAATATTCACAAGCCATTTTCATACCTCACATTTTATTTTCTCATAGCAAAATCCATAATCTGTAGTGTAATAAATATGCTTAATTCCTAAATCTTTAATAGCTGCCATACAACTAGAGCAAGGACGACACATACCAAACTCTTTATCAAATCTTGTTCTGAAAATATACAATTTTACTTTGGAAAAATTTATATTCAGATGACGAATAGAATTAAGACAATTAATTTCAGCATGTAATGTTGGTTTAATACCGTTCTTATTCCAAGACTTTCTATATCTGTTATAATATTTCTGTATAGGATGCGTTTTAATTGTATTACAACCAATCCCTATTACATTTCCTTGATAAACGGCTATACAACCTATATGTGTTTTTCTATAATCTGATAAATCCGCAGCCGTTTTTGCTTTCTCGTAATATTTATAATCACTTTTACTTAACATTTAACTTTTCTTTCTCATATAATGCATTTCCACGTTCAAAACAATCAAGTTCATACTTAGTACGATTAACATAATAAGTAAAATCAGTATTTTCAACATATTTAAGAACTTTCATACATAATTCTTTTTTATTATCTGTTTCAACACTAAGAGCAAAATCTATGAGATCAAATCTATCTATGTCATTCTTCTTAATGTATAAAGTAGTGTTATACAATCTTTCTGCTTTATTCCATCTACTCATTGCAAGGATTGAACATCCATTATGTAAATCTATTATTATTGATGTATCTCCAATTATTTCGTATTTCATTAAGCTGTTTCCTCCATTTTCTTAGTATCTCTAACGTCACATTCCTTCTGTCTGTCCCGATCAAATTTAATATCTGTAAAAATTCTTGCAACAATATCTAAATCAGTTCCACCAAAATCTGCTCCCGATTTTAATAACAATGGTGAGCAGATTAACTTGTTACGAGCCTTAAGTTCCATAGTTCTTGTCATTACATGATTCTGTGTTTCCTTTGTCATAAATGTTTGTTCTCCTTATTAAATAAAAATTTTTATTCATATCATCGCTCCTTTATAGTGTGATACGTGTTTATTTGTTACATTTATATATTCCCTTATTACAAAAGGGTTTTATTAAAATTATTCTTAATTGCCGTTTCTAATTTTTCCAAATGAATCTACATTATAAATTTCCAACATCTTAGCAATAGCCCATTCAATTTCTTGTTCATATCCTTGTTTGTTTAATACATATATATTTGGAACATTTTTGGGTGGTTTTTTTGGATCTGGTTGAACACTGCCAACTTCTTTTTTTATTAAGAGAGGTTCTTTATTTCCAATAGAAGAAGTGAGATATTGGATACATTGATTAATTGTATCCTTTGACATACAAAGTTCTTTTGACATAGATTCTATACTTCGCCAAAAAGCTTCTGGTTTGGATTCAGGATTATACATGGAATCTTCATCATCTTTATTTTTAGGACGAATAAAGATATATGAGTTAATATATAAGAAAGCCATTAGTATATTCTCTTTATTGATGCTAGATTCATTCATCATAATAAAATCAAGCTGAGAAGATGTGATTTTTGAGAATTTGTCAGCAGCATCAAAATTTTCAGGAATGATCTTAATTTCAATACCAGTATCATATCCAAGCGTGTCAAGATCCTGTTGAACTTCAATCATTTTGTTGTTAATCATATATTCCAGTACATCAAGAATTTCTTGAACTGCTTTTGGTCTACGTTTATGTGTCTTATATCCGTAGAAATTTAAAACCTTTCTAAGTGTAATCCAACTATAGTCTTCGTAAGACCTATATTTATCAATAAGGATATAGGTAATATAGAATTTACGACTAACTCCATATTTGGTTCTTATATTCCCTTGAATATAATCATTTGGAAAACGTGTAAAATATTCTGTTTTCTGTTGCAATAAAAAAATTCCTCCTTTTATGTGATATTTAATTGTTCTCTTTTTTGAAAATAAATAAAGATGAGTTTACGAGCGTTCAGTAAAGTAGGTCTGAACCCCCACTTGTTTGTTTTATTTTTGAAATTGGTAGGGGATGAAACCTACTTTGCCGAACTGAAAGAAGATATATAACATTATTAATAAGACAAACTATTACGCTTGTATTTCGCTTACGCTTCATACAAGCTCTTTATTTTTTGTTTGATTGTTATTGATTGATTTAGGTAAATGGTGTTTTTGATTGATACTTTCATTTAGATACATATGAGATGTACCTATATTATTTCTGATCTTGAAACATATTATTTATTTCCTTTAAGTGAAATAGCATATAACATATTTCTAATATTGAAAATATGCATCCAAAATATTCAAGATTTTCTCTTATATAAGGATTTGATAATTTTCTTATAACAGATTTTCTTGTTCTTTTAAATAAAATTGGTTTTTTCATAATATCATTTTCCTTCTAAATTATTTTTCTCTTTCTAAAACAACATAATCAGCAAATTGATCATCAATATAAAATACAGGTAACTTATTGTGGTATCTTTCATATATTTCTTCATCTGATATAAATACATAAAATTTACTATCACCTTGTCTTTCTTTTCTTAATTGTTCTAGTTCAGTTTCATATTTTCCATTTTTAACTGAACCCATTTTTCCACAAATAGTACAATATCCAGTTAATCCTGTATGTCTATTTATTTTTCCAACAAATGTCGAATCATATTGAATCAAGCATTCTTCATATTGATGTTTGTGTTTGGACTTATGATTGCTTTTTGAGATATTGCTTTTCTTAGATTTTTTGTATTTGGGTATTTCATGTTCTTGTATCATAGATTACTCCTTTAATATATTATTCTCTTTTCAATTGTCTACCCAGAGATGTTCTTTTCTTGCTAACGCTGCGAAAAGACCGCCCTTATCAAAGGGCTACATCTTGTGCTTACGCACATACTATCTTTTTGAGCTTGTATATAGTTTTATCATACCCCTATCTGTGGGTTAAAAATGAGTTTTTGAGAGTGATTTTAAATTTTTATGTCTTAGGTGATAACTTATAAGGGTATGAGAAAAAAGTGCTAATTTTTTCTGTGAGATGTGATTTTCGCCCTAAATAGATTAAGAAGCAATTTAATTTATATTTTTATGATCTTGTTTATATCTAGCAACATCCATAATGCTTGTAAAATTATAACCGAAATAATTATCATTCAGATAAGAATACATATTACTGAAATTGCTTTCTATCTCTGTTTTAAATTCTAAATTGTATAAAAAAGTATCAACAAATGAATAATCATCTTGAAGCCAGATATTAAGATAAAGATCATTTATCACATAAATTCTGATGTCTTTATCTTCGTATTCATATGTCCAACACATAAATGTATATTTACCTTCTATGTATTTCTTTAACTCCAACAGATAAAAACATCTGTATACCCAAAAAGAATAATCTTCATCTAAAGTAGTATCTGAATGTAATTCAAATTTACATACATCTATCTTTTTATTTATATCACTTAGTATCTTACTCTTTAACTTATTAACTTTCTCTTGTCTTTTTGATTCATCTGAAATCTTCTCATACATATTTCATATCTCCTTTATTTATTTATTTATGATTGGTTGGTGGTGTATTTATTTATTCTCTGTTTAAAAAATAACTCAATATTTTCATATAGGATATAAGGAATAAAATTAATGATTCGGAGTCTATTTTGGATTTTTATATGTCAGGTGGCTAGTTGTTAGGGTAGAGGGTAAAAATTGAAATTTGAGCTATGAGAATTGATTTTTATATAGGTGTGAGAATTGATAATATTATTTATAGTAAATATGATGAATGTATATAAATAGTTAATGCAATTTTGGGTGTTGTAAAAAATTGACCTTGTATTTTGAGTATTTAGGTGGGTAAAAATGATTTTAGGTGTTATTGGTAGGGTGAAAAAGTCGGTTTGTATATGAAGATTATGAATGGTATATGAGAGATTTTTGGATTTTGTGTTTTGTAATAATGGACATTATATTTGAATAGATGGATAAAATGGATGAGAAATGTATTGTAGAAGTATAAATGATTGGACTGAAAGTATTATTTTTAGTGCTTTTACAGGTGTATTTTGTATTATTTGTTGAAATTATGTTGCGGTTTTATATAACCCTTCCTATTGGTTGAAATATTGTTTTTTTATGTTGGAAAACTGGCATCGTGAAAAAGGTTTATTTATAAGAAAAAAATCTTGTTTACAATTTGATCTTAGGTAAAGTGGAAATTCAATTTTTGGGTTGTAAAGTGGCTGAAATGCTTGATTTTAGTGGGGTTGAGCGATATGGGGTACGATAAGTGGTTTGAGATGGGAAAATTGGGATTTTGCTTGATTTTATTGGAGATTTTGAAGTTGGGAAAGGATGGATTTTTGAGTTAGTGTGCAGATGAACCAGCTACATGCTCTGCTGCATTTCCAGTCCATTTAGTTAGTTTTAACTACCCCCAGTTAGTCAAAAACAATGGCTAATAGATATATATTAACCATTGTTTTTTTAATAGAATAAATGTTCGATAAAATTATACTGGACTATCTGAGCAGAACACACTCGAACATATGTTTGCATTATAGCTTTATCGTAATTTTTAAAATTTATTATTGACAACTCAATAACTATATGATAATATAGCTACATCAACAAAAACAACTACACTTTTTTCAATCGAAAAAAGATTTTTCAAAAATATTTCAAAAAGTAGTTGACAACTAAACTATATTATGATATAGTTTAGACAATCCAACAGGGAGTTAAAAAAATCCCCGTGTCGGATAAACAACAGGGATTGAAAAGAAAAATCTTTTCCACACAATTAGATTTTATAACTTTTCTTTCAAGTTGTCAATCGACAACTTAATCCCTAAAAAATAAATCCCATTAAAGCCGTGGGTTGAAAAAGCCGTGATGGTTAGTCTGCCATGACGTTATTCTGAAAAAAACTTGTAGTATTGGCAAGTTGCAATAAATAGGAACAGTTGAGCGGAGGCAAGCGGTTAGGCGGTTAATAGAATAAGTGTAACAACCATACACAACAGGTACTGTTATAATTTAAGTCTTTTGGGGTATGCCCATCGGCAGACTGAAAAAACAGGATGGTAAAAAATCTATTAGTAGCAATAAACAATGATACCAACACTAAGAATAATTAGAAAAAACCTGTATGAGATAGGTTGACAGGCTATCCCTGTCGTATCTCTGTTAATGGCAAGTCGGTAACGATACTACTATTAATAAATACAAGATTTTAGACTGAAGGGGTACAGGTTAGTTGATGGCATACTTGAAAAAGTAAAGCGTATAAAACACTTTGTAAACAGGCATAAAAAACTTGTTATTTTTGCCGACAGGGTAAAACCTGTTAGCAATGATTTTTATTTATAGGGTAACGCCTATAACCTGTTTTCCTGTTTAAAAAGTGTATAAATAACTGATAGATATAGGCTATGAAAAAACTAGCTTGTCTAACTTGTAATACTTGAGATAGTTTACAAGTCTTTTATTTTATGTGTGTTGACTTGTCCGCACTTAATAAATGTCAGGCGGTACACGTTGTAATATTGTGTATTGCAAAAGAATATTATTCTCTACTCACTGGCAGGCAGTTTCACGCTCAAGCGGTAGGATTAAACCTTTTGGAAGTGGGTTCAATTCCCACGGGTAGATTCTGGCATTATGCCACTATAACTATAAAAATATTATTGTGGATGTCCCCACGTTAAAACTTGGATGGATGGAGTTATTATGTTAAAAATCAATTTCTTAAACAATGACGCAACTATTAATCAGATTACAGAACTTGCACAGGCTGTACGGTTCGAACTTTGCGATATGACAAAAAAAATGAACCTTGATGCAATCGCTAAACAGGCTAAAATTGTAGCTAATGAAAAGGGTACACATGATGAGGATGAGATTGCAACGGCTCAGGCTAAAATTGACAAATTAGAAGCTGAGAATGTCAAGTTGTCTACAACTATGGAAGAGTTACGGACAGTTTATAATTCTATCATTGAGGCTATGACTGTACCTAATGACAAGGGTTATTCTAATAATTCTGATACTGTACGCACTGTATTGCGTGTAGTGGCTTGTGCTGAAAATAGCAAACTTTACAAGTATGCAATCATTCCAGTATTTGAGAATGAGTCACTTTATAACTGTTTACAGGCTATTCATGTAAATAATGATGTAGTAGAAGAGGGATACTCTACAAATACAAAAGAAAGAGTTGCACTCTATAAGTCTGCACAGGAAGAATTAGATAATATTATGCGTGATACATTTTCTTTGCCAATCGCTACACCTTACACAACTGCTTTACGTGTAAAACTCAATGCACAGGATAGAAAAGTATTACATGACTGCTACATTAAAGGTTTTTCTAATAAATTTGATACAGACGATACAGGCACAATTACATTCAAGTCACGCAAGTATAATACTGCCATAAAGAAAAATCGCAAGGGTGAGATTGACTATTCAGGACTTGCAACTGATATTGCAAAAATAGTTATCTCAAAGTATGCAGAAAAGTAAAATCTTATAAAGTGTATAGTACGAAGGGCAGAGTTGAAAAATTCTGCCCTTTAATAGTGTACATTTTACACAATAATTTTAAGGAGACTATAACTATGAACGCAATTCAAACTAAAAAGATGTTACATAACATAGAAGCAGATTATATTGGAATGGGTAGAAAATCTGTTAAACAAGATAATATAATTATAGACACTATTATGCATTTATATTATGTTACTGATTGGTTAGACTAGAAAGAGTGCAAATATTTATTCATGCATTATATAGAAACTGGGATTTTGGATTTCCCAGAGGCTCAAAAAATGGCACGTAGAAGATTGACAGCATAATGATAGCTATGCTAAAATGTAGTCACTATAAACGGAGGTGAAATGTGTGATAGTATATAATAAGCTAGGTGACTACTTAAAGTCAAAAAATATGAAATATATAGATTTGCAAAGAGAACTTTCATTAAGTCCTTCTATGACTGCAAAATTTACAAAAAACAGAACTATATCAACAGATACTCTAAATAAAGTCTGCGAATATCTCCATGTCCAACCAAGCGAAATTATGGAATGGATTCCAGATGCAGACTACAACAAGGCAAACGAACAAATTGCCTCAATAGACGCACAAATTGCGGAGCTAATGGCAAAGAAAAAAGAATTGCAAAAATAGGAGGACAACTATGACAGTCGAAGATATGCGTCAATCAATGACAAAGGCAAATGTATACACAAAAGCAGATATAGATAAAATCTGTGAACTTGAAAAGGCATATCAAGAAGAATGCCAGGAGATAGCTGAACAATGCGAAGCTGAAGGCTATCCATCCAACGGAAGTAACTACGAACTCCGTTGCGAAAATGCAAGAGCTTATTACGATGAGCAGATTGCATATATAGATGCAAATTATAGTTTTGAAGACTAACTGCGTCAAATATAATAATCAAACCACTAAGCACCCAAACGCAAACCACATAGGGTGCTATTTTTATACCCAAAATCAACCAAAGTCAAGGAGGAAAATGCAAAATGTATATCTTTGAAGCACATTACACAAACATGGATACCGAAGAAGAAATCACAAGAAAAATCGAAGTTGATAGTCAAGTCGTAGGTATAGAAAAAGAATGCTATATCTATGCAATGACAAAGGCATATGAAAATAAAAAAGCAAATGAATGCCTTGCTTCAATAAAATTTATAGCATGTTAGGAGGCAGTCACAAAATGAAAGCAAAAATTATATATATCATTATCACATCAGCACTCATATTGAGTGCTTTTTTAATAGGCAAAAATATGCCTAGTAAATACAGTTACTTAAATTTAAACAAAATAACATCAGTAACGCAAAACGGAAACAACATAACAATCTATACAGATACAGATTGCTATGATTTCACAATAACAAAATAAGAAGGGAGAATATTAATATGTCAAGAGAAATGTATAACTACAACGGAAAATGAAATATCACGCATAATGCGTGATGCAAGACTATCACAGGAGGTATAAGGCAAAATGGAAGCATTTAATTTTAGAATTATTAAGACAGCAAACGGAGCTGAAATAATAGACAATACTTTGTCAACTCCGTACAACTCATTAACACCTATTCAGATGATGGATTATATCAATGTAGAAAACAGTCTGTATTTTGCAGAAAGACAAAAGAGATGGAAGAAGGCAGCTGAGCCAACAATCATTGGCAAGGTAAAGAATTTTGTAAGGAGGATAATACATGAAGGGATATTATAACGGATTTGCTTATATGGGATTTGTGCCAAGTAAGTATAGGCAAATATCAGCAGTTTGAAAGTGAAAATGCTTATAGAAATTATTTAAGGGAAAGAGGTGAAATGTAATGAAGTATATAACATATGAAGAACCGCTAAAAGGTAAAATAATCACAGAAAAGCAGATGTATAAAGTCTACAGAGACTTAGCAAACAAAACAGAATATCCAGACTTTGAGTGTTGGAAATCAGATATGATCAAGTCAGGAGTGTTTGAAAAGTTTAGTAACTAAACGGCGAACCGAAAGGCAAGCCGTTATTTTTATACACAAAATACATATTAAAAATATTAAAAGGAAAGAGGTAGTTAATTATGTGCAAAATTAATGGGAAGAAGTTAAGCGAAATTAGAATGAAAAAAGGATTATCACGAGAAGAACTGGCTACAAAAATTGGAATGTCTAAGTCATCTATAGAGAAATATGAAATAGGCACAGCCAATCCAAGTGACAAAGTAGTAGATAAAATATGTCTGCTTTTAAAGATAAACAAAAATGATATTGAGGTTTCTGATGTAGGATACAGCTTTACACAAGGCATAAGCAGAACAGTAGATTATGCAAGACGTAAAAAAGACTTTGTTCGTTATTCGACACCACACCAGACAGAGGAATTTGTACAAGCACATTCAAACGCAGAAGAATCAATGGAGGTTAAAGAAGTAGATTGTGCATTAAAGAACTCTTTCAGTATTGCTTCAAAACGATATATTCTTATTAACCCAACATTTATACATATTCCAGATTGGCAGAGAGATACAGATATGGCAAAGGTGCAGGAAATAGCACAGAACTTTAATGAAGATAAATTTGATCCAGTTAAGGTATACAACAAAAACGGAAAACTGTATGTAGCCGATGGCGCACATAGAATAGTTGCATTTGTAATAAATGAAGAAATAAAAATGCTTGTAGAAGTACTTAATTGTTCAGAGTATGAGGCAGTTCTTACATTTTTAGGACAGCAATCAGCAAGAAAGGCAATGACTGTTGCTGATACATATAGGGCAGGTGTAAGGGCAAACATAAGAGAATATATAGATTTTAAAAATTTATTTGAATCTTATAATATTCAGATTGTGACAGATGATGACAAGCTAGAAAACCCAATAGGTAAAGTCACACCATCAAGAACATTGTTGAGGATGGTAAGAAATAATACAGATATATTAGAACTTACAATTAAGACAATTAAAGCCCTTAATTGGACGGGAAGTGAAAAGAATGCATTTACACTTAGAACATTCCATATATTCAAGAAACTGTTTGCAAATTACGAAAATAATACAGTTATTGAGGGACTTCTTATGAATTGTAAGGGAGCTTCATATTTTGAAAATAAGATTGCACCTGTTAAGAGTAATGCTGAAATGTATGATATTTTAGCGAAAGCAATTTGCGAATAAGAGAACATATACATATAAAGCTGCACTATCAGGCTATACGGGTAAAAGAAAGGAAGTGAGATTTATGCACAATTTTAGAAAGTTAAAGCGAATGCGTGAATTTGATGTGATATTACGGAAGAACGGATATACACCTACAAGATGTAAGGGAAGTCATTTCGTATATATCAACAGAAATACGCATAGGATAATGCCTGTTAATAAGGATTTAAACGACATGGTAAGGCAGAGGTTGATTAAAGAATATAAGTTGGAGGTGTGATAATATGAAAGAAAATCATAGAGAAATATTAGTGGTATCAAACGCAAAAGGTAAAAAGTTCTCTCTTATTGAAACAGATAATAATTACATTGTAGCTTGCGGATACTCCGCTTTGGAAAGATGGGGACAGCAGTGGGAACATGGAATATATTATATGTTCTCAAGTGACAAAGAGAAATTAGTTGCACTTAATAAAGCAACTGAAAAGCTGTTTGAAAAAGTAAATAAGAATTATATCCCACGTTGCAGACTTGAAGAACTTGCAACGCAATTTAAAGACGGACTTATTGAAGACGATAGAGAGTCCGCAATGGAATTTTTTAATGAAGTCTGTGAGATGGATGAAAGCGAAAAGGAATTTTTTGGCATTGAAGAAGATAGTCCGATAGTAAACACAAAGTTTGAGAATTCTATGTACAATAAGGGCTATGATGATGGATTTGCAGATGGCACAAATAGTAAGGAGTGATGAAAATGAAAACAATTAAAGTAAATGGTTGCAAAGTATCTTTTGTAGTAACAACATATGCAGATATGTTTCATAGGAAAGCAGTTATTGCCTATACATCAGACGGAGAATGTTATGGAGATGTAACAATCAATATTCCACAGTATTCGCTTGATGAGGGAGAATCATTTTTAAGCGCAGATTGTCCTGATCTTATTGATGCAATGGTTGAAAACGAATACTTGGAAATTACGGATGAGGTAAAGGTAAACTACGGAACTTACAAAGTAGGTAGGTTTACACAAAAGTTTATTGACGAGTTTGAAAAGGCGCAGTAAATGGATAATTCATAAGGAAAGGTAAAGGTAAAATAATGAGTTTTCAGGAATTTGAACGTAAATACTCTTATCTTTTATCTTGGGAAGATGCAGAGGAAAAGGTAGGACGCAGGTTAGATTGGAATAACAATTTTGATTGTTGTTTATATCATGATTTGTTAGTAGAAGCTGTAAATGAAAAGTAAACAATGAGTGTTTCTTATGGATTTTAAGAAAGGTAAATGGTGATTAAAAATGGATGAAAACATTGTATTAGACAGAGTTACAAATGAAAATAAAAGTAAATGTTGCGATTTTGTGAAATGTAATAACTGTGGAAGAGTAATGTTGATAAATCATGGATATGATACTTGTCCCGAATGTGATTGTAAGGGAACTTTATCATGGGTGGAAGAAGATTTTGAGGAAATCAATTATGATAATGCGCCAGATGTATTGGCAGGAATGGGATATACATTATGCGACACAGAATAAAGAAATTTTGTGTATTTCTTTTGGAGGTATAAATGGAAGTTGGAACTAAGGTAACAATGAATAGTGATGGGCAGAAAGGAATTGTCTTTGATTTATGGAATCCTCATTTGATAAACTCCAATGTTTTCAATGCCAATGCACCTACAGGATATAAAATATTACTTGAAGGTGGAAGCACGAGAATATGTACAGAAGATGACTTTAAAACAAGTGAGTAGATACGTTTTTCATTAGAAAGGAGAAATAAAAATGGCAAGAACAAATTTTGATATTATTAGAGGTTTAATGATTGCAGATAATACTCTTGACTCTTGGATTTGTGAAACAGAAGCAGAAGAGAAAAGAGATTTGACAGCAGAAGAAGAGAATGCATATATTCAGAATACTGTGGATATATGTAAAGAGATAATGCAAGATTTGTCTTGTAGTTTAGTGGAAGCATATAAAGAGATTTCGGAGTAAATAAATGCGTGTTTCATTAAAAGAAAGGATGGTCAATTTTATGACAAGAGATATATCAAGTAAGGCAAAACCATGTCCGATGTGTGGCTCAAAAAGGATTTATATGGATGAACCGAATTATGATTTGATGTTTTCTGTAAAGATACAATGTGCCGATTGTGGGCTAAGTGGATATAAGAATTTTACTAATAAAGCTAAAAATCCGATAGAAAAAACTATTGATTATTGGAATACAAGAGCTTATGAAAAGTAAACAATGCATGTTTCGTTAGAAGAATGGAGTGGTGAATTATGCTAAACGCAACGAATTGGAAAGAATTAAAGAAGCAGTTACGACAGATACAAGGTAAAGCAGTATTCAAATTAGAGCGTGTTAATAGTTTGAACGATGGAACATTTTATAGAGTGTTGCACCAGGTAAAACCACATGAGCTAGTTTTCTTTGATGGAAAACAGCCAGTGTATTTACAAGTAGACGCAAGAACGGAAAGTGAAATTGAATACTTTAAGAATGGGTTCAAAATTGCAAATTGTACCTATACATTGAATAGAATTATGGAGGTGTAACCATGAACGATGTACAGGAAGAATGGGAGAAAATGAGAATTGCATATCAGATTAGATATGCAAAAATGTATAAAAAGGTAACAGACAATGAATTTAATACTGATAATCACGGAGCATTACTTGAAATGAGTTACGTGTTGATTGAAGTGTTTGGGTTAACTGATAAACAGGTTCAGGAAATTGAAAGAAATGATGGATTAATGAATGCAGATTTAGAATCAGACTAAATTCGCATTTACTTTGGAAAGGATAGTAGATAAATATGTATAGTGGTATAGTTGTAAAACCTTATTGGGGTTTTAAAGTTGGAGATAGGATATACTTGAGAGAAACAAATATTACATTCAAATGGAGTGCTGATTTATATAGGTCAGAGGACTTATCATCATTTGTTGTTACGGTATGGGACATTGATGAATTTAGAGAGTGTGTAAAATTAGATTGACTGATGAAAATAGTCATTTGCTTAGAAAGGATGGTGGATAAATATGTATAGAGTTGAATGGTTAGATATTGATGGAGAACAAAAAGTAATGAGGGGCTTTAAAACAAGTGAGGAAGCTCATGAGTGGATTAGAACGCATCATTTTGATATGGATTTTGAAATGCCGATGGTGTTTTATGACGGAGAATAAGCAAACTAAACTAAGATTTTTTAGGAAGGAGTGAAGGGAAATGGCAAAATATACATGTAGCAAGACAAAGGATGAAATTCTTGAAATTATTTCAGATGAATTTAGAAAAGTAAATAAAGATTATGATGATGCAATGCAGAACGACAATGATAAACTAAAAGAACGGAATCAAGGTAGATATGTAGCAATGTTTGATTTGTTGCATAAGTTAGAGATTTATGAAAAGGAGTGAAGCGAAATGACAACTATTGAAAAATCAAAAGAGGACGCACAGAACTTAAATGAACTCACGGATCATCTGATTAAATTACTTGAATCGGATGATAAGCGGTTCTCATTTGAATTTTGTGCAGGTGGTACAATGGAGATTTACGATAAAGAAAAAGAAATCGGTTATGCGGTTCACATTGCACCGATTGAATATGACGAAAACGGAAAAGCAATAAATTTATAGTAACCGCAAAGGCAGTTAGGAGAATAAATACCTAGCTGCCTATTTTATTACAAGAAAGCGAGGAATGAACATGAAACAATTTGATTTACCTGTAGTAAATGATATACGAAAATCATTTTACGGAAAAGCGAAAGTAACAGAGTTAGACAATGGAGACATTGAACTGACAAGCTACAATACAGTCGTTTGCAGAATACATAATGGAGTTTTTCAGAGATTGTGGAATGGGTATTCAGCAACGACAATGAGACATATCAATGCTTTTATTGGCTTCTATGGAATTGAAGGTGGAGGCAAAGCATGGTGGAACAGTTTAGAGATTGCATAAATTAAGGAGGAAACGAATTATGAGTAAATGGTTATATGATCCTGAAACGGATTCACGGAATGGGAAAGAGTTTACTTACAATTTTCCTATACATGAAAATGAGGACTTACTTTTAGGTTTTACATATAGGCAAATTATGGATGAAGTGATTGCAAATTATGGTCACAATGTAACAGAAAAAGAAATCAGAAAACAGGTAAACGAACATCTGGAAATGGTTAAAGAAAATATGGAAGAAAATTTAATATTGTGTATCGACAGTATGTTGAAAGAAATTAAGGAGGCGTAATTATGTATAAAATCATTAACCCATGTAAATGTAAGGTTTACACAAGAACAGGAAACGAAGTAGATAGAAATGCATTTGTGAGAATTGAATATAAAGATTCAAAATTAAGTATGTGTGGTGTAGTTGCGCCATTATCAAACGGAGATTGCCTTGGCTCTGCTGGTCAGTGTGTAGATGAAATTAGAAAAGGTTCACCAACAGATGAGTGGACAACGGAAATGCTTAACAAATTATGTGATATTTGGGATAGATGGCATTTGAATGATATGCGTCCTTATTGTGAACACATGAGAGAACTTGGATGGACAGAACACACTCAGGATAAAGTTAAAATTGAGAAATGGACTTTAACAAAAGAAGCTTGTCAGAAAAAAGATAACGCAAAGAAAAGAGCACTGGAATGTTTGAAAAATGGAGAACCATTTTATCCAACTAAAGAGGAAACAACATATGCAAATATGGAATATTCTATTGATGTTTACAATGATGAAGATATCTTTGAAAAATATGGAAATTTATATAAAAATGCATATGAATTAAAAGAGAAAGATTGTTTAGGACATTCAAATACAGAATATAAGACAAGAGGTTGGATTTCTTATAAAGATCACAAACTCGGTTTTATTGGTAGGGAATGTCCAGTGTGCGGTTATAAATATGGAACTGCTTGGAAAATGGAAGAAGTACCACAGGATATAATTGAGTGGTTGGAAAGTTTACCAGAAACTAAAGTAAAGCCAGCATGGGTATAGGAGGTAAAGAATTATGTTGAAAATTGAAATTAAAACAGGTAATGCAGCGTTTGGTGATCCTTATGACGGAAATGAAAGCAAATATTGGGAAGCTGTTGAGTTAAAACGTATACTTGAAGGCATTTGTGCTAAGTTAGAAGACGGAGTAACAAGTGGTAGTTGCATTGATATAAACGGAAATAAAGTTGGTCAATGGAGCAGATAGGAGTGTAGTTATATGGCAAAACATATTATCGATAAAGATAATACATTAAAAGCATTAGGAAGCATTAACACGTTATTATCTCAGTCGTTACAGATAATAAAAAAGGTAAATGAAGATGAGCAATGGGATTTTTGTACAGATGATGTTTTAGCAAGGCGAGTTAATGATGCTGAAAGATTAATAAAAGAAATATCAGACATTGTATTTCAGAACTAAAATGGCAAAGGAAATTGTAATTTAAAGAGGTAAAAACATATGAATGGATATGAATTTAAAAGAGAAATCGAAAGAATTTTTAAGGTTGCACGAAACATGTACCCTAATGTAACAGATGAGATGCTTGATACAAACGGAGCTATTTATTATATGAATGGCAACGACAGTACACCGTTTGATTGGAATTGCAATAACAGGTTATGTGAATTTTTCATTTTCCATAAAAATGAGACGGGCTTTATCAAGGCATTCGTAAATAGTGACAACACAATTGATATGTACATCTATGAAACAGACGATGCTATGCAGCCGACTTATAAATTTACAGAGGAAATGGAAAAGGTAAAAGCAAGTAGTTTTGCAAAGATTATGAACTATATTGCGGATGATAATGGATTGTGGGATAAGCCGATTGATGAACTTGATTGGGATGTTGATAGTTTAGAGTGTGATGAGATTGATTAGAAATAGAGAATATATTAAGGCAGATGCAAATTATTGTGTCTGCCTTTTGTAATGGAAGGAGTGAATGAAATGATTATATTGCAAAGAGATTCACGGTATGAGGTGGGCGATCCTGATTGTGTGTTCAAAGTAAAATCAGGTGACTTAATTACGCCCATAAAGCGAATTGGATATAAAACTACATTTGATGATTGGAAAGATTACGGAGAAATTACGGATGAAGATATAGAAGATTTATATATTTTCTGTTGTCCTAATAACAATGAAACTCAAACAGAAGTTTATATTTCAATTTGTTCAAATTGGGATTTGATTTTTGTTGGTAGGTATAAAGGTGTTTTCTTTGATAATACGGAGGCTATTACAGCAAAGATTAATGCATGGATTAACAATAATATGGAGGTGTGATTATGAACACATTAGAAGATATTCTAAATACATTAGGAAGTAAAAAACCATTCTTAGACAAGATAATAATTGATGAAGATGGTGGAAGGCAACCATTCACTAAAGGCGGTGCTAAAGCATATGAAAAATTGACAGAAATCTTATATTCGGTTGGAGAACTTACTAACACAGATATGAATGATATTGTTGAAGAATTAGATAGTATAGCAAATCAAGATATGTAAGAGGTAAGCGAAAATGAAAATTAAAGGAAATGAAGTATTATGGTTATCTGAAAAAAGAAAATGTAGCTGTAACATATGCACAATTTGATTTAGGTGAAAAATATAAAATATTCCATAAGGTAAAATACGGAGACAATTCTATATGGGAATACAATATTGACTTTGGAACACAAAGCGAAGCAATTGGATATGCAAAACAGATTTTAGATACAGAGATTGAGAGGTGAACGAAATGAAAATGCATAAAATTTATGGCGTAGATAAAAATATCTGCACAGCAGAACAGAAAATTGCATACAATTATGCTTTCAGTCATCGTAACTGGTTGGAAAAGATTTATAAGTCAGATAGCACAGAAGTCGTTAAAAGCGAAGCATATCAAGACGTAATTAGTTTAGTAGTGAAATGTCTCAAAGATAATGAAACTGATAAAAGATACAACATTGATGCAGTTATTCATTGCTTTAGAAATGGAATTGAAAATTATATGAAGCAGCACTCAATTATTAATTCTTATGAGCAAATAGGGAAAACATTTGTGTGTTTATATGATATTGAATAGAGGTGATGAAAATGAGAATTATTAAATATACAACACATCTTGATGAAGATAGAAAACCTAAACTTGTAAAAGAAAAAGCAAGTAATTATCCAAAAATATGTAGTTTAAATAGTCCACAAAAAATTGTAGATATGATAGATGCAATATATAATGCAACTGTTCTTACAGAAGAGTATATGTGGTTAATTGCATTAGATACAAAATATGCTCCAATAGGTATTTTTGAAATATCACATGGATTATTAAACACTTCATTAGTTTCACCAAGGGAAGTATTTATGAAATTATGTTTATGTGGTGCTTATGGATTTGTACTTGTACACAATCATCCATCGGGGAATAGTTATCCTTCTAAAGAAGATAGAAAAGTAACAGAGAGAATGAAACAGTGTAGTGAACTAATGAATATTAATTTAGTTGACCATATTATTGTAGGTAATGGATATTATTCATTCAAAGAAAATAACTAAAAGAAAGGTTGGTAGATAACTATGATGAAATTTACAATGAATGCAAAGGATTTAAAGACAATGATGGAGAAGGGAATGGCTGCAATTAATAAGAAGGCAACTCTCTCAACACTGACAAGATTATATTATCAGATAGACGAAAATGGAATCCTCAAAGTTTGGGGAACTGATATGGAACATTGGGTAGAAGTCAGAACAGATAATGCTTATGATACTCAGCCAGGAGTTCTTGGAATTGATGTAGATGATATTAAAATTATTTCAAAAATGAGCGGTGAAATTACATTAGAGGATGTAACTACAGAGGATATGGAAATAGGCAAAATCAATATTAAGTGTGGAAAGAAAATTGTTACAATTCCACGTTATCAGAATACAGACATATTCCTTCCGTCAATGGATGAAAGCGAAAAGAAAATTATGTCTGTAAAAGAGAATTGGTTACTTGAAACACTTGTTAATCTTAATACATATACAGCAGATGATGACAACCGAAAGATAATGCAGGTGTTCAATTTTAATACAAAGTTAAAGAGAATTGAAGCCCTTGACGGTCATAGGATTGGAATGAGAACGCTTGAAAATCAGACTATTTATGAGACAACGGAAAGTCCATTTGATACGGTAAAAATTCATAACAAGTGTGTTCCTGTATTTAAAAAGCTGATGGATAAGAAATCTGAAAAGGAAATTGAAATCTATCAGGATAAGAAATATATCAAGGTTGAAGGAAATGATTTTACATACATTATCTGTAGAATTGACGGAGAGTATTTCAAAGTAGATTCAATGCTTAATATGTCTGATGATTATAGATTTGTACCTGATAGAGAACAGATTCTTGAAGCAATGAAGTATGATGCAGAATTAAGAAAAACATCTGGTGCAGATAAGAAACCAGTCGTATTACATAGTGAGAATGGAAATTTATATTCATACATTGCAGCAGGTAAATATGAGGCGTTTGATGAATTTGAGACAAGCGAAAATAATATGAAAGACAACTTCTATATTGGTTTTGATCCGCAGTTCCTTACAGATGCATTTAACATTGTTGATTCTGATAAGCCTTTATGTTTTGGTACAGGTAACAAAGCACCATTACTTATCAATGGAGATGAATACAAGATTTTAGTATTGCCTGTAAACATTGGAAATGATGATTATAGTGCAGAATTTACAAAGAGAATTAGAGGTGAGGTGGCATAAGCCACCTTACCTTGAAAAAGTGAGGTTGATTGATATGGTAGAAATCAAAATAGATAACACAGGCGATGGAACATGGTGGCTGTACAATAGTAATCAGGGCTGGAAAGATTATTGTGGTTGTGAAAACTTCGATGAACAGGTTGTTCTTACAGGTAATAGAGATTTTACAGGATGTACTGAGGCAGAATGGTATCAGAATGCAAAAAAGATTTTGGACGATATTGATTGTTATGACGAATATCCAACGGATGTATCTGATGAAGTGAATGAAAAATTAAAAGAAATGTATGATAAATGCAGATGTACAGAAGATATTCTGGTTGATGTAATTAGACTTCTTTATCCAGAAGACACCTTTAAAACTGGAACAATCAGAGGGTATAGCCAAGGAGATTGGCAAGATTACATTGTCATGGGAGATGTGGATACAGATTTACTTGAAGCAATGTATTTTGGAAAGATTTCTGATATTACAGTAACAACGGACGAAGAAGAATTTGGAGATGTAATCACTCATGATGAACTATGGAGAGCAGAAAGAGAAGAGGGGTTAAAAGAATTTTTCAGAAATCATTACGAACTTGATAAGGATGAAGAAATTCATGTCTTATAGGCAGACGGATATAAGCAGGTAGTTGATTGGAAAGCAGTTGGATAAAACCAAAAGAAAGAACTGTTTACAATGAATAGGAGACAATAATTATGGAAGAAAAAGATATTAGAATTTGTCCAGTATGTAATAAGGAAGTAGAAAGAAATGATATGAATTTCACAAGAGACTGTCATGGAATCACTTTTAGATTAGTGTGTAATGATTGTTGGGAAAAATTAATGGAAAAGGGATATGACGGTCAATATTATAGTGAAGCTGATGAATGTATTGATGAAGATTATTAGGAGGTAGCGTAATATGACATACTATGAAACAAAAATAGGAAAGATTATTGAGGAAGAGTTCGATTCACGAATGGGAAATGCAGTTGTTTCTTATATCATGGACAAAGGTATGAGCAACGTAAAGGAGATTACTGACGAGCAGATTGAAAAACTCGAAGGCAACGGATTAATGACTCAAGATTTTATCCAATCATTAGTAAGATGTGCAAGACGTATATGTAATGAATGCAAATGGATTGAACTGATAGAGTTCATTAGATTGCATTTATTGTGTACTCCAACAGTACATAATGTGTATTTATATAAGGAAGATTTTACTGATGAATCGTTTGCAGAGTTACTTAAAGATTTGGATCTTGATGAAAGCGAAGTGGAAAATGAAATTAAGTTATTTGCTGTTGTTGATAAGGATTGTTTAAAGGAGTGATTGAATATGTTAAATCAGAATTGGTTTCAGGATAAAAGATTTGTAATGTTTGAGGGCTTTGCGGAAAGTCAGAGTTTCTTTGACACAGAGACTAAGAATATTTATGTTGTATCAGAAGAATATGGACAGAAGGGAAGTAATATTATTCAAGAAATTACACCTGAGTCATTTGAATACATTCCTAACTATAATAGATATAAAAAGTTTATAGGAATTAAGAAAAAATATACACTAACTTATACAGCACAAGTTGATCAAACAATCGAAGCGAGTTCTTTAGAGGAAGCGAAAGAAATAGCAAAGAATGGATTGGGCGAATATGAAAATCAAGCTTTTGAAAGCATTTATTTATCAGAAATCGCTATTATAACAGATAAAGACGGAAACGAAGTATAAAGGAGGTTTAAACCATGGATGTATTAAGAGTTGAATTAGTAAGAGAAATTGGAAATGTAAAAACATATAAAATTACATATGAGGAAAGCGAAAGCATTGAAACAAGACTTGTAGGTAGAACATTTAATTATGATGAAGATGCAGAAAAATTTCCAGAATCTGTATTAGATTTTGTAGAGAATTGGATTTTAGGAGATTTATAAAGGAGCGTGATTAATATGATGACAAAAGAAAGATTTAAAGAGACAAATTGGAAAATGAGTTATGAGGAATATCAGAAATGCGATTGTACTGAATGTAAAAGAGAAGAATGTCCACACAGAGGAGCATATAGAAGAGTACCTGAAATTGATGGTGGTCTTGGTTTGTGTCCTAATTTGAAGGGAGATTGATTAGCATGTATAGAGTATATCAATTAACGGATGAAGAGAAAGATAAAATTGTGCGATGTCGTTGGGATGGAGATACACATTACTATGATGTATTTGAATCACAAAAAGAGTGCGATGAAGAACAGAAAAGACTAGATAAAATTGAAGTAGAATATAAAAAACAGAAAGCTGATTATTTGAAAAATTATAAGGGAGAGTGATTGAAATGGTACAACCTACAAGCGGATTTCATGTCTATTCAGATTTGAATACATGGATTGATTTTATGATTGTAATTGATATAGACGAAAGTTTTTCAAAGGTAGAAAAAATTATAAGTGAAGCAGAAGAAACTTATTGGACAGACAAGGATGCTTATAGTGAAACAATGGCAGATTGGATTGGCAGCAAATTAGAAGAGAACAATATTTCGTTTGAGATTTTCTTTAAAAATGAAGAAGAGGAGGATGAGTGATATGACATTGGAAAATGTAAAAGAAGTACAAAGTGCATTAGATGTGATGTGTAAATATTGTGAGCAGGGACTATGTGATATGTGTCCTGATAGAGAAACGTTACGGAAGGTTAAAGAAGCATATGAAAATAGAAAATTGAAAGAGCGTCCCAATTATTGTGGAATTGAAGATATTAGATATATTTCACACGGAGAATGGGCAGATGCAGAACTTGAATACAAGGGGAAATTATTCAATGAAAATGTGGTGTCCGATGTAATGTGGGAAAGATTTATTGAAGAATTTCCTGATAAAGATGGAGATTATGAAGCGTTTAATCAGTACATGTATGATAATAAGGATGAAGTGTATGAATTATTAGAAGATTGGAGTGATTAAAATGTGTAAACATAAATCGAAGAGACTATGAGAGTTTGAACCGACTCTCAAGGCAAATGGCTATCACGAAATTAGAAGTCGTGGTAGTCATTTTATTTATGGGAATGGAAAGAATCAGATTACAGTGAATAAGGATCTGAATAAGATGGTACAGTTACGGTTGATTAAAGAGAATAACTTAGTGGAGGTGAGATAGTATGTGGCAGCATATAGAATTTATTGATGGTAGCAATCCATATATCAGTAAAACAGAAAAGGATTTTAAACGTATGAGTGAACAGTATTTGCTTATACCTATTAGCGAAAACTTTTGGAAGGCAACTGATAGAGTATTCTATAAAGTTGTTGGGTTTCCCGATAAAGACAAGAGAGCAACATTTGATAGAGATTACAAGTCAAAAGCAGGTGCAATGAATGTTATCCGAAAGATGATTAAGGAAAAGAAATTTGAATGCATTGTACTTAGAAAAGAAATTGAGGATTTGCGGAATGATGAACATTTTGATATTTCAGTGAGTACACCTATTAAAACATGGAATTTAGTATAGATTGGAGTGATGGAAAATGAGAAGAACAACTAAAAAAGAACGAAAAGAAAATGCAAATAGATTTTATAATATGTTTATGAATAGTAATTGCAATCAGGCAGCTATTGTTGTTGAAAGAACAGAAAGTAGTAACCCGAATATCAATAGGTGTAGATTCATAGCAGTTCCATCAACACTTGCATTTATGGAAAATCCAATAGTAATTGCAGAGTCTGTATCTGGGATTACAGGTTGTTTTATGGAATTATTAGATAATATTAAGCCAAGAAGAGGAACAGAAAAAACATATTTTGATGATGGTTTTAATGATTGGCTTGAAGAAATGTATAAGTTCAGAATTACATATAATGATGGACTTGTATTTATGTTGGAAAAGAATATTGAAGAAGCACAGTAAATAGCAATTTCATTTTAAGATTGGAGAGTGATTATATGTTAAAGAAGAAACTAAAAACTGGTTCTGTAATTGAGGCATGGAACTATGATACTGGTATTTATACAGGAATGTCAATTAGGGCTTATGACAGAATGACATGTAATTCAAAGTCAATAGTTTCTGTAGAAAGTGTAGATTTTGCTGATGGAATTGTAAACAGAATTATTGTCAATAAAAAGAAAGCTGAAAAATATGGATTTAGAATTGTAATTGACGAAGAAAATTAAATAGAAAGGATGGTTTATTTTATGAGATTACATCTATTTTATCTCGACAACAATTGGAAGAAACGTGGTGATTGTGCCAACAATTATAACCTCATCGTTGATATGGAAAATAAAACATATAAGGTATATACGAATGCTTTTTATGGATATTATCATCCAGAAGATATTGAGATTAAAAAGAGATCAGATATTGAAGATTACATAGAGTATTTAAAGAGAAATGGATTTGCAGAAATGGAGTAATAAATTATGATTAACAGAGAAGATTATGATTTTGCAAAAGGAAACGAATTGTACAATAAAATTGTTAGAGTGCTTACAGATTTTGAAAGTAAAGAAGACAATGAGGAATTAAACGCAAATGAAGCGGATATGTACGAAACATTGTGCGAAGCTCAAAACTTCATGGAAGAAAATTTTGAGTGGATTTCAAAGTAAAGAATGTTTGCAGAGAAACCACAGAACATTAATAGTTTTGAAAGCTATCTTGAAAATTGTTTTATAAGTTGGAAAGATAAATTTGCAAATACACCCGAAAAGATGATTGAAGATATGAAATATTTTGCAGAAATGGAGGTATAAGATATGCACATTCACACAATAGAAGAAAATTATGAATACAGAATGGAAAATATAATGCAAAAATTTGTCAAGGATTATGAGCTTGAAGAATTAAGTGCGGAAGAATTGCAAGATAAAATATGGTCAGAATATGCAGAAGAATTTGCTCATGCAGTGTTACAAGATATGAACGATTTTTCAGGTGATGAATTATTTGAGATTGGAGAGTGATTTATATGGACAAGAAAAGTGAAGAATATTTAAGTCAGTATATAAAACTTACCGATAAAATCAAACAGAAAATAGAATCCCATGCAAATAGATACAATTTCAGAGCAGAAATATGTGCATGGTATTCAGGTTGGGAAGATTTTTGTTCAGATTGGTGTGATGGATGTGGTTATACAAGAACAGAAGCACGGAAATTATATCATGGTGGTATAGGTGAATTTATGAATTTACCTAATGGAAACGGAATTATTAGATTTGTTATTTAGAAAGGAAGGTTGATGATTATGTTAAAAGCAATAAATATTAAATGGGATACAGACGGAGACGAAGAAGTATTACAGGATTTGCCAACAGAAATGATTGTTCCTGATGATACAGAGTTAGTAGATTTATACAATAAAGATCGTGAATATGCGATAGAAGAGATTTCTGATTGGTTGTCTGATGAAGTTGGTTTTTGTAATAATGGTTTTGAATTAGTAAAAGAGAATACACCTGAATCGGTAGAATCTGAATTGTTTGATTTCTTTATAAATGAAATAAATGAAGATTCTGATATTGAACGAGTTAGAGTATTCAAAGATTATTTAGCGACAGCAGACAATGGAGTTATTATTGATTGTAGTAATGGACAGCAGATTAGATTAACTATTCAAGTAGATTAAAGGAGTGATGATATATGGCAGAGAATTTAGAAATAAGTTATGGTATCCCTAGTATAGAACACATTAAGGCATTATACGATGAGGTTATAACATTATTAAAGCAGTTAAAAACAAAAGCAGATGTAATTGAGTTTGGTGAAAAACATAAAGTTACAATGGAAATCAATTATGACTTGGCTAAGTTGTATGATGAGAAAGAGCCTATTGAAGTTATCCGTTGTGAAGCATGGGGTGATTTAGATTATATCTATTTCTATACAAACGGAGTTAGTCCTATGTTTGATGTCTGGTGTGATTTTGGTGACTTTGATTTTATTGACGGAATAAATATTGAAGATTTAGAAAAGTCGTACATAGAAGGAGTTAAGATGCTATGGTACATGAACGAGACAAGAGGGGATGATTTAAAAGCAATAGTTGAGATATTACATAATCACGGAATCAGTTATGATGAAATGGAGACTAATTATGAACTGAATAAAAATGTAATTGATAAGTGCAGAAATTAAATAGAAATGGAGTGACAAACATGAATTATACTTATTTTGAAAACAGAATTGAAAGAAGCCCATTAGGGAATATGGGGTTACAGTTATTAGAAGCTCAAGAGAAATTAGTTTCTCAGGAATATGAAGTTGAGAATCTTAGAATTAAAGCAGCTATGTATAAAGCATATTTCTTTCGTAATTCCATATTAGCAGAAAAATTACAAAAACAAAGTGAAGAAAACAGATATGCACTTATTGGAGAGTTTGATGGTTTTTCATGTGCAAGTTGGAGAGCTAATGCTGTATATAGAACGCTTGAAGATATGTGCGATGAAGGATTATTAACTGAAAAAGAATATAGAGAATGCAAAGTATGAAATGGAGTGATGAATTATGGCAAAAACATTAAGAGATTTTTGGAATAAGGCAGATGGAGTTTATGATTTTGTAGATAAGAATGGAGTTTCTATTGATGATATGAATTATCCATTAGAAACAGAAGTGTTAAATGAACGGTTGATTGAAGGTGAACAGTATGAGATTACATTAAATGTAAAAGTAAAGGAGTGATGAAGTATGCAGATTGTAAAAGAAAGTATTATCAAGAAACATTCATATGAAAATGGAGAGCATACCTCTTATACAGAAAAAATAGAACAATACCATTATGACTCAAGAGAGGAACGAAGTGAACATGCAAAGCAAATGACTGAAAAAGGATTTAAAGATAGTGGTCAGGTTAAAGAAAATGTTGGTACGATTATGAATCCAGAGTTGGTCTGGTTTGGAAGTTACTATAAATATGAAAGAAATTAGCCAAGCAAACAAGAGTTTCTTTGGAAGAATGGAGGAAAAATAATGGAAAAAGCATTTAATGAATTATATAAAAAATACGGATTTAACAATCCGAATAAATCAAGGGATGATTTATCAGAAGATGAAGAACGCAATTTTATCAAGGATTGCTTTGATACATATGAACATATCGGATTTGCAGATACATTTGGAACTCCATATACAGGAGAAAAGAAGTACGTAGGTATGAAATTCACGGTACTTGGTAGAGTAAAAGAGATTACGGAAGACAAAGAAAATGGTGCTGATTTGGAGTGTTTACCTATGTGGAATATCCAACTTGAAAACGGAAATATAATGGCTGCATATCCAGAAGAAATATGTTTAGCTGAAAGAAAATGAAATGAGGAATTACTAGGAAGGTGAAATTATGAGTCAAAGCAATTACGAAAAATATGCAGTGGTTAAGCAACAGGAATTATTACACAAGGAGAGAAATTTGCAGCAAGCTATTAGTTGTCTTAGAGACAGAAGAAAATTTGCTTCGTTGCAATCTATTGATAGTGCAATAGATTTTGTTGCTGATTTATATGATTTGTCTATTGATGAAATTAAAAGAGCAATGGATGGAGAAGAATATTGGTGTGTATAACTATTAAATAATTGTATACCTGGAGGTTATTATGACACAGAAAGCACAAGAATTATTTGAACAATTTCTTAAAGAGTATTGTGATACAGGATATATGTATTCTGGTATGATGCTTTATGAACCAGGACATATAAGAGAATATAGAGAACTTGAAGAATTAGGATTAATTCAAAAGAGAAATTGTGAAGGTTTCGCTTATGAACTAACAGAAAGAGAAAGACATAAGCTTATAACAGACAATAATCTTGAACAATTATGGGAAAAGAAAGCCAGTTGTTTTATGGTAAATGGTAAATTTGAGGAAATAGAAAAAGTAATGAAACGATGATTTACTGATAAGATTGGAGGAAATATTATGGTACGAACTTATAAAGAAGCTCCAACATTAAAGGAGTTATTAAATAGCCGAAAAGAAAATCATGCAAATTCAATTATTGTTGCTACTAAAAATAAAGACTTATTCAAAGGTGATATATCTGAATTACCGGAAACGTTATTAAATACTCAAATTTTCGCATGGGATAAAAGAGACGGAATATATATCACAATTGAGTAAAGTTTGGAAGAATGGAGGAAAACAAATTATGATTAATATAGTTGTTATCAATTGTGATGGAAAATATGTGGAATATGAATGGGATTCAAAGAAAGCATTTGTACGGGATATGCAAAGTAATAATGAAAATATTCCAATGCTCGATGATCCTTTAGCAGAAGTCAACACACAAGACGATAATTTACAGTTATGGTGGAGAAATACAGATGGAATGACTGTAGACGATTTGTTAGAAGAATGTAAACAGGAATTAAATTAGATTGGAGTGATTAGAATGGATTATAAAATAGGTGATGCAGTAAAAATATCTGTTTATGTAACAGAAAAATGGGACAGATTAGTTACTTGTAAAATCACCAATAAGTATATAAGAAATAATACTACTTATTATTCTTTGCAAGAGATAAATGGAATTTATAGAGTAAGTAACGTAAAAGAAAACCGATTCATACTTGATTAATATGAAACGGAAATCTAACGAATCGGCTATTTAGTTAGGAGTGATAATATGAACGAAACGCAAGAAAAGATATGTGGTTTATTGGAAAGTTATTTAGAATACTGTAGGACAAACGGATATACAGAGTTTGAGGTATGGTGTGAAGATAATATTGATACTATTAATGAGAATGCATTAGTACAAGATATATGTCAGGAAGTAAACCATATAGCTGATAAATTATTTGAATAGAAAGTGAGGAAATAATATGGTAAGAAAAATTAACAATAGATTGTATAAAGTTAATACATATGCTTCTGCACATATTATTGAAGTAGATGATAATTATGATGAAGAAGTACAGAAACTAAGAAAAGAAATCAAGTTTGACAGTATTGGATACAAATTGAACTTACTTGTATATCTTGCCACATTAACGGTACAAGGATATGCAATTTTAAGCGTAACAGAATTTAACATTGATGGAAGTAAGCCTAGAGTTGCTTATGCAAGTAATAAAGATTTCAAGAAAATTGTTAAGTATTATTCTAAGAAGAAAGCATAGAAACGATTATTTAAATGGATGGTGATTATTATGACAGTAGAAGAATTTTGCTTAAAACATACGCAGGTTGGAGAGCTAATTGTATTTAGAAAGGATGGATGGATCAGCGGTTCAACATGGATTGATCATGAAGATTTATTTGCAATTCCAGAATCTTTTATAAACAAAATTGTAAAAGATAATAGCTGGCAGGAATTAACCGTCACAACAGAACACGGAGATAAAGTTAGTGTTCCTTGTCATGTTGTAGATTTCTAAAATATAATGAAACGGAAATTTCAAAAAGGGGGGGAAGATGAAATGACAATCAAGGATGTAAAAGAAGAATATAAAAATAAATATATAGAATTAGAAGTATATGAAGCAGTGAGTAATGGAAAATATTATCCTAGTAATTTTCATACGGATAATTGCAGATCATTAGGAGAAGATTCACCATATGGAAACTATACTGAGGATATGGAAGTAGGTCTATATGAGCTGATGGATGAAGAAGAATACAATAATACTATAATGGCAAATTGTGATATTTATGCAGATTTTGAAGATTGGTATGGTGATAAATATGCAAAAGTATTATGTGTTATGATTAAGTAAACAATTAGATACTATTAGAAATGGTGGTAAAATTTATGGATAGGAAAGAATATTTATTAAGACAGGTACTAAAGTTATTTAAGCAACAAAAAGAAAGTCGTTATGTTTTAAATATTGAAGAGATGACTGTTATATACGATGGAACTGAATGTAATGGAAGTTGTCTTTGTGATGATATTATGGAAGAATTAGGAATTGACAGCTTAGAAGATATTGAGGATGAGAAATAAAGTGTGATATAATATGTAAGAAAGAAGGTTGATGAATATGGCAGGATATAGCGGATGGTCAATGAGTAACAATGCGGTTGATGCTTATTCAAATGGGGAGAAACCATTAAGTAAATGGACAAAGGCAGATATTTTTGATACAATAGAAGAACAGGAAATTGAGTTAAAATGCTCAATGGAAAAATTTAAGAAGCTACCTGTGAAAGTTTTAAAAGAAGTTTGTTTGAGGTATTCTTCGTGGCATCATACAAGCAATCATTATAATCAGACAGATTTTTATTCTTTGGATATAAGCAGAATAGAAAATTTAACAGATGAAAAAATTGATAGATTACTTGCAGATTACAAGGCAGAGAAAAAGAATGAAGAAAAGCCTACTGAAGAGAAATGGAGATGTGTTTTTTTAGAATGGTCTGGAACTAGAAAACATCCAGTTGCAAAAGAAATAGTTGAAGAGGGTATTGTAAAAGGCGATTGGTTTTATCGTAAAAATGGAACTAAAAAGAAAACAACAGCAAATGGGTTTGAATTTATTAAGAAATTGGAGGAATGATAATAATGGCATTTATAAATGAACAAGGAATAAAAATTAGCTTTGAGTGTTCAGATTTAATCAAAGAACTTAAAGAAGATATTACTGAATTTGGTGGCGACACAGTTGTTGCTGTTTGGTGTAAGGATAATTCAGGAGTTACATTATATGTAAATTATGATTTTATTAATAAAGATCAGCCAATAACTGAAAAAGAATTAGATAAAGATGAATACATACAGAAAATGACAATGAGTGCATTATTAATATTACTAGAAAAACAAAACGAAATTTTGTAATGAAAAATAAAATACAATATTAATTAAATTGAGACGGATAATTATATATTATCTGTCTTTTTTATTGGATTGGAGTGATATTATGAGAAGAGAATTTAAAGTAAATAGAACAAAATGTACGATAGTAAATCGCAATACTGGCAATATGGAAATTAACAAACATAATCAAAAATATGAAGTTAGGTGTTTTTCACAAAAATATAATGGTTGGATTAGGTTGTGTAGCTGTGCAACTATTTCTGAAGGAAGAGAAAAGGCTGTACAAATATTATCATTAGCGATATAATATGTATATAATTATTTTTGGAGGTACAATATGACAAAATTGGGGTTATTAGAAGCGTTTCAATATGCTGTCGAAACAGTAAATGTTACAAAATTTGAAGAAGCTTTAATAATATTTTCTGTAGAGTATGGTGTTCAGATATCAAGGGAAGCGGCAGAGTTAATTAAAGCTTAAGATGATAATTTGTCAAAAGAAAAATTAAAGGAAATTATGCTAAAGATACAAATGCCAATCTATAATTATGTTAAGACAAATGGCAATGTTAATGAGTTAAAGTGACAAATAGAATAATAGAGAATATAGTAAGAGACTTGTTTTTACAAGTCTCTTATTTTTATGGAAAGAACGGTGATTACTATGTTTGATTACAAAGAATTTAAGAAGGAAATGTCTAAAAGAGGACATGAAGTACATAAACATGGAGATTATATAACTATTGAACCCAATAATAATTATGAAGGATATAATAAAGGATTTTTATATGCATCAGATATCATTAAAGGATTTGAGCATGAATTAAGACTCATTTATATGCATCATTTTAACACTTGGATATATAGTGCAAGATTTAAAATTGTATGATAGAATTAGAATAGTAACAATGAGACGTGAATAGTTAAATAGGAGGATTTAATTTATGGGTACAGTTATAAGTATAATATTTTTAGTATTAATGTTTGCATCGTGGAGAAGTGGTAAGGAAGAAGAGGCAAGAAAAAGAAGAGATATGTATAACAATCTCAATAAAAAGTCTGTAGATGAAATGGAAAAATGGAGAAGATAATATAAGAAAGGTGGTTGATGAATATGTTCGGAGGACTATTAGCATTCTTAGGAATCTACGCAGGAAGTGCTGCAAAGGCAGCGTATGACAATTATGATATGAAGAAGACAACTCGTACAGTTGATAAAGATGGAAATGTACATTATATGGATAGACTTTGCAATGATTACATCAATGGAGAACGAGTAAAAAGAGTTGAGACAACTGATAAAAACGGAGTCAAGTTATATTCTACAGTTGGTGTAAATAGCAGTAAGGTGTACGACACTTCTTATGGAAGAGGTACACAACAGTTATTTGCGATGAGTGAACATGAAAAACAAGATGCAATTGAGCGTGGTAAATTGGCTTATATGCAGTACAATCCCTATTTTGGCAGACAAGTTACAACGGAAATTGCTACTGGTAGAACAATTACTTGTCTTTTTAAAGGTAAAGATCCAGAAACAGGGAAAATGGTTTATAAGAAATGGTATTTCCGTCCAGAATGCCAGGACAAATATGATTGGAGAAATACTGTCAAGGGAGATTATGGCATTGATATCACAGAAGATGAATATAATAAACTTAAAACAGTATTGAGCAGTTATACCACCATACCTAGTGACGGACAAGTGTTAAATAAATTATGGGGATATACTTGTTTTCATTAGTTAGGAGGTCATAAAATGAATAAGCAGAGAAGAGAAAAGATAAGGCAACTCAAAGCAAAATTTCAAGATATACAAACTGAACTAAAGCAGGCAACAAGTGAGTTGTCTTCTATATTAAACGAAGAACAGGACGCATTTGATAATATGCCAGAAGGATTACAAAGCAGTTATAGAGGAATGTGTTCTGAAGATGCAATTGATAGTATGGAAGAAGCGAGTGAGAAACTTGATGAAGTGATTGAGTTGTTAAGTGATATTGTGTAGAATAAATCAATTTGATATAATAAATAATTGTTTTGAAATGTAATTATTTATTTTGGAGGAATCTACAATGAACACAAAATTTGCTATAAAAATTCTATCAATCAAAGATGAATATAATAAACATAAAGAAGAAGACTATTATTATGAAGTTTATCAAAGTAATAAGCAAAAGCGTGTTTCGATATATAATATTGAAAGAGCAAAGAAATTCCAAAGCTCAAGAAATGCAAAGGTACACTTAAAAAAACTTATAGAGGAATGTGTAAATATTGATAAAAATTCAGGGTATATAATAGTGGAAGTTGATGAACAATATAACATTATTTCAAGAGAAAATGTTAATGTACAAAAACTATTTGAAGAAATCGTTGCTAAAAATCCACAATATAAGGGAATTGAATATTATGTTGATAAGCTTAATAAGGTTATGCTAAGACTTCATGTTACTGATTATGATTATAACTGGGATAAAGATTCAGCATATATAAAATTTACTTACAAGGGAGAATTTTATAAATTTGATCACAAGGCAACACCAGAAAATAAATTGACATATGGAACGGATTGCTTAGCACAGCTTGTATTAACATTAGAAGATTTAGCACGAATGTCAGAGAGAAATATTTATGATTTTTCTGTTTGGATATCAGGAATGAAATATTTACCTGAAAAGAAGTTGCTCTCAAAATGTTTTCAAAATCTTGGATTTAAGTATGATTATCCAACAAAAGAGGAATTAGATAAGGCATATAAAGAGTTGTTAAAAATAGTCCATCCCGACAATGGTGGAAGCAGTGAAAGCTTTATTAGCTTAAAAAAGTCATATGAAGAATGCTTGAGACAGATATAAGTAAATAATATTTTTGCATAATAATATAAAAATATTAGGAAATATGGAGAATTTAAATATGAAAATTGTTTTAAATCAAGATCTGTCAGGAAAATTAAAAAATAAATTATATAAAGAAAATAATTGTTTTATAGCAAGCGACAAAAAATGGTATCTTATCCCCAATGAAAGAGAGGTTGTAGGAAAATATGTTGATGAACAAAGTAGTTATGATATAAAAGATTGGCTATCAGATGTGTGCGAAGGCATGGACGTTACAGTTCTAAATAAAACTATATATTTTAGTGAAATGATTGATCCTGTGATGGAAATGATAGATAAAAATTTAGAAGAGGATTTATATTGTGAAAATTGGGATATCAAGCTTTTAGATTATGTAAAAATATACATAATTACAAGTTTTGCGTGTGATTTAGAAGATGATTTAATGGAATTAAAGAATAAAGGATACGATATTAATATTATAAAACAAGCTGTTGATAATGTTCTAAATTAATGAATAAATAATAGTTTCGTGTGCAATGTTATAACAATGTATTGACAGTGATGCAAATGTAGAATATAATAATATTAAAGAAAGGAGTGATATATATGGCAAATACAAATGTAACAATGAGAATTGATGAAACACTGAAAGCTCAATTACAGGAGCTTATGTCAAATCTTGGAATGGACATGACTACTTTCTTTACAATGGCAGCTAAGCAGGCTGTGAGAGAGCAGGCATTACCATTTAAGCCTGATATGAATACGGGAATATATGGCTTGAAATCATATCAGTTAGCAATGAAAAATACAAATTACAATAAAGAAGGGAAAGCGACAATATCTTCTGTTGACGATTGGGCAACTGAATCAGAATGGGATGATATGTTTGAGCAAATGAAAAAAGAAAGAGGTATCGAATAATGAACAAAGGAGAAGTATGGTTTGTTGAATTTCCATTAGAAGAAGATCCAAGTAGAATACTGAATAGACCTGTTGTGGTGCTTGATGAAAATTTACTTGGTGTATTATCTGTCAAAATAACAAAGCATAAGGTAAGAAAAGAAGATCCTTATGATACTCCTATTATCTATTGGGAAGAAGCGAGTTTAAGATTGGCTTCAACTGCGAGAGTATCAAAAGTAACGCTACTTACAAAAGATAGCTTTATATTCAAAATCGGTGATTTGCACAAAGATGATTTGAATAGAATTGAAAACATGTATAGAAAATTTTTAGAAGATAATGGTGCTGTATAAATTATAGCACCATTACTTATTAAAACAGAGAATATTAAAGTAACAAGAAACCAAGTTTTCTTTTGGAAGGAGAATATAATAAATGAAAGAAACAAAATATAAAACAATAAAAGATTTACCTTCTACTATTGAATGTTGGGATGAACACGAAACAATTCCAGTTAATACTGTTTGTAATGTTAAATATTGGGAAGGTTCAGACACTATATGTTATAAAGATAAATTTATATGCGATGTCGATTCAGAGATGGCAAAAGAATATTTTGAAGAAATCGCATAAGTAAAGAAATCTAAGCTTACTTTGAAAGGAGAATATAATAATGACAAAAATTAGGGATATTTTTGGAATGGAACATGAGGCAAAGTTAATAAGCAATCCAAATTCTCCATATTTAGAGTATGAATATAAGGTTATTCAAAGGATGTATAATCCAAATTATGGAGATAACAGAAAATGTATTTGTGGACATTCTTATTATAGACATTTTGATTCATATGAGAATATGGAAGCTTGTGGCTGTAAATATTGTGGCTGTTCAGAATTTGTGGAAGATACTACAGAAATTAAAAACAAAAATCTTCCGTATCATTGTAAATTATGTGGGGCTTATATTGAAGAAGATAATCTTAGTGTATGCGACAAGTGTGCATCAGAATATCAGATATAAAAGCCAAGAAAAATCAAGTTTCAAAGAAAAGGAGAGCAATATGAATATAGAGGATAGATTAAGACAAGAGCATGATCAATGGTATATTGATATTACAGACATTGCGATTGAAATGTTCGGTGATATTGTTGATAAGGTAGAAATTACTGATTTTTATGATTATACAAAAGAAGAAGCAATTAAAGGCGCAAAAGCTCTTATTGAAAAATGGGAAATAAATTCAAAAGATTCTGGGATTACCTTTGATGGAGAAAACATGCTTGTTTCTTTTAAAAATGGAAAGAAAATTGAAATTTGGAACTCTGAATGGGGTGGAATTAAATTTCCAGAAGACAATGAATTTTAATTTTACTATGAAAGGAAAACCTATGGGATATTCGGGAACAATTAAAAATGTTATTACTAATATAACTACTCAAAATGATATATATGTAAATATAACCAGTACAACTAGAATGCATATATATAAAGAAGATCTTGATAAAACATGGTATATAGTTGCTTGCGAAGTTTTAAAAAATAAAAAATATATAGAAGAATCAAATATGTCGGCTTGCAACATAGAAGATTTAAAAAGAATTGTTGGAATTAGCTATGTGCATTGTAATGAAATTTAACTTTCAAAATAAAAAGAGAGAATCATATATAATAATATGGTTCTCTTTTACTTTACATGTTGTATTGTGTGTGATAACATAACGTTTAGAAAGGATGTGGTCACATGAAGGATACATATTTACGATTTAGATGTTCTAATAGAATTAAAAATCTTGTTGAGAAAAAAGCAAGAGAAAAGAATATTAGTGTAACAGCTTATTTAGAGAATTTAATTATAGGAGATGTAAATGATATGATGATAGTTATAAATTTTGAAATTTCAGATGAATTATATAATAGAATGGAAAATGAACCGACATGTTATAAATCAACTATTATAACAGAAAATGTAAGTGATTTTGTTTTATTCACAGATATGAGAGTATATGATAAAATAAGAGAAGAATTTAAGTTTGAGGAAAATAATATTAATTCATATACAATAGAAGAGTGGTTAGAAATAGCTTGTGAAGAAGAGTCTATTAAATTTATGGGAAAAACATATAATTATAGCGATTATATTGAAAGAGCAATGGAAATTGTAGATGATCAAAGAATTGATGAGGAAAGTTATGAAAGATGGGATGAATTGTTAATGAATTATATTAAGATTTCAGTTTGTACTTCAATAGCGGCAGATCTTGAAGATAACTTAAACGAATTAAGCAATATGGGATTTAATATGGGAATTATTAAACAAGGAATTGACAGAGTATTTGGATGATTGTAAATATAGCTTAATTGGAAATGAAAGGAGACAGATTTTTTATGATTAAATGGATTAGTGCAGAAACACCACCAAAAGAATGTAGTACGCTTAAAGAATATTTGGTTACTGTTGAATATGATTCAAACGGGAATATAAAAGGTAGAAGAACAGTCATTATGACATATCAAGAGAGAGGCATAAAGAACACTCCAACATGGTGTTGGCATGATAGAATCGTTTTTTGGAAAGTATTATATTGGGCTGAGTTACCAGAACCATATCAAGACGAGATTTAATCTTAAGTATATGATATTAAATTTTATTGATATTATTTATAAAAAATTATGAGATTTTTCTTAAAATGAACGATTTTAAGTATAAACGGAGAATAATAAAGTGAAACTAAGTAAAATTTATATTTAAGGAGAATTTTAAACTATGTTATTAAACAAAGATAATGCAAGGGATTACTTAGAATGGCAACAGAAGATAGCGATTCAGTATTTAAACAATCCAAACATGTTCTATTATGGACGAAAAGGACATTTGAGAATGGGAAGAGAGATGGGACATGCACTTGAGGGGTATGATGAGGAGGGAAGAAATATTATTATTTCTGAAAGTTACAAAATAATATACATAGTTGCATGTGAAGAAAATAATATAGAGCCGATGGTTACTGAACAAGAATGGCTGGCTCAAATAAATTATATAATAGAAACAAGAAGTCATATATATTATATGAATCTCAATGATGATAAGTAAATATAAATGTAAATTCGACTTTCATGTCTTTTGAAATGAGGTAAAAATAAAAATGATTAAGATTACAGGAAAATCTGGTAAATCAGAGATTGCAAATGCAATTCAGAAATACAATGGAGCTGAAATTTATTCATATTATAATACGATGTTGCCATTTGAGAATTGTTATCATATTAATGATGATGAATGTAGTGTTATAGAATTCTGCGATTTTGTAGTAGATGATGTAAAAGAAAAGGTAAATAAAAATGATAGTCTGCCATTGAATATGATTGTAATTTATACAAACTTATCAGATATGTTTGATGTTAAATGTTTATATGCTTATGCATCAAAACTTGAAGAAGTAGAGGAATTAGTTGGAACAGTTGTTGTAATAAGTCAATGAAAGAATGATTTATTGGGAAGATTGGAAGAGGTGATATAAATGGTAAGATATATGGAATGTTCTACATGTGGCAAGTCATTACTTGAAAATTCAATTATTGTTGTAAGAACTGGGTTTACAGATAAATATTGTTCATATGGTTGTGCAGCAATTGGTAGTGGATTTTTTGAAAATATAAAATTAACTGATGAAATTGTCCAAGAACACAAATCTTGTGATGGAAAAGATTGGCTAATAGGAGATTGAGGTGATATAAATGTATGAAGAAGAAATAAATGTGGCATTGATCTCCATACAACAATTTAAAATTGCATATAGTAATGAAAATGGAGTTATAACTGTTGGTGATATTAAAGATTTAATGGCTAATATAGATACTATAGAAGAATGTGTAAGAAAGCAAAAGAGAATCCCAACAACTAACGAAAGAGAATTTGGCTTATTGGGAAAATCAAAAATTGTACATCGGTGTAGTATTTGTGGTAGTAATGTATATTCTACAAATACATATTGTCCTCAATGTGGGCAGAAATTTTGTATATGAAGTATAAGATTTAATTGAAGAATTGATGAAATGAGGTAATGTAGATGGAAAATAAAAAAACATTAAAATATTTAAATGATATGAAGAATAGTAAAATGCCACCATTTGATAGTCAATATGAATTTTTCTTTGCTACACTGGAAGATTATTATATTGCAAAATCAAATGGTGCAAAGATAATAAAAGAGGAGCTTATGGAATGGGATTCTGAAGCACAAAAAGAAATTGTTAATATATTGGCTGATATTATAGAATCTGATGAATTGATTGGCTTTGATAGAAATGATATTTTATCGTTAGCTGATTAATTGACGATTTACTTGGCTTTTAAACAGAGAATAATACTATATAAAATTGAAATGGAGTGTGATGCATATGTCAAAGCTTATATTACAAAGAAAAGACAGAAAACTCATAGATAATATTTTCGAGCATCCTGGAAATATTTTCAGTGTACACTTTGCAGGATATGAAGATACAGTTTGGTGTAAATCTATTTCAGAAATTTATATGGCATTAGAGCAATTTAAGAAAAATGGATTTGTGAAGACAGATGAAAATGCAGAGTTATTAGTATAGAAAGTGAGAATTATGAGAGAAGAATGTAAGGCATTAAAGCAATTACTATCTGAACTATATCCATCATCAAAATTCAGTATTCGATTCAAACGGGCGAGAAATTATATAGATACATCGGATATGATAATTGTAAGATGTCTATCAAGCATAGATACAGATGAACTTATAAAGCAAATCAAACATTATTCTTCTGGAATAGCAGTATTTAAAGATGGTTCTTGTGAATCTATATGGAATCGAAAAATTGAACCTAAAATTCTCATACCATCTACAAAAACTGTAATAGATTTAGATACAACAGAATTTATAAAAATAATATAGAAAAGAGGGGAAATATAATGACAAAAAATCAGATAGAAAAATTCGCAGTAGGTTATCCTTATTATCCCACAGATTATGTTGAAGCAGTATTAAAAGTTTCAAATTTTGATACGGAGATAGCTGAAGAAATTTTAGATGATAAAGAGAAAACATTGGCAATTTGGCAAAATGGAACAATTATGATTGATGGAATTACATCTTGTTGTGGTTATGATTTTGGAGAAGATGCATTCAGCAAAAAGATAAATATTGGTTATTGTCCGATTTGTGGAAGAAAAATTGTAATTAAAAAGTAATGAAAGAATTGTTTTAACGGAGGTGAATTTGATGACTAAACAATATTGTGATATATGCGGAAAAGAAGTAATGCATACAAATGTAAGAAGATTATGTATTAGTGCAAATAGTTATTGGAAAAATCAAAAGGATTTTGATATTTGTGATGATTGTGAAGAAGAATTAGTAAAATTACAAAATGATACAGAGATTAATTTTGTTAAAAAATCAAAATGGTGGGAAGAGAATTCTAACGAGACTGGTGAAATCAATTATGGTTCGTTTAAATTAAGTGGAACATTTGAACAAGGAGGATATATTTGCCCTAAATGTGGTTATTGTAATAATGCTTATTCATTTGAACATATATGTCAAAAATGTGGTTATACAACTAAATAATAAATATTTGACTGCTAGTAGAAGAAATACTGGCAGTTATTTCATTATAAGAGAGAATATTATAATGTAAAATAATAGAAAGGTTGTGATATGAATGATAACAACAGGAATCGTAAGACGCTTTGACGATTTAGGGAGAATACATATTCCAAAAGAAATTAGAAAAAAGGTGTTTGGGAAATATAATGTAGAAGGTACACCTATGGAAATTTTTTATGATAAGGATGGAAATATTATTATAAAACTATACAAGGAGAGCAATGTCAATGAGTAAATTAGTACAGAAAGTTAAATGGAATTTAGATGGTTCAAATACAGAAATGTATATGTATGGCGAAGCTGATTTTGAAGCAAATAAAGCCATGCAAGAATCATTGGAAAAGCTGTACCAGTATGAGAATCAGCCTAATATAAGAGAAAAGGTTGTTGAATATATTGGTGAGCTTGAAACGGAGATTAAGAGATGTGAAAATGAATTACAAAAGTATTATAAAAATGGATATATTGGAGTGATAAATATGCAGAGTAGAATATCAACTTTACAGGAAGTTATCAATGATTTAAAAGACAGATTGGAGGAAAGAGTATGAAATACATAAAAGAAAACGTAACTAAGGATGATTTAACAAAAATAAATAATGCTTTGATAAAATTTGATAAATTTATTCAATGTGAAACTAAGACTCCCACTGATGAACATATTGGAATATACGAACATTGGATTGATTGTATGTATGATATACAGAAGGTCATTATAAAAGAAGAGTAGAAGAAAGAGTTATTTCAAAAGAAAGGATACAATATTATGGTTAAATTAAAAGTTGGAAGAAAAATATTAGATATAAGTGAAAATGATTTGATACTTGATAATGGAGCTTGTTATCAGATCGTAACACAAAGAATAGGAAGTGGATTTAATAAAGAATGTCCTAGAATGAGCAAAAAATTATTCAATGATTTGAAAAATACAGAATTGATTTTTACAAGTGAAGAATTAAGACAGGCTGCTATAAAGAAATATGGTACATTGGTAATAACTTATTGGAAGTTTAACATTGAAAGAATGCAAAAACTTGGATATTAAATCCAAAGAAAAATTGCTTTCAATAGCAGAACGGAGGATGATAAAAATGGAAAGACAGTACACTGTATAAATGACAATAACGGTTGATGACGAAGATTTGCTTCATGGACAAACAGTTGATGAATTAGTTTTTGGATAGCTTAGAAGAAGCTCCTTTCCAAGTTGATACTATAGTGGTAAAATAAAGACAGTTGAAGATTGTTTTCAAGAGGAAAGTAATTATATGGAAATAAATATAGGTGATAAATTTGGTGATTGGACTGTGCTTGCTTTGTCAGATAAAACAGATTCGTCACATAATAAGTATTACACATGTCAATGTGTTTGTGGAACAATTAGAACAATCAACAGAGGAAAATTAATTTCAGGAAAGTCAAAATCTTGTGGTTGTAAAAGAAAAGTAAATATGACTGGAAAAATCGTAAAAGATTTATTATTTTTAGAGCCATCTGGTTATAAAAACGGAAAAGTTATATGGAAATGTAAATGCTTAAAATGCGGAAGAATATGTAACAGAACTGTATCTAAAGCAAAAGAAGTTGGTACTTGTGGAAATCATAGAGATGGAAAAACATTAAATGAAAATAGAAAAAAGCGTACACAGGTCGATGGAACCATTGTACAAAGTTTAACTCAAAAAATGTCAAAAAATAATACTTCGGGTATAAAAGGAGTTTCTTTTAACAAAACTAAAGGTTTATGGGTTGCTCAAATTGGATTCCAAGGAAAAAATTACAGTCTTGGCGCATTTAAAAAAATTGAAGACGCAGAAAAAGCTAGAAAAGATGCGGAAGAAAGATTTTTTAAACCGATTATAGATAAGTATAAAAAAGACTGATTTGAAAGGAAGGAGAAAAATGCCAAGAATTAGAAATTGTGTTATTTGTGGTAAGGAGTTTACAAGCTATCGTGGAACAAATGTATGTAGTGAACAATGTAAAATAGAGAAGAAAAAAAGACAAGACGAAAATTCGAATAAAAGAAGATATAGTAAAGAATCGAATACACCAATAATTAAAATCTGTCCTATTTGTGGTAAGAAATTTGAAACACTTAGAAGAACATATTGTTCAGAAGAATGTTCTAAGAAAGCACATAAAATATATGTAAAGGAAAATTCAGATAGATACTATAAAGATCATAGAGAAGAAATAATTGATAAAGTAAAAGAAAGAAAAAGTAATAAATATTAATTATAAGGAAGCAGAATCGTCTGCTTCTTTTTTGTTGAAAAAAATGAGGTGAAGAAAAAGTGAAACATAAAGGTGGGAAATATAAAAATGGAAACCCAAAACATGCAAGCAGATTTATATGTATGAAATGTATGCAAGAAAATATGTTGGCAAGAGGAATTCAGCGTAAGCAGCAACGTGAGAAATTTCATATTAAAGATCTTACTTGTATATTATGTGGTGGAATCGAAACTAAAAATATGGAAATAAGGTATTGTGATGATTATAAAGAGATTTATGCAAAAGCATTAGAGAAAAGAGAGAATTATTACACAGAAGATGTTAGAAAGGTAGGTTGATGATAATGTGTTACAAGATAGAAGTACAGAATAAAAATGCAGAGAAACTTAATAAAAAGTTGGAAGAATTGAATGCACCACTATTTTTAAGAGATTACTTAAATGAGCTGGAAAGCAAAAACGGAGCGTTAAATTATCTGGTGGCAATTAAAGATTTTTTACAGTGGTTAATTGAAAATAATATCATTAATAAGAAACTAATTTCTGAAATAGAAGTTTCTGATTTTAATGACCTGAGACCACAAAATATTAGTTCATATCTTAGATATAAGGAAACAAATGGAATGTCACCAACCACGACAGAAACAAGAAAAAATATCATTAAAAGTTTTATACAGGATATTTATTCATACAGAGAGTGTTTGTTGAGAGAAGTTTATAGTAATATAGAAGATTTTTACAAAATGATTAAATATAAGGGAATCCCATCTGGAAATAATTTAATAAAAAAACTTCCAACAGAAAGGCAACTTAATGACATGGAAGAGAAGATAATGTGGAAAAAGGATATTCCAGTAAGAAATAGGAATATTGCTATTTTTCGTGTATTAAGGGGTACTGGTATAAGAGAGTCAGAACTTGCTGGCTTAGATTTATCTGATTTACATTTGAAGGAAGAAATGCCATATATTACTATTCTTGGCAAAGGTGTGTACAGAGAAATGCAAAATAGATCCGTATATCTTAGCGGATCAGCCTTAAAAGCATTGAAAGAGTGGTTAGAGTATAGGTTGACATTGGATAATATTATTGATACAGAAGCAGTTTTTATTAATAAAAACGGAACACGTACAACGGAGAAAAATATTAAGCAGATATTTGAAAATTACGGGAATGGTATTACTGCACATATGATGAGACATTATTATGCTACTGTAATGAATCAAAATGGAAACCTTGCATTCGTACAACAGCAACTTGGGCATAGTAGTGTAAAAACAACTGTCAAAAATTATGCAAATGGAGCTGTAGGTATGAAAGATGTATTAAACAATATGTAACATGCTATATGTAAAGAACGATGCAAAGTTATTTTGTATCGTCCTTATTTTCAAAAACAAGTATATCATTAGGGGTACAATTTAAAACATGACATAAATTCTCTAAGGTATCAAAATATATTCGTTCAACATTTCCTGAATATAAATTACAAGCTGCTTGATAACCAATTTTTAATTCTTTTGACAATTGATTTCGATTCATACCCTTTGCATCCACTAAAGGCTTAATGTTTAATTTCATATACTTACCTCCTTAACAATATGTAGTTTAACATATAATCTTAACAAAATAAATATAATTTTAACATTATATGCTTGACAATATATTGTTGATGGTGTATAGTATGAAATATCAAAGGTAAACAAAAAGGAAGGAGGGCTAACATAATGGAAATTAAGCGTGGTGAAATATATTTCGCTGATATAACTAAATATGATTCTAAAGGCTCTGAGCAGAGTGGTAGAAGACCAGTAGTTATTATTCAGAATAACATTGGAAATAAATTTAGCCCTACCACAATTATTGCAATTATAACTACGAAGTCTAAAAGAGAATTGCCAACGCATGTCGAGTTACATAAAGATGAAGTTAATAAATTAAAACATGATTCTGTTGTAGCTCTTGAGCAAATTACTACAATTGATAAAGATAGGTTGAAATTTAAAATTGGTGAATTATCTGAAAAAGATAGTATTCGTGTTATGGAAGCAATGAAAATAAGTTTGGCTATGATGTAAGAGAGGAGAAAAATTGTATGAAAACGGAAACTTATGATTATACCTCAATTGACGAAGCAATTGAAAGATTACAAAAGCTGAAAGCTGAAGGAAAAAATCCTAAGAATGTAGTAATACTTACAATGGATTTTGATAATAATACTTCTTCAAAGAAAATTGCAACACCTGATGATGGGTGTTTACTAGTAAGAAAATCAAAAACAATAATTATGAATGAAGATGCTTATCTTCCTCATATGCAGTTATTTAATACGGAACAGGATATAGAGAATATTATTAAGAGAGGAATTATGCATGATATTTTATTAAGGTAATTCACAATAAGTTTTAGAAAATATAAATTGGCTTTTTGATATAAGTGTTCGATTAATTGAATAAAAACACACGAAAAATCGAACATCCGTTTGCAAAAGCATTGACACGAACAAACGTTCGGAGTATAATCCTAAATATGGAAATAAAAAAGAAATAAAAAAGGATTGTAACTTTGATGATATAAAAGTGTTGGGAGCACTTATTATATCAGTTACAATCCCATTATTACAAAGGAGAGTTAGCACCCAATGGGGCTACTCACATACATATTATATGTTATTATGTTTCTTTTAGTCAATATGCACTTCGCATATTTTTCCAAAAATTACCAAATTTAATAGTATTTTAATTTTTCTTTGGTATACCCAAAGCTTATTAAAGTACGCTAAAAATCAGAAAGGAGTGATTTTTTGTTTATATTAACAGATGGAAAGAATTATGTTATGGAAAATCCTATGAAGTCAGGTGAGTACATGATAACGACTTCGAGTTTTATGGCAAAGGAGTTTACTTACAAACAAGCGAGATCGTTAGTGCAGAACAGTAGAAAGAAATATTCATGGATTAAAAAATATAATCTTATTGATGTGGATACAGGACAGAAATCTGATAAATCTCTTTATTATAGAGGAAATGCAAATGTTTATACAGGAGATGAAGGTAATTTCGATTATGCTTTATTAGATAAGATTGAATCAGAAGCAAATTCCATCTTAGGGTTAGCAGGTTGGGACGACAATCAACTTATTACATATAAAAATTTATTAAATAATGAACTATCAAAGTGCGATAGCGCAGAAAGTGATATTAATCATGCATTAGAAAAATATAAGAAAATACATAATGGCAAGAAGCCACAAGCTCATAAAGTGGCAAAGATAGGATATTTGCTTGATGATATTCGTGATAAACATAAACGAATAAAGCAGTGTATAAGATATGTTCAGGTTATGCAAGAAGCAATAGCCAAAGGATATAACATTGAGAAGATAAAATTAGAACTTAGTAAAGTCACTAGCGATGATTACAAGGGAAGAACGGAATATTGGAAAATGGCTAATGATATTTTGGAGGATTAATTATGGTGATATGTAGAAACTGTTTAATTCCTATGGTAGAGACTATGAGTTTTCAACCAAGAGAAAGAAATCGACATGATAGATATTGTAAGTGTCCAAAATGTAAAAGAGAAACTAAACATATTAAAGTTATGAATTCTGAATTGTCTTTCGGGGAATATATGAATAAAGAATTGCGAAAGGCAGGTAGATGAAATGATCAATAAAGAGATGATGAGGATTATTAATAGTAATCCTGAGATGATGAAAATCATTAATGATTATTCAGATGATGAAAACAAAAAATTAAAAAAAATATGTCACAAGATTTGGCGTGGGAAGATTGATATGTATGAATATGATGATTTGTATGATGTCGCTACACAATGCTTACTGGAATCTGTGTATAGTTTTAATTCAGAAAAAGCAAATTTTGACACATATTTAACAGGAAACATTAAAAGAAAATTTGATACATGGATGCGAGATAATAAATATAGATTAAAGCGCCAGAATCTCTTAAAAGACGAAAATGGGAAATTAATTCTTGATGAAAAGGGTAATCCTCAAATTGTTATGAATGTCTCATTAGATATGAATACAGATGAAGTGATAAATATTAAAGACAATTTACTTTCAAGAGAGAATGTAGAGAAAGAGATATTTTCAGAAGAATATACTGACAAAGTTGAATTATATTTACAGAAATTACCACGAAAACAGGAAAGGGTAGCGAGGTTATTATCTCAACAATATACAAAAGATGAGATATTAAAAATATTACATATAACTGCAAGTGAATATAATGATTGTTTAGTAGGATTAAGAAAGTATGAATACATATCAATTTTATTTTAATTAGGAGGAAGCAAGTTATGACGATGGTAGGAAGAGATAAAGTAAAAAGAGATCAGATGATGTTAGGAACATTACTTAACCAGTTTAAAAGAGGTCAGATTAATAAGAATCATCCTTTACAGAGAAAGCCTGATCAATGGACAGATGAGGCAAAGTCAGGACTTGTTGCCACTATTATCAAAGGCGAGGATATTGATTCTATTAAAATATGTGAACAGATTGTAAGTTCGACAGAATTTATTCTTTGGCTCATTGATGGATTGCAGAGATTAACCGTTCTTGAATCGTTTAAGAATAACGCTTTTGAAATAAAGAAAGGTCTTGAAATGCCAATAATGTATTATCAAGGAGTTGATAAAAATGGAAAGGTTGGTGTAATTGAATATGACCTTAGAGAAAAAAGATATAAAGATTTACCAGACGAATTAAAGGAAGCTTTTGACAGTTATGCAGTCGATATAGTCAAACATCTTGATTGTACGGATGAAGAAATTGCTTATCACATTGCAAGATATAATAGACAAACAAGTATGAATGTCAATCAGAAAAATATTCTTTCAGCTTGGAAGATAGCACCTGAGATTAAAAAACTTGTCAGCAATCGTTTCTTTAAGGATTGTGGAAATTACAATCCGAAAGAAGACACAAAGGAAGTTTTCAATAGAATTGTATGTGAGTCTATTATGACAATGTTTCATCTTGATAATTGGAAAAAGGCAGCAAAACAGATAAGTTTGTACCTTAATGACAATGCTACAAATGATGAGTTTGAAATATTTGAAAGCGAACTAAATAGATTATATAAAATAATAAACCAGGATACAGTAGGGCAGTTATTTAATGCAAAAAATTCGTTTATATGGTTTACAGCTTTTCATAAATTCACTGAGTTTGGAATTGAAGATATAAGATTTGCTAATTTTCTCGAAGAATTTCAGAGGACATTACATAGTAAGATATTTACAGAATATGAAAACGAAAGTTTTGATACTTATGATGCTAACAAAGGGACTAAGGATAAAAAGGTTGTTAATGCTAAGTTAGATATGATCGAACAGCTTATGAAGGGATATTTACATATAACAGAAGATAAGAATGAAGCTACATATAATAAGAAAGAAACGTATTCAGAACTTAGCGAAAATACAACTGAAACAGAGAATAATATAGAGTCTTCTGATAATAAGGTAATAAATGTTAATGAATCTGAACAGAATACGGGTTGTGATGATGAAATATTATCATTTGTTAAAGAAAATGTTGCCGATGATATAGAGGATATTGATATAAAGGAATACCAGGATTTCGTGGATGTGTATTTAGATATAAATAACCCATTATATTTACAATGTAAGGCAGCATTAATGGCATTAACAGCATATGCTTATAGAACTGAAAAGGATGTTGAACTGGCAACTTGGTTGGAAAATTATCAGAAGAATGCTGTTGATAAGAATTATAGTCCGTCACAAGATGTTAATTATAAGTATATTAAGATGGATTTTGATAATTACATAAATTTCTTAAAAAATTCAAAGAAAGGAGAAATTATAAATGCCTGATATTACAATGTGTACAAGTAAAACTTGCGAAAGAAGAGGACTATGTTATAGAGCAACAGCAAAGCCAGATAAAATGCAAAGTTATGCTGATTTTACTTCATTATGTGCAGATAGAGATTTTAGATGTCAATGGACTATTACAGAAAAAGAAGTTTTAGACGATAAAGCAGTCAGTCAGCTAATGAGGTGTTAAATGAACGAATTGTTAAAATTAAGAGAATATATAACAGGATGTATCAAAGTTCTTCATATTTCACTTGTAGGTACAAAAATAAAAGGGAATATTATAGAGCAGCAAACAATTATAGGACAGATAATGTCTTATGAAAATATTATTAAGTATATTGATGAAATAATTGGCAACTAAATCCGTGTTTCAATAGGAAAAGAGGAGAGAATAATAAAATGGATAAAGACGTTAATAAGCGAAATGAACTAAGAAAGCAATTACAGGTATTATCAAAAGAGAGAATTATTGAATTATATATTCACTTGTTCATGAATTCTACTAATGATAAGGATGAAGCTGATTGGGAAGATATTAAGTAGAGAACAGATTGCACAAGTTTGGCGACCTAACAATCTGCTCTACAGAGAATAAAATATAGGATAAACTATATTTGTTCTATTGTAACAAATCTATTTGGTTAATTCAAGCCAGTTTATCCTATAACAATTAGTCTTTTGACTACGGGCTATTTTGAGTCCGAATAGTGAGGATTATATCACTCATTGAAAAGTATGTGATTTATATGTGATTTAAGGTTTTTTAAGTATATGGAATTACATACTAACAAAATATCTGGCAACAGAGAGGAGATGTTTCAGTTGTTTTGGAAGTATAGTTACATACTAGCAAAATTACATAATATATATCGACATAAGTTATAAAATTTTAGAAGTATATAAAATTACATCTCATTAAAAGAATATATAAATGAAATTAAAATCAATTCTATTGCGGTAGATTTTACTGCCGAATCGTGAGTGTAATGCAACTCATGAAAATCTGTGTAATAACTTTGAGGTTTTAGAGATATTTAAAATTACATAGGTATAAAACGAATATGAAAGAGATATCAGAGCTGGAATAGTTTTAGAGATATTTAAAATTACATAGGTATAAAACCAATCAATTCCAATTTTATCATTGTTATCTGTTTTAGAGATATTTAAAATTACAAAAAAATATAAAAGGAGATTTACAAATTATGGGAAACGATAGAATGACAATTTGTAGAAAAATCAAATTATTTCCAGTAGGAGATAAGGAGGAAATCAATAGAGTATATGACTTCATTAGAAATGGTCAGTATGCTCAGTATCAAGCTTGTAACTTGCTTATGGGACAGCTTATGAGTGAGTATTATAAATACAATCGTGATATTAAGAATGAAGAATTTAAGGCAAGACAAAAAGAAATAATGACAAACTCTAATATCATATTAAAAGATATTGATTTTGCAACAGGCGTAGACACTCCATCAGCCGTTACGCAAAAGGTCAAACAGGATTTCAGCACAGCTTTGAAAAACGGATTAGCAAAGGGTGAGAGAACAGCAACTAATTACAAGAGAAATAATCCACTTATTACAAGAGCTAGAAACTTAACTTTTTATCATAAGTATGAAACATATCAAGATTTTTTAGATAAAATTAACGATTCTGATTTAGCTGTATATATTAAGTGGGTTAATAAAATTGTATTTAAGGTTGTATTTGGTAATCCGCATAGGTCATCAGAATTAAGATCCGTCATACAGAATATCTTAGAAGAGAACTATAAAGTACAAGGAAGCAGCATTGAGATTGATGGCAAGTCAATCATTTTAAATCTCTCAATATCTATTCCAAAACAACTTAGAGAGTTAGACGAAAATACAGTGGTAGGTGTTGACTTAGGTATTGCAGTTCCTGCCATGTGTGCTTTGAATAATAATCTTTACGAGAGATTAGCGATTGGAAATGCGGACGACTTCCTAAGAATAAGAACTAAAATGCAAGCTCAAAGAAGAAGATTACAGAAGTCATTACGAAATACTTCTGGCGGTCATGGTAGAGCAAAGAAACTAAAAGCATTAGAAAGATTACAGAAAGCAGAGGCACATTTTGTTGAAACATATTGTCATATGATAAGTAAAAGAGTTGTTGATTTTGCTTTAAAACATAATGCTAAATACATAAATATTGAAAATTTAACAGGATATGATACAAGCGATTTTATCCTGAGAAATTGGAGTTATTATAAACTTCAAGATTATATTACATATAAAGCAGCTAAGTACGGAATTGAAGTAAGAAAAATCAATCCTTGTTATACATCGCAGATTTGCAGTGTATGTGGTAATTGGGAGTTTGATCAGAGAAAGTCACAGTCAGTATTTGAATGTGCAAATGAGAATTGTGATAGTCATAAGAAATATGAGAAAATTGGATTCAATGCTGACTTTAATGCTGCCAGAAATATTGCAATGTCAACTCTTTGGATGGAAAGTGGACAAGTTACCGAAAAGAGTAAACAGGAAGCAAGAGAATATTATGATATCTCTGAAAAGTATGAACAGAGTAAGAGCGATTCAGAGAATAATAAAGTAGCTTAAATGCTACTTAATCAATCGAAAGATTGCAGGTGATTTTGCACCTGAATGGCGAGGTTGTTAATTAATGGCACTCGTTAGAATCTATGTTAATAGTATCTGTGTGATTTGAGGTTTTAGATATGTTTAATTTAACATAGATACAAAACACGGTTAAGACAACATTTTACTCAGTAAAATGATTATTCAATATAAATGTTACAGAAATGTTGAGATTATCAGGCTAATGGAAGAAAAATATAATACGGAAAGGAGAATATATAAATGCCAGTATTTTTTATATTAGTTCTAATAGGATTAATAATTTTATGGTTTCTACTGTCGCCTTTATTTGTAAAAATTGGTGAGTTTGTTATCAACATTATAAATAAGGTGTTTTCGACAGATGAAATAAATAATAATGAAGAAAAGGAGACAAAAAGATGAAGAAAGCAATTGGAGGAGTAGTAACAGTGGTAGTAATTATTGTGGCAGCAATATTATTATTAATATCAACGGTGCGTGTACCAGCAGGGTATATTGCTGTACAGTACAGTATGTCGGGTGGAGTAAAAGGTGATATTCTTACACAAGGATGGCATTTAAAGTCACCAACTGTAAAAACGACACTTTACTCAGTGAGTCTTGAACAGAGTTATTTAACATCTGGTAAGGACGGAGACTCTAAAGATGATGACAGCTTTTCAGCAAGTTCATCTGAAGGTAAGGCTATGCAGATAGATCTTACATTTACATATCAGTATAGCCCTGATAAGGTGGCTGATTTATTTACAAGATTCAGAGGTCAGTCTGGTAAGGAAGTAAGAGATAGTTTCATCAAACCAAACATTATTAGCTGGACTAAGGAAGTTGTTGCAAATTATAAGGTATCAGACATTCTTGGTTCTGAGAGAGCAAACGTAAATACGGCATTAACAAACTATCTTAATAAGAAGTTTGAACCTTATGGAATTGCAATTAGCAATGTATCATTGATTAATATTTCTGTAGATGAAAAGACACAGGAAGCTATTAATGCAAAGATAACCGCACAGCAGGCGGCTGAAACTCAGGAAATCAATAATCAGACAGCTATTAATAAGGCAAAGGCAGATGCAGAAGTAACTAAGGCAGAAGCACAAGCTAAAGCTGATGCACAGCTCATAGAAGCTCAGGCACAGGCAGAGGCTAACAGTAAATTAAGTTCTTCAATCACTGATGAACTTATAAGAATGAAGGAAGCAGAAGCAAGACTGGAACATGGCTGGGTTGAAATTCAGGGTGTCAATACTGTAGTTAAGTAATTAAAAAAGATAAGGGTGTGGTAAATTTCACACCCGACTGATGGGCTGTGGTGAAGTGGTCAACACAACAGATTTTGATTCTGTCATTCGTGGGTTCAAGTCCCACCAGCCTAGTTTTGTATCATTAGCTCAGTAGATAGAGCACCTGACTCTTAATCAGGGTGTCCATGGTTTGAGTCTCACATGATACATTTTGTCACGATAATTATATAGAAATCGAGACAAATACAGTCAAAGAAAGGATATTGATTATTATGAAAACAATAGACAGTAAATCTGAGATTTATGTAGATGTCATATTTTAGGAGAATAAAATAAAATGACTAAACAAGAAATAATAGATGCTTTAGAAAAAGATATTAAATGCCAAGAACAGAAGGTTTGTGTAACAGATTGTGAAGATTGTCAAAATTATATTATACGCCCTAAAATGGCAGAAGTTCATAAAGAAATATTAAAAATGTTATCAGATTAAATAAAATTCTCTTTTAGATTACGAGGTGAAAAAGATGCAAATAAATATTAGTTATACATTATATACGGATGATGATTACAGTTTAAAAAACTCGAAAGATTTTGGTTGTACGAATCGAAATGTAGTAGTTGATGACTTTGAATATTATGATTATATGGGATTTATGGAATTCAAGGGTGAAGAAGAATGGAAGTGTAAAAACGAAGCAAAAAATTTTCTTTGGAAATTTTTGTGTGATGGAATTCATATATCTTATACGCATCCTTGGTTACTAAAGGAATTTTACGACATTATAGAATCTTTGGAAGAGGTCATTGATAAATATCAGAATGGAGTGCTTGTAACAAAAAGGCGCATCACGGGTAATTACGAAGGTACTGAAATTGAAGTAAGAATATCAAAGTAAAATTCTATATATGGAAGAGAGGTGAAAGAGTGAAGGTTATATTTTTGGATGTTGATGGCGTGCTTAATTCTGAAGATGACTTGCTGATTTATAGAGCAAAGAATAATATTACAGGATGTATATTATATACAGAAGTAGAAGATAGACCTTTAAAATTATTGAAAGAAATAATTGACAAAACAAACGCAAAAATTGTTGTATCATCCTCTTGGCGAACTGGTTGTGATAGAAGTGGTAAAGAAAGTATTTTTGGAAATGAATTATACACAAAGCTAGTTAATAGATTAGCTGATTATGATATAGAAGTGTATGATATTACCCCATCTTTGAAAAGCGATACTCAACGTGGGGATGAGATTAGAGAATGGTTATTAGAGAATCCAATTGATGATTTTATCATATTAGATGATGATTCAGACATGTGTGAGTTTTTAAATACTGATCACTTTATTAAAACAACATATAAGCATGGGTTGACAGAAGAATTAAAAGAGTTAGCTATAAAAATTTTAAATAAAAAATCAAAGTAAAACTTCGTTTCATGCGAAATTAAGAAAGGAGACAATATGCTAAACGTTGGAGATTATGTAGGACAGATCATTAAAGATTCATCTGGTGTATGGAAGTTATATAAGGATAAGATAAATAAAATCACGACAACAAAGAAATATGGTAGAAGATATTTTACCAAGACAGTGTTTCGACCATTAGACGCAGATAACGTAGATAACAACACAAAAGAAATGGAAGAGTCGATTGGTAAGGGATATATACTTACAAGAGAAGTGTTTGGATTAAATAGTAAAACTGAATCTTATGCTGAAAGATGGGTAAAATGGGCTAATGAGAATCCAGATAAGGCAACTGGTTTGATATAAACGGAGAATATAACAGTAGAAACAATTAAAAAAAATAAATATAAGAAAGAAGAGGTAACAATATGGATGGATTTATGATGTTTAAGAAGGCATTACAGAAGCATTTTGATGAAATGCAGAAAGAGGCAACACATTTATTTGAGGTAAATGTAGATAAGGATGAATTATGGAATACATATCTTGATAGCTTCCCTGCTGGTACAAATGAGATTTTCAGAGAGCGTAGAGAGCATGATTGCAGTTGTTGTAGACAGTTTATTAAGAATATTGGTTCTGCTGTCACTATCAAGGATAATCAGATTCACACAATTTGGGAACTGAATCTTGGTGATACAACATATCAGCCAGTATGTGATGCACTTGACGCATTTGTAAAGGCTCATACAGTAACAGATATTTACACAACTAAGTTTCCTAAAATTGGTACAGATTTTAATTTCGAGGAAATCAATGGCAAGTCTCATCAGTGGGATCATTTCTTCTTAGAGTTACCAAGTAAGTTTGTAAACAGAACAAGTCGTTCTAATGAGGAAGTTAAGGGACAGTTCAGAGATACAAGAAACGTATTTAAGCGTTCTCTTGATGAAATTACTATGGATGCACTTGATACAATTCTTGAACTTATCAATTCCAATACTCTTTATAAGGGCGAAGAATGGAAGGGTGTTCTTACAGAGTTCAAGAGATATAAGAAGGAATACGATAAGCTCACTTCTGATTCAGAGAAGGAATTATATGTTTGGGAGAAGTCAGTAACAGCAGGTATGGCTATTGGTAGAATTAGAAATCATTCTATTGGTACACTTCTTATCAATGTAAGCGAGGATATGGACTTAGATACTGCCGTTAAGAAGTATGAACAGATTACTGCTCCGAGCAATTATAAAAGACCAAAGGCTATTTTCACAAAGAAGATGCTCGAAGATGCAAAGAAGACAATCACAGAACTTGGATATATGGATTCATTACAGAGAAGATTTGCTAATCTGAATGATATTACTGTCAACAATGTACTGTTTTCAAATAAGAGTGCTGCAAGAAGAATGGTTGGAGCAGATGATATTTTTGGTCAGATGGAAAAGGATGTTGCTGTAAGTCCTAAGAAGTTTTCTAAGGTTGAAGAGATTTCAGCACAGGATTTTATTGATAAGGTGCTTCCAACCGCAAAAGAAATTGAAGCTTTTGTAGAGAATAAGCATGAGAAGAATTTTGTATCTATGATTGCACCAATTAATCCAGATGCTAAGACAATGTTTAAGTGGAATAATGGATTATCTTGGGCTTATTCAGGAAACATTACAGACTCAGATATGAAGCAGAATGTTAAAGCTGCTGGCGGTAATGTTGATGGTGTACTCAGATTTTCAATTCAGTGGAACGAAGATGGACATGACAATTATGATCTTGATGCTCATTGTGTTGAACCAAACGGAACAGAAATCTATTATGGTAGTTACAAAGCACCAAGAATTACTTCTATGGGTGGTCAGTTAGATGTTGATGTAATTGATCCATGTGGAAAAGTTGCAGTAGAGAATATTACTTGGCAGGATTTATCAAGAATGAGACCAGGAACATATAGATTTTTTGTACATCAGTATTCAGGTGCAGTAAGACATGGATTCAGAGCAGAAGTTGAGTTCAATGGAGAGATTTATTCATTTGATTATAGCAATCCTATGAGAACTGGTGAGAAAGTTCAGGTGGCAGAGGTAACACTTGACGAGAATGGCAACTTCTCAATTAAGGAAAAGCTGTCTGGAAGTTCATCTATCTCAAGTCGTGAGATTTGGGGTGTAAATACAAATCAGTTTGTTCCTGTATCAGTAATTAGTTATAGTCCAAACTATTTTGATGAACAGGATGGAATTGGTCATAGACATTTGTTCTTCTTCCTGAAGGATTGTGTGAATAACGAAGAGCCTAATGGATTCTATCTTGAGTTCCTTGACAATGATTTAATGAAGCACAAGAGAGTATTTGAAGCATTAGGTGCTAAGTGTCATGTAGAAGATACAGATGATCAGCTTTCAGGAATTGGTTTTTCTATGACAAAGAGAGCAGATTTGGTAGTTAAGGTTAAGGGTGCAACAGAGCGTGTAATGAAGATTAAGTTTTAATTAGAAAAGGAGATTATTATTATGACAAACAATGAATTATTTATTAATGCAACAAGAGCAAACTATCAGTTCCCATTCAGAGGAATGATTAACGTAATTGATTTGTGGGATTTATCTCTCACAAATTTGGATTCTGTATTTAAGACACTCAATGCAGAAGCAAAGAAGTCTGAAGAAGAAAGTCTTCTGAACGCCAAGTCAAAGGAAGATGAAGAGATTTCTAATAAGATTGAAATTGTTAAGTACATTGTTGGGGTAAAGCTGGATGAAAAGAAGAAGAGAGAAGATGCTAAGAAGAATGCTGAGATGAGACAGAGATTGCTCGAAATCAAGGCTAAGAGGCAGGATGCTGCACTTGAGAATATGTCTGATGAGGATCTTGATAAGGCACTTGCAGAATTAAGTGAGTAATTGTTATGGATATACCATATATAGTATTGAAAATGAGCAATATATACTATATATGGTATATATTTTACATTAGAAAGAAACGCACATTTCTTCAGGAATTTTGGAGGTGAAATATGAATATTTTAAACATTATTTTATTAATTATGGGAATTTTTTAACCTTATTGTTGGGATAACATGGACGAAAAAGAATGTTGTCAACTTTGTGTTCAAATTATTATTCTTGGCAGGTGGTGGGTATTTAGTCTTCTATGCTTTATATCTAAGTAACATTCTGATTGTTTTGAATAAGTAAGAGGAGAATAGCATGTATAAATCTACAATAAGATTTTTAATATGGCTTATGACATTAAATTTATTAATGAATTTTATTTTTCCTGAACCAGTTGAATTATGGAAAATTTTATTAATAGAGCCATGTTTGGGATTTTTATCATTTATTATGGTTGATTGGAAAGAAGATAAGTGAGGTAAAGAGGTAAACATGAAATATGTTGTTATTTTAATTGTAATAGTTTTATTAATTTTGTTATTTGTAACATACATGTTAGCAGATTATATTAAACCATTACAAAAGTTCTTTTGCAAAATAGGATGGCATTGTCATCAAAAAGATTATATTTTAGAAAGTTTCGATGGTGCTTCCATGCATTGTAAATGTAAATGGTGTGGTTGCAAAGGTATGGTAGATAGTCAAGGAAATTTATTTTAGGAGAATAATACAATGTCAAACTTATATGTATATTTAATTCGTTCTCGAAATAAAGACAATAAGGATATTCCAAGTTTTAAGGGGCGAGCCGAAACAATCCTTGAATATAAAGAGAACGAAGATAAAGTAATTGAAGCTTTTAAGAATTTTGCAGCTAAAGGAGTTCCTGGTGAACAGACAAGATTATATAGATCAGTTAATTCTAGGAATGAAGAGAAAATCAGAGAAGAATTTATTATCCGTCTGTTGAGAGATAAGCCAAGTGTGACACAGCTTAATCGCACATTGGCATCCGTTGCACTACAGGTACAAAATCGTGATGAGAGTAAGTGGCTGTTTGATTTTGATGTGGATAATAGAGAATTAGCAGCAGATTTTTTATCAGACATTAATCATTTTTCTGGTATAAAACTTATTGATATGAATTGTCATAAGACACCACATGGGTTTGCGATTGTAGTTTCGCATGGATTTGATACAAGGGGGCTTATGGAAAAGTGGAAAGATTATGATATCACATTGAAGAAAGATGCGTTGTTGTTTTTGGATATGATAACGAATAAGTGATATTTTATAAATATATCAAAATTGAGGTGAGTTTGGATGAAAAGATTAAAAATTAAAATCCCATCTGGTGCAAATGAGATTATTCATACACTCCAAGATAAAGGATACGAAGCATATTTAGTTGGTGGCTGTATTCGTGATAGCATTCTGAAAAGAACAATTCACGATTATGATATTACAACATCTGCCACACCTGATGAGATACTTGAAATATTCAGGGGCAAAAGAATTATTGAAACTGGCTTACAGCATGGAACAATAACAATTATCATTGATGGCGAACCATACGAGGTAACAACCTACAGAATTGACGGTAATTACTCAGATAATCGTAGACCTGATAGTGTAACATTTACACGAAGTCTTAAAGAAGATTTAAAGCGTAGAGATTTTACAATCAATGCAATGGCATACAATGATGAAGTTGGTCTTGTAGATCCGTTTAATGGCATGGAAGATATTGAGCATTATAAAATCAGATGTGTTGGTAGAGCAGAGGATAGATTTTCGGAAGATGCATTGAGGATTTTACGTGCTATTCGGTTTGCTTCACAACTGGGATTTGTGGTTGATTCTGATGTAAGTTTGAATATTCATAAAATGTATAAGAATTTAGAGAACATATCTATTGAGAGAATCAACAGTGAGTTCTGTAAGATTGCATTATCAAGCGAGTTTTATATACAGATAGGATTATTCCGTGAAGTATTCTCGTTATTCATTCCTGAAATTAAAGACATGTTTGGCTTTCAACAAAATAATCCATATCACATCTATGATGTATGGAATCATACAGTACATGCAGTACAAGCTTATGAATGTGATTGTGAACCCGACTTGAATTCAAGAGATTTGATTACGTCATTGGCTGTATTTTTTCATGATATTGGAAAGCCACATTGTTATCAAGACGGTGAGGATGGTATCAGACATTTCAAAGGACATGGAAAAGTCAGTGCTGATATGACTGATACAATTATGAAAAGACTTCGTTTTGATAATGATACAAGAGAAAAAGTAGTGCAGCTTGTTTATTATCATGATGTAACTTTTGAAGTGGGTGAAAAGTATATCAAGAGATGGCTCAATAAGATTGGAGAAGAACAATTTAGAAGATTACTGAATGTTCGTAGAGCAGATATTAAAGCGCAGGCTTATACAGAGCAAGAGAGTAGGCTTCAGAAAATTGACAATATCGAATATATCTTAGAGGAAGTTTTACAGAAAGACGAATGTTTCTCACTGAAAGATTTGGCTGTTAATGGCAATGATTTGATTGAAATTGGATATAAGCCAGGAAAAGAAATTGGTGAGGTATTAAATAATCTGTTGGATTCAGTCATTAGTGGAGAATATATAAATGAAAAAGAAAAATTATTAGAAATAGCAGAGAGGAGATTACATGATTAAATTATTCAGTCATACGGATTTAGATGGAATCGGTTGTGGTATTTTGGCAAAACTTGCATTTGGTAAAGATGTAGATATTTCATACTGCGATTATGACAACATTGATTCAAGTGTCAGGGAGTTTATTGATAGTGAAACAGAATTTGATATGTGCATTATTACAGATATTAGAGTAAATGAAGATACAGCGAAAATTATTGATGACAGATTTGATAATTTCTATTTATTAGATCACCATCCAACAGCTCTAGGACTTAATAAGTATCTTTGGTGTTCTGTGACTATTGAGTATGAAGATATGGAACTTGGAACTATTAAAACCAGTGGAACAGAGATGTTTTATTATTGGTTAATCGAGAATGGTTATTTGAAAGATTCAGATACATTAAAAAGATTTGCTAAATTAGTAAGAGACTATGACACTTGGAGATGGTCAACTCTCGGTGATGACGGAATTATCTGTAAACAAGTCAATGATTTATTATATCTTTATGGTCGTGATGATTTTATTAATTGGTGTATTTCTGAAATTTATGATGAAGTATTCCCAAGATTATATGCAAAAGATGAAGTCGTATTAAAAATTAAGCAGGATGAGATTGACAGATACATTGAAGAAAAGGATAAAACAATGTTTACGAGTGCTATGTGTGGCAAGGTTTGTGGATTTGTATTTGCTGATAGATATGTTAGCGAATTAGGAAATCGGCTTTGCAAGATGCATCCTGAAATTGATTATGTGGCAATGATTGATATTGATGGCTGTACTGTTTCTTACAGAACTGTTAAAGAAGATATTGATCTTGGAAAAGATGTAGCAAGTTTATTTGGCGGTGGTGGTCATCCGAAAGCTGCTGGATCTGAATTTAGTCAGAGCATCAAGTTAAAAGCTGTTGAAGAAATCTTCGAAAAGTAGATTGGAGAGCAATATGTACGAACAATTAAAAGAATATATAGAAGAATCAAATAATATTGTATTTTTTGGTGGTGCAGGAGTATCAACTGAAAGTGGTATTCCAGATTTTCGTTCCAAGGACGGATTATATAATCAGCATGACGTTCAGTTTGATAAATACGAGCCAGAGTATCTTTTGAGTCGAGAATGCTTATATAACAATCCGAAAGTATTCTATGAGTTCTATCGGCAGAAGATGGATACAAGAAATATTGAGCCAAATATTACTCATAAGGTACTTGCTAAGATGGAAGAAATGGGCAAGCTGAAGGCTATTGTTACACAGAACATTGATGGACTTCATCGGAAAGCTGGTAGTAAAAACGTATTTGAGATTCATGGAACTACTCAGAGAAATTATTGTAGTAAGTGCAAAATGGAATATCATTCTGATTTCTTATTTGACACTAAAGAGACAATTCCAAAATGTGAATGTGGAGGTCTGATCAGACCTGATGTAACCTTATATGGAGAGAATTTACCTAATAAGGCTGTAAATGGTGCTGTTGAAGCGATTAGTAATGCTGACATGTTAATTATTGGTGGTACTTCATTAAAAGTTTATCCAACAGCTCATTATATTTCATATTTTAGTGGCAATCATTTGGTTGTTATCAATAGGGAGAAAATTCAAGTGTTAATGAATGAAGATACGGATCTAATGATTGTTGATTCATTGGGGAATGTGTTTAGTGAGATCGAAAAATGGATGTGAGGTGAGAGAGTGAAAATAAAGGATATAATACGAGATAAATTAAGAACTTGGTTGTTTGATACTGAATTAAAGGACTTGCAAAAATCTACTATACAGATGCAAATGGCACGAAATCAATATTCAGACGCATATAGATTAGTCAATGACTGTCATCAATTAATGAATTCAATGATGGATGTCGGAACTGATATTCATTTACATAGTGACCATTCTTGGGCGGTTGTATGTATTAAAGGTCATCCAGAGTACGTATCATTTATGCCATTATCATCTGATAATGCTCGTGATGTAATCAGATTTTTACAACGATTCAAATATTCAGATAGGGTGATTGATTCACCTTTTGGATTTAAAAATATGATTAATGATCATATTATGGATAATCAATTTGTAAAGTAGAGAATAATCTAATATAGAAGTAATTCTATTCACGGCTGATCAGCCAAATTTTCCAAAAAAGTAACAAGAAATATTTTTTCATTTGATTAGGCAGACGTGTCTATTTTCGAGTGATTTTACAACAAAATAATATTAAAAAGAAAGGATTTAACAGTAATTCTAGGTAATTATGGTTACGTAACCTCTGTAAAATAATGTATTTTGACAGAGAATAATGAAAAAAATAATTCTCAAGGGCTACGAGTGTTAAGTTTATTTGATGGAATTTCTTGTGGAAGAGTTGCATTAGATAAAGCCAATATTCCAGTCAGTGAGTATAACGCATTTGAAATTGAAGAGAATGCAATTAAAATCAGTAGGTACAATTATCCTGATATTAAAAGATACGGTGACGTATTTTCTACCGACTTCAAGGATTTTAATGGAGTCGATCTATTAATGGGCGGTTCTCCTTGCCAGTTCTGGTCAAAAGCCAAGTGTAACAAAACAGCAAAATTAAAGAGAGAAATTGATACAGAAGGTGAAGGTTGGAAGTTGTTTCAAAAATTTGTGGAAGCAAAGAATAACACAAATCCAAAATATTTCCTATATGAAAATAATTATGGAATGGCTGATGAGATTCAAGATGCTATTAGTGAGGAATTGGGTGTACAACCAATTATGATTGATAGTCAGTTATTATCAGCTCAGAGAAGAAAACGTCTGTATTGGACGAACATACCAAATATCACACTTCCTGATGATAAAGGATTATTAGTGAAAGATGTTATCTGTGATGATCCAGATTTAGTCAAATACTTTGATGACAGAATCAAGAACACAATGATTAAGTGTGAGAATTACATAAAATATGATCTTGGTGGCAAAGGTCATTATTCGCAGCAGGACAGGCTGTACTTTTTGGATAAGAAAGCTCCAACAGTGCCACGTTGCAGAACAGAAACAAAATTCAATGTTTGGCTTGGTGGAGAAAAATATAAAAAGACATGTCCATTAGAAATTGAACGACTTCAGACACTTCCAGACAATTATACGGAGTTTGGGGTTGACGAGAGTGGCAATGTAAAAGTAATGCCTAAGACAAGAAGATTTGAAGCAATTGGCAACGGATGGACTGTTGATGTTATAGCTCATATTTTGAGTTTTATGAAGTTCCAATAAAAGCGAAATTTCTTTTTTTAACGAAAGGAGAGAGAATATGGAAGGAATAACTAGAGATACAAAAGACATAAAGCAGTCTATTCGTAATGAACTTATTCAGAGAATTAAATATTGTGGACAATATATAGTAGACAACGCTGAAATAATCCTTGGAGAAGATAAATATCTTGCCGATTTATATTTGACATGTAACTTTTTTGATAGAAGTGAAGCTCCATATGTAACTGTCAATAAAGATATAATCCCAGATGGTTTTATTGAGGAAAGATAGGTTGTTTAGAAGATAGGAGAATAAGTAAATGAGTAAAGCTGTTTTAGTGTTAGATATGCCTGAAACTTGTTGTGATTGTAATTTTTGTAGAGAAATACAAGAAGGTATCGAAGCATGTTGTGAATTAATGGATGAGCTAAATGATAATACTCTTTGTAGAATAATTGATAGTAAAAATGGATACTGCCAAGAAAAACCAAATTGGTGTCCATTAAAAGAATTACCAGATGAAATACATAGTAAGGAATATTTAGACGAATATTGCGATGGTTATGATGATGGTTGGAACTCATTAAGAAAGAAAATTTTAGGTGAAAATGAGGAGAACAAATAAATGGTGGACATTCAATGTAAAGATGGAAAATATATTATTGACGCAAGGATTCATAGTGAAGTTGATACAAATGATATTGCAAAAGTGCAGGAAAGATTTACTTCTGATTGTGCTTATGAGTTTGCAGAAGCTATGAGAGAAGCAGTAAACGTTAGCCATTTGGTAATGAAAGAACAAAGGAAGGTAGATTAGATGAATAATCCATTAAAAAAGATAAAATTTAAAATATTAAAAGATTATATAACTGATGATGTTTTTAGAGAAACACAAAAAAACTATGATGAAAAGATTAGAGGGCTATCAGATAGGATTGATCAATTGTCAAGAATAATTGAACATACTTCTGGAAACACCGTGAACTTTTATCTCGATTGGAGTTGGGTAAATACATTTTATATGTTCCCAGATAAAAAAGTATACACATTACATATTTACAAAGGGGCAAGTGAGTCTCCAATTATTCTTAAAGAATTATCCGATGAAGATGTTGATGAGAAATCATATGTGTTTGCATTAGAAGATAATATCGCACGTTTTGAAGTAACAGTTAAACGTGTAAGTATGGATGTAAGATATGTATTCTTAATTGATTATGAAAATAAAACATATATTGTTAAATCTAAAACTGAAATTGATCTTTCTAAGAGTAATGAAAAAGAAGAACAAGAATCATAGATTTCTTTTGGATGTGAAATGAGGTGACATTAATTGAAGATAACCAGACAGAGTAAAACAGATTATACAAAAGAAGAATTGAAATGTATACAAGCAAATAAAGGTTGTAATATATGCCCTAATTGCGGAGAAAGTAAGCCATTTTATATAACCCAAAAAGGAAAATTTAAAGGTGTTCTAAAACATCTTTTTGTCACAGAACATCATAAGTTATTTAGATATTATCGCACTGATTCATATGAATGTTGTACGTGTGGGTGTAAATGGGAATCTGATCCATATTAAGTAGAGAATAATATAACAGGAGGTGACACAATGAGCGAGATATACGATTATAACGAATACCAAGATCAGCGAGTAAAAGTTACATATACAAATAAAAAAAAATATAAAAAAGAAGATATTGTTGGTCGATATGGACAAGTTATTAAAACTACAGGTAATTCAATAGCTGTTCAGATTGACGGAATGTATAACGCAGCAAGTTCCAACGGATTATATTGGTTCAAAAGAAGTGAATTGGATATTATTAGAGATGAAAGTGAGGATAATAAAATGACAGGATTTAGTAAAGTGGCAATTGTAAATTTAGTAGATGATTACAATAAGAAGGATTATGGATTTGCTTTATATGATGAAGATATTAATGAAATTGTTAAGTATGATGCCAACCATCCGTTATATCTGATTGTAAATGCAAGAGGAAAAGACAACAGAGTTCTTGGAATTTTAAAAGAAATTAAGACAGTCGAAGAATATGGTAAAGGTGTGACAGCTCAGGTTGTTGGCGTAGTTAATATGAACGCATACAATGCAAGAATTGATGAGGAAAATCGTCAGAAAGAAATTGCAAAGCAGAAAGCTTCTATTGAGAAGGAATTAAAGTCTGAGATTGAAAAGATGAATAATATTGCTTTATATGAAAAAATGGCGAAGGAGCATCCTGAGAATCCAAGACTCGCCGAACTTGTTAATGCACTAAAAGAGTTAGGAGAATAATATGGCAGGATTTGTATCAAAGCAGCCAAATGGATTATATTGTAGATTTTCGAGTGTCACGGATTGTCCTACGGCATGGAACATGACAAGAGAAGATTATATCAATATGAAAATGCAGGAAGCAAAAGAAGACGCTGAAGATGTGTTGGATAATTATTTAAAGCCGTTTGATATGGTGGTTGACATGTACTATCCAAACAATATGACAAAAGAGGAATTTGATGAGTTCCTTGAAGAGACTGGATATGATAAAGGAGAATAAATCTTAATGAAGAAGAAAATTTTAGCAGTTGTATTAGGATTAACATTATGCTTTGGATTATCTGGATGTGCGAATAAACATGAAACAATCACTATAAGTAGTCATGATGATTTTATCTTTGATGATATTACTATCAATTTGAAAGAAGGATATTGGGTAAGAGATTATAATATTGACTATGAAAATGGGGTTGTAATCTTAAATTTGGACAAAGATTAAGAAGCACAAGAATCCGAAGTTTTCTTCGGATGATAAGAAAGTGAGGTAAGATATGGATATTTATTTAACAGTATTAATTGGATTATTAGGGATTTGTATAGGAGCACTTATTGGGCTTGGGATTTCTTTTAAGATCAATCATACTTACATACTTGAAATGATTGATTTAGAAAAAGGATATTTCAATACAATTACGACAGATTTAGCAAAAGCAGTAGATGATATAAATAAGGTTTATGAAAAGCCAATTTGGAGAAAAATTGAAGAAGAATTACCACAATGTTCAGGATTATATTATGGCAAAATTAAAGGTAATCCACATGGAGAAAATGCTATGTGGAAAGTAGTATATAACGACAATGAATGGAGTTTATCTGGCTATCCTGATAATAAAGTAGAAATTAGTGAATGGACAGAAATCTATTAAGAGAATAAGAATATTGAAAGGAGCGAGAGATTTGCTGCAGCATTAAATCTGGATTTGCTCTGAGTAAGAAATGTTAGAGATTAACAAAATATACAATGAAGATTGCCTTGAAGGTATGAAAAAGATTGATAATAATTCAGTCGATTTTATCTTCACTGATCTTCCGTATAATACGACCAATAATTCTTGGGAATGTAAGATGCCATTAAATGATTATGTTGAGTTATCGGGACAATATTTCTATGAAACAGATTTATTTAAGTTGGCTCAAGTAACAAATAGAAGTCTTGAATATACAAGAGATTGGTTTTATGAGAACAAAAAAGACGGTTTATGGACTTATTATAATCGAATTATCAAAGATAATGGTTGTATTGCATTATGGGCGCAATCACCATTTGATAAGAGGCTCGCTTGTAGTAATGAAAAATTGTATCGCTACGAATGGATTATCGAAAAGACCAAAGCAACTGGTCATCTAAATGCAAAGAAAATGCCGATGAAGGCTCATGAAAATGTCTTGATATTCTATAAGAAACTCCCTACTTACAATCCACAAATGACAGAAGGACATACACCTGTCCATTCTTATACAAAACATACAACAGATGGTAATTGTTATGGTACTACAAAGACTGGTATTTCAGGTGGTGGTAGTACACAAAGATATCCAAGAGATGTTCTGCAGTTCAAGTGGGATACTCAGAAAAGTAGCTTACACCAGTGCCAAAAGCCCGTTGAAGCGTGTGAGTATATGATTAAAACCTACACCAACCCAGGCGATTTAGTTCTTGATTCATGTGCAGGAAGTTGTACAACTGCAGTTGCAGCTTTGAATACAGGTAGAAATTACATATGTTTCGAGAAGGACAAGGATATTTTTGAGGTTGGAAGTAAGAGAGTGGCTGATTATAAAGGAGAAATAAATGACAGAGAATGAAGCTATTGAAGAGCTAAAATATGATTGTAATGAACTTGGCAAAGCAATTCCATGTGATACTTCATGGGGATGTTCTTTTGAAAATGCTTATGGAATGGCAATCCAAGCACTTGAAAAACAGATACCAAAGAAAGTGAAAAATAGCGGAGAGAGAATTCCGTTTGAATGGTATTGTCCTGTTTGTGGTGAACTATTGTGTGATGATGGATACAAAGATACCGACATCAAATATTGTGATCAATGTGGTCAGGCATTAGATTGGGAGAATACATAAATGAGCAACTGCGACAATAATACATTGAAAGAAATCTTTCATTTGAAGATTGGAGGTGTGAAATGAAAGATATTCCAGAAGACAGATATTGTTGTAAATATTGTTATTATTGCACATGTTTTGAAGAAGATTTTCATGGTAAAGCCATATGTCATAACGATATTGGGGAACTTGTTGATGTAGACAATGGTTATTGTTGTGAATTTGACTATGATCCATATTTTGAAAGGACATAAAACAATTAGATAAGAGAATATTAATACGAAAGGAGTGAGTGGCAGCCTTAAAGAAATTTCGCTCTGAGTAGATTAAAAATGGTATATCAAGGAAGTAAAAATAGGTTGATAAAATTTTTAGTGCCAATTATTCAGAAGTATATTGATGACAATAATATTAAAACTTACATAGAACCTATGTGTGGTAGTTGTTCAATAATAGAACAGATTAAATGTGATAATAAAATTGCATCAGATATAAATGATGAACTTATAGCTTTATTACAATATGCTAAGTCAGATGCAGAGTTATCTATCGCACCCGAAGATTGTTTATTTGAACATTATGCGGATGTTAGAGAGAATAGAAAACATGGTACAAATAAATATTCTAAAGAATATACGGCTCTCATTGGTTATTGCGCATCCTATGGCGGTAGATATTTTGATGGTGGATTTGGTAGAGATAAGACTGGTAAACGAAATATCTATGCTGAAAGAGTTAAAAATTTGAAAGAAGATTGTGAACTACTTCAAAATATAGATATTAGATGTTGTGATTATAAAGACTTTACAGATTATAAAAACTGTCTCTTCTACTTCGATCCCCCCATATCGTAATACAAAACAGTATTCTAAACAGTCAATCGACTATGACGAATTCTACGATTTTCTTCGTAAACTTTCAGAGAATAATATAGTGTTGATAAGTGAATATAATATGCCTGATGATTTTAAGTGTATTTGGCAGAAAGAACGTAAAGTGTTACAGAAGTCAGATAGAGTTACAGGTGAGAAAGCCGTAGAAAAGTTGTTTGAGATGAGAGAATAATATAGTGAGGTGAACGAGATATGAATATGTCTGAATTGATTGGTAGAGAAGTAAAAATTGGTGACAAGGAAGGTGAGATAACCAATGTATTGGGTATTGGTTATGAAGTGACATTCTTTAATGTTGCTGATGGTAGAGTATTTATTGATGCAAGAGATATTTATGATTATCTCGTTTAATGAAACGGAGGCGAATAAATGGTTGATAAATTAATCAATAAGCAGTTGGCAGACATTGACGAATTATTACAGTTTCTATCAGATAATGGATTTGATATTGATGATGGAGTTTGGAATAAACACGAAATGTCCTTAAGAGAAGTGTTTGATGAGTACAAGAAGAATACTATTCCAGATGTAGAAATTGGACAGACTGTATGGGTTATTAGTAGAAATTATCATGACATATATTCAATCAAAGAATGTCATGTGCATAAGAAACAGATTGGAGCAAGATATACGTTTTCTGTAAGAGGTAGATATTATTATTGCGGAACTTTCACGAAAAACAGTATTGGCAAGACTGTATTCTTTTCAAAAGAAGCTGCTATTGAGTCATTGAAGGGAAAAGAATATAAATTGGAAGGGTGGACTTGAAACTCGCATTTCACAGGAGGTAAGTATTGAAAATTAATAATAAAGAAAATATTAATGAAATCACACTTCGTCATAAAGGTAAAGATATAAAATTTAATTGTTTTGTCAAACCATTTCCTTATGCAGAAAGATTGGATTTAGGAAAGAGAAATAGTGCTGAAATTGTCTTTGATGATTTGATAGAAGTAGATGCATTGATTGACATGCTAAAAAGATTTAAACAGGAATCGCAAGAATATATAGGTGTTTGGGAAAGGTAAATCAAATGGATATTTATAATACAAAACCAAGAAAAATTAAATGTGTTAGAAACGATGATGACGTATGGGGTGGTGGCGGTGAAAATCATCACTTATTGGAAGTCGGAAAGGAATATACATTAGAAGATATTGTAGTTCATTCTTGGCACACGATTGTATATATAGAAGAGTTTCCAGATGTGGAATTTAATAGTGTTGCGTTTGAAGAAATTGATTAGGAGAATAACAGTATGAGTTTAACACATAGAGAAGAAGTAAATCTTTACGAAGCAATTCAGAAATCATTTCCTAAAATCCTCATCAAAGATTTAACAGAACACGAAAGAATTTGTCCTGTATGTAATGGTCTTGGTATGAGAATTGAAGACAATGTTTATGGTATAAAATGTGATAATTCTGAAGCTGGCAAACGAGAACACTTCCCATATAAGCATCAAGCACTTTCATTCTGTCGAAGCTGTTTCAATGGAGTACAGAGATTATGTCCTTATTGTGGACAACCATATAAGAATCAGACGTATATGCATTGTGACTGCGAAGGACAGAAGAAAGCTGATGAAGAAGAGAAAATAAAGAAATGGAACGAAAAGATTTCTAAAGCAGTTCCAGTTGATGAAAAAGATGTAGATACAATGCTTTACTGTGAGGAATTTGATGAGTATTACGATACTGTTGATGATTTCTTTGATGATTATTTTGGGCGTTATACAGATGAAAAATTTAATGAAGATGGTAGACCTAAGATGTTATGGGTGTGCAGTGTAGAAAAGATTCATATTGATGCTGATAATGTAGTCGAAAGTGCTTGTGAAGGATTACATGATGATGCTTATGAGCAGTGTAATATTGGTGGTCTGCAAAATTTGTTAGATACCTGGTGTAAAGATCAGACAGGAGTTACTACATATTATCCATGTTATAAGCAGTATGTTTTGATTAATTGGGATGAGTTTTAAGGAGAATGATTATATGAAGGTAACGATTGATTTAGAAAACTTAGAGTCTCTTGTACAGAATACAATGGAGACAAATATTGAAAATATTGTGAAAGAGCAGATTGAAGGTACTGTTAAAAAGGTTGCTGATAATCTTGCTAAGAAAACTATTGAAGAAAAGGTTTCTGAGAATTTCCAGCGTTTTGTTGATGAATACATAGCAAATACCAAAATCAAAGTTGGTGGAGATTATTGGGACGATACAGAAGAAAAAGAATATACAGTAGAACAGTATATTAAGAAGGAATTAAAGGAAAGACTTGATTCTAAGAAACTTAGAGCTAAGAAGAAAGGTCACACAAGTTCATATAATGATGATTTTGAAAATGTATCATTTGAGGAATATATCAACAGACAGTTTGATTTTGATGACATGATTAAAAAGGATCTTGATAAGTTTATGGATGATATTCGTAAACAGGTTAATAAGACAATGAAAGAGACTTTTGATAACTCAACAAAGAGTATGTTATCAAATGCAGTGCTTAGTATTCTTGGTGCAAATGAAACTTACAGACAGATAGAGAATAATATTAAGTGTATTGCAGACAAGCAGGTATAGCCTATGGAAGAAGAAATTTACGAAAACAATTATGAAAATTGTGATTACTGTGAAACGACATACTATGAAAGCGACACTGGGTATCGTGAATATGGTTGCAGTTTTATAACTGGTGATGAGAATGATTATCTATGTTTGGGTGGCGCATTAGGTTTTGGCTGCCCATTATCATTCAAATATAAAATTGAGAAGTAATAAATATACAAGGGTGAAAATATGAGTAATAAAGTGTATAACTTCCAATATAAAGGATTGGCAAGAGATGTGATTTTTGAACTTAGTAAGTCACATGACCCAGATATTATAGACAAGTTTACAAAAGAACTCAGAAGGTTAAGTAAACATAAGGATTATATGGATATTATGTGGAAACCAAATAAAGATGAAAAATGACAATAAACCTGTCTTTCATTGTGTCGTAAAAATTAAGTAGAGAATATACAAATGGAGGTGAAAAAATGGATAACTTTGCAAGATGTGAATATGATAGAGAGATTGATTACAAAGTAAAAGAAGAACTTCAAATAGCAAATATTCCTGTATTCAGATTGCCATATTACATGAATACAGAAGTCAAGACAAAATATATCGGTATTTTAAATGGATTTGTGTTTTATAGAGCATGGAGTTATTGGGTTTGTCATGGTGACATGCCTCTTGATATAGCAAATGAAATGTATAAGAAGTACAAAGAATTAAATATTAGAGCAGGTGGTCATTGTGGAAACGAACCTCCAATTACTCAATCGTACAATCCAATTTATGAAAAAGAAATGGAAGAATATCGTGATAAAGTTGGTATCAAAGAATTTATTAAAACATATGAAGATGTGGTTCACGATGATAAGACTCAGCCACGATTTGTTGACACATATCATATTGATACTCAACTTGGTTTATGTAAGTTTGCAGAAACGATAAGAAATGAAAATGTTACTTGCGAGATGAAAAATCTCGAATAAGAGAATAAAAGAGGTGAATAAATGTTAGTACCTGCAATTTTATATAAGGAGCAAATTATAAAAGAATTTCAGAAACTCTATTATACAGAAGATATGATGTTTGAGTCTGGCTGCCTAGAACAGTGGTGTCCTAATATATCAGATATTCCAAGAGAAGGAAGATTTGATTATGCGATTGTACATAATGATAAATTAATCGGTTATTTATCATATCAAGTAGATTATTACGCATCCAAAGCATATAATTTTGGTCTTATGTCATTCGACAGAGGGAATATTACCATTGGAAAAGACTTATTTGATAAATTAGAAGAACTTGTATCTCGGTTGCATAGAATTGAATGGCGAATGGTCGGTGGCAATCCTGTTGAGAGAAGTTACGACAGATTTTGTGAAAAACATGGTGGTAGGAAACATATTCTCAAAGATGCCATAAAAGATGCCAAAGGTAATTATCGTGATGATGTGATTTATGAGATTGTAACAGAGAATAAGTAAAGGAGGAAACTGATTGAGAAATAGTATTTTTATTCCAAAAACGATTAATGTTGGTTATCAGAATCGTTCGGGAACATATACAGGAAAGCTTGCTTATGTAATCTACTATGATGAGAAAGGTAAGCTGCGAAAAGAGACTTCATGGAATGGTTGGCGAGATAAGAATATTCCAAATAACGAATATGATAATATTCCAACTGAAGGATTTGTACTTAATAAAAAAGCAGGTGATTATTCTACAGGTTGGGATCACAGACATGCTTATTGTAGAGTATATGATCCACGAGGATTTGAATTTGAGATTACTATCGAGAATTTATTATACATTCTTGAAAACGCAAATTGTATCAAGGGTAAGGGGCTTGAAGGAGAATTTGTATATGGATGGGACGGCAAAGATTTAGTTCTTATGCCAGTAGAATCACCTGATTATAAAGAGATTAGTGAGTTTAATAAGATTGTCCATAATAACGAATGTATTAAAGCAAAAGACCTTATTATAGGTGCTACATATTTAACCAAAGATAATGAAAATTGGATTTATATGGGTAAATTTGATGTCTATGATAGATATGGAAATTGGGAAAATAAAGGTAAACATTTTTGGTTTTTCAAAGGTGGTTATTTTGAACATTATAGGTCGATGCCAAAGAATAAATTTATCAAATGTGTTGATGATAAATGTAACGAAAAATATGCAAACATTTTTGATAAATTGGAAGGAAATCCTGAGTATTCTCCGTATGATAGTAGCAAAAATGAATACAAATATTTTACACTTAATGAATTTAAAAATGACCACGGTGATTATTGGAGAAGAAATCAGTTTATCAGTGAATATTACATAAAAGGAAATAAATGTGTATTTGATTTTCGTAAACAGAATAATGATTTGTATATCATTCGTAAAGAACAGAGATTGAATAATTATTGGAATACATATATAGACTATGTAGAAGTAACAGACATATTTCCTATTACATCTAAAATGGTTAAGTCAAACCGATATCCATATAACGACATAGAAGAAAAACATATGATCCCTGTTACGATAGAACAAATTTTTGAAACAATGAAGCCTATGTATATACAAAAGTATTTAGCAAATGGAAGAGAATATAAAAAGGAGTATACAATTTAATGAGTAAAAATGATGATAGAATTATAGAATTAAAGAAACAGATTGAGGATAAGAAAAAAGATATCTCTGAAAAGAAGGTCAGATTTATTCCTGAGACAAATTGTGTTCTTAATATGGATGGTATGACAATTAATCTTAATGTATGTTCAGATGATGCATTAATGTTATTACTTATCAGACTTAATTCATATTTTATGTCGGCAGTTGACCTTGGAATGTCTGATTTTGAGATTTCAGGATACAGCGTAACGGCTTGGATTAAGGATATTAAAAGTAAGTTAGAAGTATCTAGTTTGAAGAAAGAGGAAGCAGATTTGAAGAAGATGGAGAGTAAGTTGGATAAGCTGCTATCTGATGATAAGAAAACTGAACTTGAGATTGATGAGATTGCAAATTTGTTGAAGTAATATTGGAGAACACTAAATGAAAGTTGCATTAACAAGTCATAGACCTCAGAGATTAGGATTGCCAGAAGATGAGACAGATGAAAAGTGGAGCAAAATTACTGATTGGCTAACTGAACAAATCATAAAAATGACAATGGTTGACCATTGTGATGTTTTACTTGCAATTTGGGACGGTAATAAATCAGGTGGTGTATGGTCAACAATTCGTAAAGCTCAGAAAGCTGGTAAGAAGATTATTTATTGTCCTAAAGAGATTTTGAGTGAAGAATAAGTAACTGAGAGGTAACGATTATGGATAACACAGATATGTACTGGGATGATATTTGTTGGAACGATGTAGTTCCTGATTGGGATGAAAATGGAGAATTGCCAGATGATGAAGATGAGAATTGAAACCGACATTTCATGGTTAGTTTAGAACTACATATAGTAGTTAGATGAATTAAAAACCACAATATATAATATAGAAAGGAAGAAATATTATGAGTAAAACACTAATTGTAATTGATATGCAGAATGACTTTATTGATGGCTCACTCGGCACAAAGGAAGCACAGAGTATTGTGCCTAATGTGGCAAAGAAAATCAAGGAGTATAGAGAAAATGGTGATAGTGTAATTTTTACAAGAGATACGCATCCAAATAATTATTTAGAAACATATGAAGGAAAGCATCTTCCTGTTGTTCATTGTGTAAAAGATACAATCGGATGGCAGATTTCAGATAAGTTGGATTTTAATATTGAAGAAGATGTAATTATCGACAAGCCAACTTTCGGATGGACACATTGGGATGATTTTGATTTTACAGAAGTAGAAGTTTGTGGTCTTTGCACAGATATTTGTGTGATTTCAAATGCGCTTATTATTAGGGCAAATTATCCTAATATTGATATTACAGTAGATGCAAATTGCTGTGCAGGTGTAACTCCTGAGACTCATAAGGCTGCATTAGAGACAATGAAGATGTGTCAGATTAATGTGATTGGAGAATAATATGGATAAATACATGAGTGTGATAACCAATTTTGGATGCCACTATTCATGTCCATATTGCATTGTAAAGAATAATAATCTTCAGATTCCAAAGAGTACGATTGAAGGATTGGACTCTTTGGACGATGAGATTAAGAAAAATCAGTGTAATTGGGTATCAATATCTGGTGGTGGAGATCCATTATGGAATTTAGAGAATAACATTGAGTGGTATAAAAAGTTTTTTGATATTACATTAGGAAAAGTCAAGATAGAATTACATACAAGTATGCCGAATGTGAAGTCTGCACCATATCCTTACTTTGACAGAGTGGTATATCATTTACACGATTTTGAGCAGTTAAAGTCTATTAAACGTACCAATCATGAAATTGTAAGAGTCGTATTCGTAGTCACGAAGAATTTCACAGAAGATTTGATAAACAGAATAGCAGTATATTGTCACAATTCAAATGAGATTGATGAACTGAGTTTCAGACAGATGGTTGATAATCATTATGAAGAAACTGATTATTGTAGAGAATATTTAAAAGAAGGGCATCAGAAATTGTGGTGGTATATCGAACAGTGTGATTACAACTTATACTACTGCGAAAATAAGGTGTACACAGAATATAGAAAGATTGGAGAACAGAATGAAGCACAGTAATTATATATCAAATATCTTTAAACATTTCAAAAAGATATGCATTCATAAGTATTGGGTATTCTATTACTGTTGTAAAGCAGGAATTCCACTTCAAGGATTAGTACATGATTTATCAAAATTTTCTCCAACAGAGTTTTGGGAAAGTGTTAAGTATTATCAAGGTACTTCAAGCCCGATTGATGCTTGTAAGAAAGCAAATGGTTGGTCTGCAGCTTGGATGCATCATAAGGGAAGAAACAAGCATCACTATGAATATTTTATAGATAATCTTGATAATGGTGGAAGCCCAATACAAATGCCATATAAATATGCAGTTGAACTAATTTGTGATTATTTAGGTGCTGGTAGAGCTTATTATGGCGAAGATTTTACTTACAAAAAAGAATGGGAATGGTGGCTTAATAAAAGAAAAAAGCCTTTAATGATGCATAAACAGACGAAAGATTTTATAGATAATGTTTTGTATCAATTAACATTGGAAAGGGAAGAAAATGTATTAAATAAAGATACATTAAAAGAAATATATAGAGGTGTATAAATAGTATATTGGAACAAGAGGAAAAATATTATGTGTATTTACATAGAAATAAAATAAATAATAAAAAATATTATGGTATTACATCTGAAAAAAGACCTGAAATTAGATGGAGAAAAGGTTATTCTCACAATGCACACTTTCAAAATGCTATTAAAAAATATGGCTGGGATAATTTTGAACATGTTATTTTATTTGACGATTTAAGTAAAAATGAAGCAGAAGAAAAAGAAAAATATTTGATTACAAGAGATAATACCACAAATTCAAATAATGGATATAATTTGACATCTGGTGGAGGGCTAGGAGTATTTAGACACTCTGAAAGATCTAAACAATTGATGAGTGAACATACAAAAGGAGAACTAAATCCTATGTATGGTAAAACACATTCCGAAACCACAAAAATGAAAATTAAATCACGATTAACAAATCACCCAAACACAAGTAAAAAAGTATTATGTGAAGAAACTGGACTTATTTATAGGTCTACAAGAGAAGCAGAGCGTTTAACAGGAATTAAACATACTTGTATAAATGAGGCTGCACTTCCTGATGGTAATCAAAATACAGCAGGTGGTTATCATTGGGTTTATATTAAGGAGGAAAATAATATGGAACAGATTATTAATAGCTTATTAGAAACCGATATGTACAAATTCAGTATGGGACAGGCTATTTATCATCAGTTTAGCGATTACAAGACTACCTGGAGTTTTAAGTGTCGTAACAAGGATGTATTCTTTACACCCGAAATGGTAGAGGAAATCAAGAGACAGATTAAATTATATTGTGGTCTTAGATTTACAGAAGATGAACTTTCTTATATTGATAATATCAAGTGGATGAAAGGTTCATATGTAGATTTCCTGAGATTGTGGCAGCCAAGATATGAAGATTTTGAAATCACAACTGATGCAGAGTGTGGATTGGCGATTGAGACAAGAGGAACATGGCTTAACACTTCTATGTATGAGATTCCAACTCTTGCTATCGTCAATGAAGTTTATTTCAGAATGGCTTACAACTATGATGAATTACTTGAAAGTTTCAAGAAGAGACTTGATGAAAAGTATGAAAATCTTAGAAGTGGTCATTGGTATGCAGGTACTTTTTCAGAATTTGGTCTGAGACGTAGACTTTCTGCTGAAGCACAGGAGTTAGCTGTTGAGAAGTTTTCACATTTAAATGATACACTTCATAGTCCTTCAAAATTTGTTGGTACAAGTAATGTGTATCTGGCGAAGAAATATAATCTTACACCTGTTGGAACAATGGCTCACGAATGGATTATGTGTACAGGACAGGGTAATCATAAACATAATCCTGCATATTCAAACTGGTATGCTCTTGATGCATGGGTTAAGGAGTATGGTGTATTAAATGGTATTGCTCTTACAGATACAATTACAACAGATTGTTTCCTTAAAGATTTTCAGTTGACTTATGCAACATTGTTTAGTGGTGTCAGACATGATAGTGGAGATCCTTATGAGTGGGGCGAAAAGATGATTGCTCATTATGAATCATTAGGCATCAATCCTAAGACGAAGACATTATTATTCAGCGATAGTCTTGATTTTGAGAGAGCAGATAAGTTATTTAGACATTTCCACGACAGAGTTAATGTTGCTTTTGGAATTGGTACTTATTTAAGTAACGATACAGATGTTCCTGCACTTAACATTGTTATGAAAACAACAAAATGTAATGGTATGGATGTTGCAAAAGTTTCAGATGTTACAGGTAAGGGTATGTGCAAGAATCCCGAATATGTAGATTATCTGAATAGATGTATTGATTGGAGAATGTCACATGAATAAGATTTTACTTATTCCAGGAAGTTTTAATCCTATTACAATTGCTCATGTTGATATGGCATTGGCTGCTAAAAATGCAGTTAATGCCGATATGATATATTTTATTCCAGCTCATGATACTTATGTAGCAAAGAAAAAGACATTGATTCCTGGTTATTGTCGAGTATCATTGATAAATTCAATGCCAAACTGTGATAAGAATAATATGAAAGCATTAGATATAGAGACAACGAGCTTCTTCCCACAGAGAACATACAATACAATAACACAGTTAAGAGATGAAGCAGAAAAAGAGTATAAATTCAACGAATATTATATCTGTTTAGGGATGGACAATATTCAAACTCTGACAAGTTGGTACAACTGGAAACCATTTGTAGAAGAATATCATTTTGTTGCTTGTGTCAGAGAAGGACAGAATCTTAATGATGCTTTAGAAGAAGCTGATTTAATAAAATATAAGGATCACTTCACAGAAATTCAGATACCAGAAAATCACACTTCTTCAAGTTTGGTTAGAGATTTATGTGAAAAAGGTGAATTTGAAAAGGTAAAAGAATTAGTTCCTAGAAATGTATATGAGTATTTAATTCGGTTCTATGATGTGATGAATCGAACGTAGGAAGGAGAATATATAATAAAAGAAACACATTTAAAAATAGATAATCCTATGTTTAAAATATCTGAATCACAAGCAAAGGAAAGACTTGGACAGGTAGTTATTAATAAACAGGGTGAAAGAATGAAAATAATTAAATATAATAATTCCAGAGATATTGATATTCAATTTTTAGATACAAATAACATTGTATACCATCAATGTTATTCAAATTTTAAAAAAGGAACTACTGTTGATTATTTTTTACCTACAGAATTTAAGCATGGAATTATAGGTAATGAAGAAATTAAAAAGAATGGACAGATTACAAAAGAGTTTTCATATTGGGCTGGTATGTTAAAACGTTGTTATAATGATGTGGATTTATCGAGATATCCTAGATATAAAAGATGCAAAGTAGAAGATGAATGGTTTTATTTGTCAAATTTCTCAAAATGGTTTAACCAAAATTATTATGAATGCGGAAATGAAAAAATGTGTTTAGATAAAGATATATTATATAAAAATAACACAATATATTCTAAGGACACATGTATATTTATTCCTGAACGTATTAATATTCTTTTTACAAAAAATAATGCAAAAAGAGGTAATTATCCAATAGGAGTATATTTCAATAAAAGCCTCGGAAAGTTTATTGCTCAAGTTTCAAAGTTAAATGAAAATAAAAAGAATACGAAAAAACCAATACATATAGGTGTATTTAATACACCAGAAGAAGCATTCCGGGCATACAAAACAGAAAAAGAAAAATACATAAAAGAAGTTGCGAATTATTATAAAGAAAAATATGATAATTTCCCTATAGTCGCATATAACGCATTATGTGATTATAAAGTGGAAATAACAGATTAAATTATAAGGAGATATCAATATGCATAATTTTGACGTTAAGAAAGTAAAAAATGAGATCACTGAATGGATCTTGAACTGGTTTGAAAAAAATGGTAAAGGTTGTAATGTTATTGTTGGTATTTCAGGAGGTGTCGATTCTTCTGTTGTTACGGCATTGTGCGTGGCAGCCTTAGGGAAGGATAGAGTTTTTGGTATTAAAATGCCTTGTGGAGAACAGTCAGATATTGAATATGCCAATATGCTTATTAGACATCTTGAAATTAAAAGTTATACTATGAATATTCGAGAGGCTGTTACTGGAATTAATAATCAGTTCCCTGATGATATCAAAATTAGTGACCAGACGACTATTAATTTACCTGCAAGAATTCGTATGGCTACATTATATGCAATCTCACAATCTTTAAATGGTCGTGTTGTTAATACATGTAATATGAGTGAGTCCTATGTTGGATTCGATACACGTTACGGAGATAGTGTAGGAGATCTGAGTCCACTTGCAAATCTTACAAAAACCGAAGTGATTGCTTTGGCAAAAGAATTAGGTCTACCAGACGAATTAGTTCATAAAACACCGCAAGACGGTTTGACTGGGTTGACGGATGAGCAAAGCTTTGGTTTCTCATATGCTGAATTAGATGCATATATCAGAGATGGAATTGAGCCAAGTGAGGATGTAAAAGCTAAGATTGATTCAATGCATGAGAAGAATTTGTTCAAGCTTCATCTTATGCCATCATTTCATCCAAATTTTTAAAAACGATAGGAGAATATATACATGGAAATTTTAAACGTGCCAAGAGGATACGGTAAATCAACAAGACTGATTATGAAAGCAGTAGAGACGGGATATCCAATTATCGTAGGAACGGAGAGTATGAAACAGTATCTTTGTGATTTAGCAGAAAGAATTACTGATAAAGAGATTAAGATTTATTCTGCATATGAATTTGCTGATATTGATGCAATGAAAAGAGATAAAAATATTCTGATCGATGAGCTTCCACTTGTGTTGTCAATTCTGTTAAATACAAACGTGGAAATGGCTACTATGACAAGTAGTTCGCTTGAAAGATATGGTATTGAGCGATATAAGAATAGACTAAAATAAAAATGAATGCGATATTTCTTTTGGTTGTAGGAGGTGAGGCAGTGAAAATTAAAGATAAAATACGAGATAAATTAAGACAGTGGTTATTTTCTGAAGAGTTATCAAAATTTGAATCGGCAGAACAGAATTATAAAGATGCAAAAGACTTATATAATAGGGCAAAAGGATATCTAAATGCAGCAAAGGATGAATATAACTGGTCGTTTAAGATGGTTGATGATTGTCATCAGCTTATGAATTCTATGATAGATGTTGGAGCAGATGTAGGATTTTGTTCTGATGATCATTCGTGGGCGGTTGTGTGTATTAAAGGTCATCCAGAATATGTGAAATTTATTCCATTATCGCATAAAGACGCACGAAATGTATTGGATTTTCTGAAACGATTTAGATATTCAAATAGAGTTGTAGATTCTCCATTTGCGTTTAGGTCAATGGTTGACCATTGTATTGTGGAAAATCCGTTCGGAAAATAAAAAAGGAGAAAGAAAGTGAAGAAAACATTAACAATTTTACTAGCAATGTTAATTGTGACATTCTCATTAGTAGGATGTGCCAAGTGTATTAGCACAGAAACTTCTACTGTGCAAGTAAAGATTACTGACGAATATCATAGAACTGCATATACAACAATGCATTATAGCCCTGCTACGAAAACTATGCTACCTCAATCACATCCAGCAGTTTATAGAATTACTGTTGAATACGATGGAGTAGAGTATGACATCTCTGGTAGTGATACATATAATAAATATTCTGACAAAATTGGAGAATATACAAATGGAACATTGCAGACCAAGAAATAGATGGCGGATCTGTGAGATACGATATTATTGAATTGGAGTAAAGATATTGAAGTGCTGATTACTAATTACTAATGGAGAATAATTATATGAGCAAGAAAGAAGAATGGATGGTTCATATTTGGGGTGGTGCATGGAATCACGATGCCAATCCATCTATCGAGAAAGATTTAGGTATCAAGGAAGGTTATTACTATTTCGATACAGAGGAAGAAAAGAACAAATTTATTCAGTTAATCAGACAGGATAAATATGAGAAACAAGGACTGGTAACTAATTGTAAACATGGAATTATGACTCATAAGAGGACAATTTTTGTTGCTACACTCCAATATAGGGGCAAAACATTTGTCATTCATTATGACTTAGGATATGAATATCCAGAAGATAGTGCAATTTTTTATTTCACAGAAGGTAATTTTAGTTGTGATTGTAATAGAAGTCTTGCTATAAGATGGGAATATGGTGAAGATGCAATTCCTGAATTACCTTGTGGAGATGAGATTGAAATGACAGATTATCATGTCGAATATCAAGATTAGTAGAGAATAATCAAAAGTAATGTATAAAAAGGAGCAAATAAGTTTAATGAATGAGTGTCAGTTTTGCAATAAGATTTACAATACACAAAAATTAAAAGGAACATATTGGGCAGACCGAGATGTTGTAAATTGTATTACATACAATGAAGATGATAACACATATAATATTTGGCATGAATGCCAAGATGATTATTATTCTGACAATATTTTAGAAATTAATTTTTGTCCTAAATGTGGAAGAAAAATTAATTCAAATTATAAAGCAGTAAGATAAGATGAAATTTTGGTTTCTTGAGGAGGCGAAATAGTGAAAGATATGACGAAAGAACAATTTGAAGAGCTTGAAAAGTGGATAAAAAAAGAAAAAGATATGAATTGTCTTATAGAATCTTTTGATGATTTTACATTACATTTTTCTTGTAGACCAAATAGAGAAATATATCCATATCCTAAAATTAATGAAGTTATTGATGAGGACAAATCGGTTAAGTGGAATAGAGAAGAAGTAAGTAGATTAAGAGAAAGATTTGAGAAACGTGTAGAAGAACTTAACAAATATGAAAATAAATTAACTGTTGAATACGAAGATAGACTTATTACTTTACTTGGAGAAGATAATAATATATCACATGATGAAAGTTCAAAAATTTGGAGTTATGCGTATTTAGAAAGTCATAGTAGTGGTATAAGAGACGTTACTTCTACGTATGAAGAAATTGCTGATTTATATAACGATTTATTAAAAATTCACAATAAATAACAGAGAATATAACAATATAAGTACAATTAAAGAAAGGAAAAACGTTCACATGTGAGTAAAGCTGCGCAGCTACATTGGTGAACAAATATTGGCATTAAATATTGGATATTTAACATCAGATAAGGAAGATAATGAGTTATATACACCCTATTATGCAGCAGTAGATCATATTATTAAATATCTTCCAAAGGATAAAATTATATGGTGTCCATTTGATGAATACTGGTCTGCTTTCTACAACAGGCTAAAAGAGGAAGGATACAATGTAGTCAGAAGTTCATTAGCTGAAGGTCAGGATTTCTTCAATTACGAACCTGAAAAATGGGATATCATAGTTAGCAATCCACCATTCTCAATCAAAGATAAGGTCTTAGAAAGACTTTATTCGTTCAATAAACCATTTGCGGTTCTTCTACCGCTTAATTCCCTTCAAGGTAAAACAAGATATAAGTATTTTAAAGATGGTATTCAGATTCTTAGTTTTGATGCAAGAATTTGTTATCACGATAAAGATCATATGGATTCAGTTGTTAAAGGTAGTCCATTTGCAACGGCATATTTCTGTAGAGATTTGTTACCAAAGGATCTAATTGTTGAAAAATTGGTTATATATGAAAGACCATTAGGAGAATAAACCAGTAAGAAAACCACGTTTCCTTCGAGGAGGTGATTGATTGGATACATCGTGTGAAACTTGTAAATGTAATACCTGTAAGATGAATGAAAATGGCGGTATTTATGGTGGGTGTTTTGATTGTGAAGATTGCAAAGAGCAAAATCTGCACTGTGAAGATTGTTCAATGTATGAATATGACAAAGATAGAATGAGTAATTAGGAGAATAACAGTATGAATAAGAGACAGAGAAAGAAATCATTTAAGCAGATACTTATCAAGGTTAGAAAATTACATCCAAAGAAGGGTGATGTGATTTGTTTTCAGCCAGATTTAGATTGGATTGATTCTGAAACCATGTGCCAGCTTATGAAAGTTTATTCGAATAATGATGTTTTCGGTGAATCGAAGTTAGCTTTTGTACCTGCTGATATTAAGCAACTTAAAAATAAAGAAGCGGCTCAGATGTATGTTGACAAGTTACAGAGTATTGTAGATCAGATGGGAGAATAAATGATTATAAAAACAATCGAAGGTTTAGGTTATAAAATCCTCATAACTGAGTATATCACTAAAGATGTTCAAAGAAGAACTCACAAGAAAAAACGTATTAACAAGAAGTGGTTGAAAAGATACGGTATGAAAATTATACCAGATAACACAAAAATACTTTTAGTGAATAATACAATTATGATGACAGGAAAATGTTATGAAGAATTAAGAAAACTCACAGATAAAGACGCTGATAGTATGGAAAAATTTTTGAAAAAAGCTACTAAGAAAGAAGCATTTCTTTAGGAAAGGAGAACAAAAAAATGGAAACATTTTCAATAGTAGATAAGATAAATGTAAATAAATTAAATACGAAAGTTGAAGATTTTATATACAGGAAAGGACATAGACCATATATTTTTGCAAACAAAGAGACGCTTGAAGCATTGGCTAAACCGATTGAACAGGAATTAAAATTCGTATCAGCAGCAACTGGTGTTACGACTTCGTTTAAAAGTTGTTTTATTGGCAAATATCAGGATAATAAATTGTTTGAGGATGATACATTAAAATTCGGTGAAATCGAGCTGAGATAAGAGAATATATAGGTGACAATAAATTATAAGGAGATATGTTTTATGAGTAAGAAACAGCAATTTAAAGGTTTGAAATTTAATTATTACATAAATGGAAAAGGATTAAAAAGTAAATATAAGACAATTGAGGATTTCTTAGATACAGAATTTCCGAAGAATAACAATCCATTGTCGCCTACTCTTGATACAGAGATTACAGGAATTAAATGGAATGGTAATACTATTTCTATTTCCAATAAAATTCACACAGTAAGAGATTTGGTTGATTTGTTAAGCAAGAAAAATGCAGAAAATGTTTTTATTTCAAATAAAGATATTAGATTGCATGAGTTTAAACCAAAACATGACAATCTCATCAGAAAATCCACGTACTCTATAGAAGAGGTACACGATAAGGTTAAAGATGTTTTATTTGAGAAAGATAAAAGACTTGCAAAAGTTGATTTCGATGGTGACTTGATTAAAGGCAATAGCCAAAGATATCAGACATTTTTTACAAAAGGCTGTAAATGTGTAGTTTGTGGAATCGAAGGCAAATATTTTGCAAAAGAAAGACATTTAAAGGATAAGAGTTATCATCTGAATTTGTATGCAGTTGATGATAATGGTGATGAAATTTTAATGACAAAAGATCATATTTTACCACGTTCAAAAGGTGGTATTGATGATATTAGTAACTATCAAACAATGTGTAAGCTTTGTAATGAAGCAAAAGGCAACAAATTAGAAAATTAAATAAGAAAGGAAAAATTAGAAAAGTTCCTTAAGGATAAAGTGCGCACTACTTACTAAGGTAAGAGGAACTTGGAACAGAAAAAGTTTATGGATATATCACGTATCAAAGAAGATACGGAATTAACAGTGGCGAACACAGGTGGTTTTCATGTAGGAGATCATATTGTAATTCAGGAAAAGGTAGATGGAAGTAATTCAGCTATTGCATATGACATAGAAACAAATAAATTAGTTGCATTTTCAAGAAGACAGACTCTTGATTACAACAATACATTAAATGGATTTTGGAATTGGGTACAGATGTTAGCAGTCAAACCATTTTCAAAATATCCAAACTATGTATTCTATGGTGAATGGTTGACTTCTCATACCATTAAGTATATTCAGGATGCATATAAGAAATTTTATTTTTATGATGTATATGACAAAAAGAATGAATGTTATTTACCTCAATCAGAAGTTAAGAGACTTGCTGACGAATTACATTTGAGATATGTACAGACATTTTATGATGGAGAATTTGTCTCATGGGAACATTGTATGTCGTTTATGCACAAGTCAGATATTGCGGTTGATATTCCTGAAGGAATTGTTGTTAAGAATCAAACAGAACTTAACAATCCAAACTCAAGAACTCCATTTGTATTAAAGATTGTAAATTCGCAGTTTAGTGAAATTAAGAAAGACAATCACAAACAGAAAATAGAAGATCCTCAGAAATTAGCAGCTAAAGCAAAGGCTTCTGAGATTGTAGAGCAGATTGTCACAAAGAATCGTGTTCAAAAAGAATTATACAAGATGATTGATGAAGGTGTTTTACCTCAAAAGATTGAGCCACAAGACATGAGAATTGTTGCACAGAATTTACCTAAGAGAATTTTTGAGGATTGTGTAAAAGAAGAGAATGAATTAGTTGTTGAGGCTGGTGAATTCTTTGGTAAGATGTGTGGTTCTGCAACTATGAATTGGGCTAAGAAGATTATTTTTGGAGAATAAATATGTGTAACCGTTGTGATTATGACTCACCTGACAATCGAATATATGTAGATCCATTAACTAATGAATATTATTTGGATATAGAAACATCTGAATGGGATGAGTATGATGATGGATTTGTTTATCAAAAAGAATATATTATGTATTGTCCTTATTGTGGCAGGAAATTAGGAGAATAAAATACAAGAGGTGATTCGATGAGATGCAGAGATTGTCCTTATGGGATTGAAGATTTTACATTAAGAACAGAAATGTATAAATCGGTATATGGTGAATATCCAGATGAAGATAGAGCCAATCAATCAGAACAGTTTGTTTGGTGTGATAAAGTTGGTGGCAAAGTTTATTCTTTTGGTCATTGCAGTGATTGGTATGAGCAAGACGAAGAAAATTATAAGAATCATTCTAAGAAAAAGAGAATAAATAAACGTGAGAGATATTTGAAATATCAGGATCACCTCAGATATTTATATGAAACTGTTGGTGGTTATGATCCAACGCCTGTTAGATATGTGGATGAAATATGGATTAAGGGTGTTGGCTATATTAAAAATCCAAAGCCATATTATCAGAGATTGTATCGTGGTAAGAAAAGTAAATATTTGAAACAGTTATCTAATAGGAAAATACGTAAATATAAAGGTGGGTTGCATAATGGTTATCAGCACATCCATAAAATTTTTGATTGGTGGAATGAATTTTGTTAGGAGAATAAAGAAATGAAGATAGAATTAATCAAATTAAAATTCAATAATACTCATTCTTATAAGCATAAGCCATTCACTCATTGCTGTGATGAAATTCAAAATGATAAAGCTATTGTATTTACAGGAGAAGATTTGGTTCATAGTGATGATTGTTGGGATGATGAAAGATACATTCCAAGATTTTGCACTTCATATACAGAAGTCATTACATCATATGAAGACGAATGGGAGCAAACAGACAATTATCCGATTCAGTTTTGTCCTCATTGTGGCGAAAAGATTGAGATTTCAGTTGTAGATGAGATTGATGTATCTGATAAGTATAATGAATTATCTAAGCAGCGTGAAGAATTGTGGGAGAAGTGTCAGAGAACAGATAGTAAGAAGAAAGAATCTGAATTAAGAGAACAGGTTGGAAAGCTTGATAAGCAGATTGATAGTTTCTATTGGTTAGATGAGTGGAAAGGAGAATATTAAAATGGCAAATAGATTATTATTTGAGAGTGAAGTGATTAAAACAGTAGATAAACATACAAATGATGAGAATCAGTTAGATAACGACATTAGCTGCATTCTTGAAGAAGCAAATCCTGTTGTATTGGTTGGTTCAAAAGAAGCAATAAACAGCTTAAAAGTAGAAACTAAATCAGTGCAGAAACAGAAACGAATTGAGTTATTCGAGAATGAGGATGTCGTATTAGAACAACGTGGTAATAGATATTATCTATCTCTGTATGATAAGGAAGGAAAATTTCAGAGAGAAGTCACTATTGATGTTAAGGATGACTACAAAGTTGGACTTTGCAATGGTAAGTAAAGGAGATTACTATGGCGGTATTTAAAAATTTTAAAGATGATGAATTAATCGTAAGTTGTGAGTGTGGGTGTGATGAAGGTATCCACTTTAAGATTTATGATTATGAAGATGGAGATTATGCCTTCTTAACATATACAAATGGTAATTTTTATACTCAGCAAAGACCATTCTTTGAAAAGCTGAAGAAAATTTGGGCAATTATTTGGAATAAGGATTTTTATTATTCCGATGTTGTGATGACAAAGGATGATTTTAAAGAATTTAAGGAATGGGTAAATAGAAAGTAGGTTTGATATATGAGAGATGAAGAAACAAGATTGTTATTTCAGACGTTGAGTCAGATTTTAGCCAATCAGGATGACATTAAGAAACACTTGGGACTTAATAGACTTGATTCAGAGTATGGTTGGAATGATGAAGATACGATGAAATTATCAAGAAAGTGTTCAGAAACAGCGGATGATTTTGAACATAATGATAATAATTCTAGTAACTATTGGTAAGTAAATTCAGGTTTCCTTTGGACGCAAAGAGAGGATAGGAGTTAGAAAAGATAAAAGAGGTGAATTAATGTCTTTAGTATATAAAAATGATACATATAGCTATAATGGCGAATATGAAATGGGTTCATTAAATAAGTTTGCACAAGCAGAAAGAAGATTGTCAGCAAAGAAACAAGCATTGGATGACATAAAAAATGAATATGATCTTATTGAACAACAGGCATTTCGCACTTATAAAGAGAACATTCAGTATATGCTGCTCGATCAGCCGTCTACGATTAAAATGTGTAGAGAATGGTTAAATATGTTATCAAAGAATCAGGACACTGATGGTAACAAACTTGATAAAAGAAAGAAGTATAAAGAAAAGGAAATGTATGATTGGTATATTGATTATATTAAAAACTTCTTGATATTGAGTATATGAATAACGTTAAATTCATTGATTATAATTTTGGTCAAGCTACTAATATCCAGTTTGAATATAAAGAGCATAATTGGTATTTAGAAATTCCTCATATTAAAGCTATCAAATTAGATGCATATAAGAATTATGGTGGCAGTGTATTTAAACTTGCGTTAGTACACAATGATACAGAATGTAGTTGGTCGCAGTTTGGCTCTACATATGAAGAAGACGAATTAAGAGATATCATGACACAAGGTATTGAAAAATATTGTAATTAGTTGTGGTAACTTCACAAGAATGCAACATATCTTTGGATTTTAGAAAAGAGGTAATTAAGTGAATAATTATAAGAGGTTTATTGATTCAACAGAATTGCAGCAAAAAGTATTGGATTATATTGCTTCAGAAGAATTTAATAAAATGGTTGATTCTACTGTATTTAGAGACGACAATCAGTGCAAATTAGCTATCATTCACGGAATGGCTATTGCGTCTATGTTGACTTGTAGATGTGAATCATTTTGTATAAATTTTAAGAAAGAAGAATTTGAAGATGACAACAGAGCACAATGTTGCATAGACCATGATAAATGCTTTTCAACATGTGACACTTGTGAGTTTGGAGAATAACAAAAAATTATAAAGGAGAATATCAAACATGGAAACAATTTTAAAATTATTAGCAGAGAACCCAGAAAGTTTAGGAGAGGTAGTAAAGACATACATTACAAAGTATAAAGAGCCTGTATATGATGTTCTGAAGGAACTTATGATCATTGCAAAGGATTATTCTGAGAATACTGAGTATCCTGCAATTCAGGCGAAAACTAAGAAGAATATGTTTGATGCATATGTAAGTGTTGGTTTTACAGAGGATCAGGCATTAGCACTTATGATTAACGATAATATTCAGCTTATGAAGAACATTCAGAAGTCGGTTAATAATACTTCTGTAAAGAAGAACAAGTAATGGTTTCGAAGTAAACCAATCTTTCTTTTGAAAATTTTTAATCATATCTAAGCCATTCGGCTATGGGAATCCCAATAAATAAGAGAATATTACAGTGTAACTAATAAAAATATTACATATAAAGGAGATTTTAAATGAAGAACACAAATTGGAAAGTGCCATTAATTATTGGCGTAGGAGTATTAGCAGTTATTTTGATGATTGTATTTGGTGTACAGAGTTCGCAGAATAAAGCTATTGCACTTGAGGAGCAGGTAAACACAGCATCATCAGATATTAAGGTACAGGAAAAGCGAAGGGTTGACCTTGTATATAACCTTGCTGATTGCGTAAAACAGTATGATAAACATGAAGCTGATACATTGACAGCAGTTGCAGATGGTCGTGGATCAACGGGAGATATCGAGAATGTAACAACAGCTATTACAGCAGTTGCAGAAGCATATCCTGAGTTGAAGTCCAATGAGAACTATAAGACTCTTATGAATGAGTTATCTATAACAGAGAATATGATTGCAGAGTATCGCAGCAATTACAATAAGCAGATTAAGGAATACAAGCGATATGTGAGAAAGTTCCCTACAAGACAGTTTCTTGGATTGCTTGGATATGAAGTACAGGAATATGAGTATTTGGATTACAATGCACCAGTTGATGCTCCACAGGATTTGTTTAAAGAGGATTAGTCTATGAGATATGGTAGAAAAGGTTTTGATTTTGGCGATTTTGAAATAACAAAACGTGAAATCTTGGCTAGTATTTCTATCATTGCAGTTATGATTCTGTTTGGTATTCTGATTTCTTCTAAGATTTCAGAGTACCAAATGGATAAAAATGAGAAATATAACAAGGCTGTTAAGATAGAAAGTCAAGAAATGTTCCAATATGGTATGGATACTAATGTTGGTAATGCGTTTGTATATGGTGATTTGAAAGCAGTTGATACAGTTACATATCCTGAAATTAGTGGAGAATATATGTATGTGGAGAAAGTTAAGGAAAGATATACAAGACATACACGAAAGGTTAGACATACGAGAACGGTAAATGGTAAATCACAAACATACTATACGACAGAAACATATTGGACTTGGGATAAAGTCGGAAGTGAAGACATTAAGTGCAAAGAAATATCGTTTTGTGGAGTAAATTTCACAAGTAATAAAATTGATTTACCTGGTACTGATTATATTGATACAATTAAAGAGTCAAGTAACGTGAGGTACAAATATTATGGTGTTGGCACTGAATATAAAGGAACAATTTTTACGGATTTGAGAGATAAAACTATTTCTGATAACACGTCATTTTATGATAATACGACTATTGATGAGACAATAAAGAGATTAGAATCTGATTCCCCAATTATTATTTTCTGGATCTTTTGGGTTATTTTAATCGGTGGAATGGTATTTGGATTCTATTATTTGGATAATAGGTGGTTAGATTAAGGATAGAAAGGAGAATAAATGAGCAGTAGTAGCATTTATGGAATAAGAAAAGACTATACAGGAGAAGAAATATTAAAGTATAAAAATTCGTTGTGTTTTTCTCCTATAATTTGGAGAGTCTTGCCAGACAAATATATTCGTGATTACATTCAAACACCGTACGAATATAAAAAGGGAATTATTGGAAAGGATGAAAATGATGTATGGACAAGAACTAATAAAGCTATCAATAAATGTGATAACACACCAGATAGAGTTTGTTGGGAGATGTCAAATCAACAGATTTTTCATACATCTGACAAACAAATTATTTCAGATTCTATTATGCAATTCTTAAAACAAAATAATACTTATGATGTATCAGAGAAAGGTAATATTCCCGTTTTAAAAAGAGAACATATCATTGAAAGATTTTCCGAAATAGCGAATGATATTTTATCAATTGATGAAAATGAATTTCCATATTTTGTTTTTAAAAGTACAACAGTTGATGATGGTGTTGAGAGATGGTTTGAAAAATATGATGAGGAATCTGATGGGTATGTTCCATGTGCAATGTCAGAAAATACAGATGATTTTTATGCAGAATTTGTATTTTTCAAAGATGGAAAAATTGACAAATTTATAAGTAATAAAGATTATCAGTTTGAATCATAGCAAGAAATTTTTCTTTCCTTTGGACAGATTGGAGGTGTGAAATGAAAAAGTATTATAGACAAGCAATCGCATTTCTTTTGGTATGGTTCTGTAGTGGTGTAACGATGTATTCATATCAAGCAGAAAATAAGATACTTGGAATCATTTTTACACTTTTAAGTTTCTTATATTGGTTCATTATAGATAAGGATGATTAGGAGAATAACATCATGAAAGGTAAATATAAGGGCTGTGACATAGAAGTAGGACTAGATAGCTCAGGTTTCTTAACCTTTGCAGTGTTCGATAATGGATACGAAGTGACAAGTGGATTTTCTGATAGTAGTGATTCTGTAAGAGATTATTTTAGTTATATGAAAAGCGTGGTAGATAACTATAAAGAACATCCAGAAGATTACGAATAGGAGAAGTAAAATGAGATTAATTGAGGCAGACAAGTTGAGTTTTCATTGCAACTATGAAGGTGATTGTTCAGGAGATATATCACACTGTCAAGAGTGTAGCAATTATGTGTTAGATTATAGAGATATAAAAGACCAACCAACAGCTTATTATATTGATGGTGTTGTAGGGCAGTTGAAAACGGACTCTTCTGTAAAACTGTATGGAAGTGGCAACAGTAATAATTATCTTATTCCTCTTGAAAAGGCGATTGAGATAGTAAAGGCAGGTGGAACATGTCAATAGGTGATGGAAGAAAAACTTATTCGGACAGCACATTAAAATCTATGACAAAAGATGAGTTGATTGAAGTTATTCGCTGCTTGGAAAATAATCTCAGAAATGCTCACGAGACAAATGATATTGAATATGAGAACTGTAAGAGGTTACTAAGTGAAGAGAAGAATAAAACTCTTGATGAAGTTCTAAAGGCTTGTGACATTGAATGTGGATTGTACAGTGGTGATGTTAAGAATTTGACAAGGCACGTTTTGATGAGAGTGTTGGATAGATTGAGAGAATAAATTAATAGAAATGATTCGTTTCTTGTGGAAATGTGGAGATAAAAAATGGAGAAATTTTATATTGTAACAAATGAGAAATTCCTAAAAGAGATTAATGATTATAGAAAACATGGAGAAGAAAGAAGAATAATAGCAAATAATTTTTTCGAGGATAAAGGTATTGCTGGAAAAGAATATTATATTAGCGGAGATGGATCTGTAAACCGCCCATTTGAAGAGTATGAGAAACATAATATCAGATTATATATTACCGATTGTGATGAAAATAATCAGAAATTTGGTAAAGAGTTATTGAAACCAACTAAGCTATTTTGCGATTCTGATGTGTTAATGAGGAAATTTAGAGCTAACAGTAAGACTTTAAAAGAGTTTCAAGACTTATGTATTGAAAAGAATATTGTTATTAACAATCATCCCATTCGAGTAGGAGACTATTTCAAGGAATTGCATTTAGGTGGGTATTCAGTTTCAAGATTTGAACATGAGAATAAATTATATTTAAATATTTCTACAACAAAATATGAAACTATTACACCAGATGATGTTACAGGTTTTACAGAAATTAAAGGTAGTGGATTTTATAAAGCACTTGAAGAATTTGAATCAAAAAATAAGTAAATATCGGTTTCTTTTGGAGAATATACATAAGGAGGATTGATACATACGAATTTAGTACAAGCATTAGAAAAGCAGATTAGGTTCTGTGAACAATATGAGAGATATAAATGTGGAGTATTCGTAAGAACACAAATTCAACGTGAGATTGCAGCGAAATGTATTTCCAATTTATTGTCATCTTCTGTACAAGTTCAGCACAGAGCTAGTAGTCATGAGACAAGATTTTGGTGGGAGAACGGAAGTTGTATTACGGTTCTTCAAGTTAGTGATTATGTGCGAGGACATAAATTTAATGGTGTAGTAATTGATGGTGAAATTGATAGAGATGTTGCTAACTATTCAATTATGCCATATTTAACAACCATTACATACAATATCGAAGATAAACGAATAGAAAATTTTGACAATGTTGAAGAAAGAGTATTTGTTGTAGATATTAAATGCAAAGATATTAAGGAGTCAGAATTAGCTCAAATTATAAAGCCACTTGTTTATTGTTCTAGTAAAATTGATTTCTCAGAAATGAGACGATATGACGAAGTATTAAGAAATGCAATAACAGTCGGTAAAGAATTGGGTTTATTTAAGAAGGAGAATAAAAGTATGTTTAATAATTATACAGCAGCTTTTAGAGTTGCACAGGTAGGAACAGATAAGATTTATATTTACAATGCGATTGGTATTCCAAAGGAGAATATTAAATATGAGACAGAGTTTGTTAATAGAACTAAGGAAACTTATTTAAATATCAAAGGCGAACATAAAGTTGAAGGTATTGGATTTGAGAATGAAATTGATATTCATTTACTAATTGATACTGATGTATATGATAAGTATGAAGTTGATTTCCATGATGGTCTTGTTTTTGTGTTTTTACATGAGATTATCAATGAGAAGCCTGTTTTAGAGGATGTTTCAGGTGAAAAATAAAACACAAGAATCTGACATTTCTTGCTGCAAGATTGGAGAATATATAGTTATGACTAGAGAAGAAAAAGCAGAATTAGTGAAGAAAATGAGAAAAATTACAATGGCTGGAACAATGGATTGTAGAAAATGTTTAGAAAAAACAGATTATGATATGGATAAAGCTATTCTATATTTAAAGACAGAATATAGATCGTATATGGAGGTTAGACACGGAATTAAATGATTTAAGACAAGAATGGGTAGAAATTGCGATATAGGAACTTTAAGTATTGCAGTTTTGGGAGAACCTGAAGAGGAGAATTATAGAATGAGCGACATTTGTAAAGATAGAGAAGCTTTAAGATCTAAATACGAACAGTTTATTCAGACTGAAAGAGGTAAAGAGTGGAAACATTTTTGGCAGAGTCAAACAGGTTCAGAGAGAAGTGGAGATTTTGGAGATTATTTGTATGACTTTTATCCAGAAATGTTGCAGTAAGGAGAAAAATAAATGGCGAAAAAGAAAGGTTTTGGTATAAGTCCAATAACAAATACAATTTACTATGGAACTCAGGATACAGAAAAACATACGTGGATTGGACAGAAAATAGATGTTACAAATGAAGTAATAGATGCTGTATATGCATGGTTTATGGGCAATATGGAAGACTCAGAAGGCAAGAAAGAAGAATATCAGATTTCATATCCTAGCACAGAGTTTGAATTAGTAATGAGAAGAAAGAAAACAGAGAATATATAGTTAGGGAAGGTGAGAAAAATTCTAAAGAATATTGAAGACATCATTATTTCAAGGGCAAGAGATAGTGAAAAATTAGAGGCTTTAAAGCAATATGAAGATGATATTAAAACAGCGAAAGACATCATCAATGGCAAACTTACATATTGTGAGGAGTGCAAGGACTATTATCTTACAAAATCTTTCTTTTCAGAGGAAGAAACTATTCCTACAAAGATTTGTGTGTATGAAGATCCGATTAATTCAGGTGGCAACGATTATGTAGATGGATATGCTGATATTTTATATAGTGTTTGTCCTAAAGGTCATAAGCATGTAGTTGATAGAAAAGAGCGAAGAAAATAAGAGAATATATAATTGGAGGTGAGAAATATAATTCAGGTAATTGAGACAAAATTGAGTATTGATAAAGATAATATCATAAGAGATCATCAGTCACGAATTGTTGAAGTTAAAGACTGGGATACATATTGCAAAGCATTTGAAGAATATAATGGTGAAGCTGTTTATTTTAAGTCAAAGTCTATGCGTGGTTACAGTATCTTATCGAATTGCACAATGACAGATTTGATATATGATGACATTCATTTATCTTGTATGATCTTACACCAATCGGGTTTTATTACGAAGAAACTTGCATATAGAATTGTTTTATAATCTATGATTCATTCGAGTCACAATTTCCAATAAAAATGAAATCGAATAGAGAATAAATATATATGGAGGGAAAATGGATAAAAGTTTTATACATGAATTTAACGAATTTGAAGTAAGAAATACTAAAAAATGTAGATGTAAAATTTGTGATAAAGAATTAAGTAATGAAAAGATCATATATCTAAAATCGTTCAGATTACAAAGTCAGCCATTCCATATATGTATTTCTTGTTGGAAAAAATTAAATATATTGGTTGAAGAAAGTTTATCTTAAATAAATTTATAAAACGGGAAAATAAGTAAGTGAAGCAGTCACAGTAATTCACTGTTTCATGTGAATTTTGAGGAGGTGAGAAAGTGACAGAATTTAGATTTAATGAAGACTTTGCAAATAATTGGAAGTCAGGGCAGACAGTTACTTGTGAAGAAAAAGAGGATGGTTACTTAGTTGATAAGGTGGCATTGATTGAAAAGGACGAACTTTTAAAACATGGTGAATTTATCACAATGAATGTTGAGATATTAGGACATATGCAATCAAATGGTGTAGATGATTTATTCATGTATGATAGAGATTTTCAACCAGGAGACACAGTACAACATTTCAAAGGTGGTTTCTATAAGATTATTGCCATTGGGATTAATACAGAAACAGAAGAAAAGATGGTTGTGTATCAGAGCTTAAAGGATCAGAGAGTATGGATTAGACCATATGATATGTTTATCAGTAAAGTGGATAGAGAGAAATGTCCAAACGCTTATCAGCCATACAGACTTATCAAAGTAAAGATTACTGCTTAGTAATTAGTCTTGAACGATTCAGTTCAAAAATTCCAAAAACAAAATATCACGAATAATATATAAAATCCGTGACAAAAAGAGAATAGATAAATGCGGAAAACATTTGTATGGGTGGAAGAACAGCATACCCTTGGGTTTATATACTCAAAAATCACTGTTGAAGATAGATTTTTACATAAATTTATTTTCTGTGTTCCAGTCGTAAGACTGTTCAAATATAGTTATCAAAAAATTTTATTACATATTATAAGGAGGACATTTTTTAAATGGCAGAGACAAAGAAAAAAGGAAGATTATTTGATTTACCTGAGACAAAGGGTGCATTCCAGTTAAAGGGAGTTGTATCTGGTATGGAAAAGGATACAGCATTTAAGGAGATTAAGACCAAGAGTGGCAAGCCTATGAGAATGCTTAACTTTGGTACAAGCTACCTTGATGGAGAGACATTATATGTTAATCTTCAGGGAATGGAGCAGGAGAATGTTTATTTCTCTAAGAGAGCTGAGAAGAAGGGCGAAAAGGCTGATACTGTAAAAGTACCTTGGGCTGATAGATTTTCTTATAACCGTGAAGGCTACCGTATGATTGGTAAGAATATTGGTGTAAAGAAGAAGGTTGATTCTGAGGGCAAGACAGTTAATGACAAGAAGGTTCTTACAGATTTTGATGCTTGCAAGGAAGTTAAGGAGAATCTGAAGGACGGTGCAAGTGTATTTATTCGTGGAAATCTTGATTATAGCAGCTTTACAGATGACAAGGGTAATAAGAGAACATCTACAAAGCTTGTTCCAAATCAGATTTCACTTTGTTCAGAGGTCAACTTTGATGATGAGAAGTTTGAGAAGCAGAACGATTTTAACCAGGTAATTATCTTCATGGGCATCGAGCAGGAAAAGGATGATAACGATAAGCCAACAGGTAGATTTATTGTCCTTGCAAAGATTGTTACATACAGCAATATTGAGGATGTTCAGTTTATCATTGAGGATAAGGCTCTCGCTAATAAGTTTAAGAAGTCACTTAATCCTTACAACGCAATTAAGGTAAGTGGACATATGGTTTCTTCTACTCAGACAGAGACAGTTGCAACAGATGATGATGACAACTGGGGTGAAGAGGACAGTATGGAGAAAGTATCTGCACCTACAAAGAGAGAGTTTATTATCACAGGAGCAAAGGGTTCTTCAATTGATAAGGAGCTTTACACAGAGGAGAATGTAACAGAAGCTATTGCAAAGATTAAGAATGCAAATAGGGCAGAGGAGAGTTTCGGTTCTGACTCTAATGATGATTGGGGAGATGGAACAGATCTCGATGATGGAGACGATGAAGCGTGGGATTAATTCTCACAACAGAGAATAACTAAATGGAACGTCAGAAATGGCGTTCCAACAAATCAATATTATAGAATTACGGAGGAAATATTTAATGGCAAAAGCAAGAAAAGCATCAGTAACAGAAAGTAAATTAGGAATGATTTTATATGGAAAACCATTTACAGGCAAGTCAACTATGGCAATGCAGCTTGCATATTTTAAACGTCCAGATGGAAAACCTTTCAGAGTTTTATATCTTGATCCTGAGTCTGGTTCAATTGATGATTACCTTGGCGACTTAGAAACAAATGGTGTAAATCTTGAAAATATTTATATTGTTTATACTCAGTCACTTGGAGAAGTTAGACAGTATATTGCAAAAGTAAAGAATAATGAAGATTTTTATGAGTTAGATGATGATGGTAATGAGACAGATGATGTTGTTGTAGATGCAGATGGTGAACCATTTAGAGCAGATGCAATTGTTGTTGATGGTACTACAATTCTTAACTTAACTACAAAACAGGGTTTAGTTGAGTTTTCAAAAAAGAGAAATAAAGTTAAGGCTGATAAGGATGGACTTGTAGGAGATGCCAGACTTGTAAAAATTGAAGGGGCTGGAATGGAGTTAAAGGATTATCAGACTGTCAATTTCAAAGGGCAGGATTTAATTCTTGATTTAATGTCATCTGGTGTTCATTATATTGTAACTGCAAGAGAAACAGATGAGAAGGAAACAATTAAGTTACCTGATGGAACAACTCAGAGTGTGGTTACTGGAAGAAAGATTCCAGATGGATTTAAAGGAATGGATCACAATGTTAAGACTGAGATTCGTATGTTTAGAAATGAAGACGGAACAGTTTGTGCATGGATTGAAAAGGATAGAACCCATGTACATGATGATTATGTAACTATTGAAGATCCAACATTGGTTGACTGGCAGGCAGTTATTGATAAAACAGCAGGAAAATCAAAATTCGTTCTCAAGAATGATTTAACAAAAGCAGTTGATATTGAACAGGATATTTATAGAAAGGAAATTCTTGGTCAGGTTGGCGAACCAACTGAAGAGGATACTACATCTAATGATGGACATGCAGATATTGAAGCAATTAAGAAAGAAATCATTGCTAAAAGAAATGCACTTCCACCGATTGAGAAGAAAGCCATGAAGGAAAAACTTGAAGCAGCAGGACTTCCTACAGCATACAAGAATGTAACTGATGTTGAGATTCTTAATAAAGTATTAGCAATGTTTGATTAAATTTGGATTATGTAAAGGTAGGATTATGGCAAGATACGTAAAAAAGAAGGAGTCATGTCTTACAAGGATTTGCGGATGTTGTAACAAAGAGTTGTACATCGGTAAGGATAATATTGATGAAGCAATTTACTATGATAAAAAAACATATCATAGTAAATGCTTTATTGATATGAAAATACAAATACATGCCCCAAAACCGATAAAAGAAGTTAAAACATTACCAAAACAGAATGATCTTTATAAGTATGGCATTGATATTCGTAATTATAAAAATGGTAATAGATATTTAAAAAATGGAAAAGAAAAATTACTTGAAGATTATAATGCTAAACGAATAGAAGAATACAATAATAAATTAAATTTGTTTCAACAAGAAAGTGATGAATTTAGAAAGGAATTTGTAAAAAGTCATGAATTCTTCGAAATAAAAGAAAATTCATACAAGCATTTTTCAAACTCAATTGATAAACATTTAGTTTTTGAATTTATTATAAATACATATGATTTGACAATTATTCCTACTACAATTTGGCAAAAATTAGATGATATTTATAGCGGTACATTCAGAGGAATGACTGTTGGAATTCCACCATCTGATTTACTTGATATGTGGAAACGAAAAATAGATATGTTAAATGATTTAGCAAAAAAAAATGAGACAAATGGAGTCCCTATGCAACCAGAACATCGGTTAACATATGATTTATCTGTCTTAATTAATAAATATGACAGTTATTTAAGGTGGAAAGAAAAACAGAAAATACTTGAAGCCGAGAAAGAAACAGAAAAATCACAGAATATTGTCAGTCAATCAATTGGTTATACTAACGTGTCCAAAGATAGTAAGGCTGATACAGATGATATTTCAGGCTTGGTGGATGATATTTTTGGATAGGAGATAATATTGGATAGTGAACATGAATTAAAAGACTGTAATGTGCAAGCAGAAATCCTATTTGTTGGTTCTATAGCAAAGGATTTAGACTTGATTGTAAATTACAGCACATTTATGAGAAGTAAGTATGATTTCTCTGATCCTGCGACAAAGTTCTTTTATGATAATCTTGAAACGTATTTTCTTACATTTTCACAAACATTAGATGAAACAAAAATGAATGTGTTTATGAGTCAGAATGAAGAACGACTTAAATTATATAAGCAGTATAAAGGTTGGAAAACACTTCAAAGGTTTATGACCTTGGCAGATGAAAATGATGTGAAAAATTATTTTGATACTGTTAAGAAATATTCATTAGTAAGAGAGTATGGAAGAAATGGATTTCCAGTTGAGAAAATATTATCTCATAGGAATTTTGATAAAATGTCGCCAAATGACATTTACAGAATTATTCGTACAAAAGCAGATAAGATAAATACAGTAATTAATGCTGGCGAAGAAGCTGTTGAGCTTACTGATAAAAACTCATCTCAAATCGACAAATATCTTGAAAAGCCAAATTTCGGCTTACCTTTCCCTTGGTATATGTATAACGAATTTTTTCTTGGTCTTAGAGAGACAAAGGTTCTCTTTGAGGGATTTCTTTCTAATGAGGGTAAAACAAGAAAGCTTGTACTTTTAGCAGCTTATGTAGCACTTGTACAAAATGAGAACTTTTTTCTTATGAGTAATGAGATGGACGAAGAAGATCTTCGCAGTTGTCTTATTACGACTGTTATTAACAACAAAGAGTTTCAAGAGTTGCATGGCGTACATATTACAAAGCCTGAGAAAGAGATTGTATTAGGTGTTTACCATGATAAAAATGGTGACATTATCAGAAGAAAAATTGATGATAATGGTGTTTATCTTGAAAGTAATGAAGATTACATAAAGAGAATAAAAGATACGTCAGAGGAATATTGGAATGTAAAAAAAGTTACAGATTGGATTGATAGTAGTGATCGTAAGGGCAAAGTTATGTTTAAAGATGTTGGAGATGATTATAGCCCTGAGAGAATTGAATTTGAATTGCGTAAAGCAAAGATGGTTCAGAATATTAAATATTATGGTTATGACACATTAAAAGGTTATAACACTGATGATTGGTCACAGATTAAACAATTTGCAACTAAATTGAAAGAATTAACAAAAGAACTTCGTATGAGTGGATATGCAGTATTCCAGTTAAGTGATGATACGGTGTTTACTGATATTTTTAGTTTGAGTAGTAATAACATTGCCAATGCAAAGCAGATAAAGCATGTAGCTGATATTCTGAATATTGGTAAAAAGTTAAATAAGGAAGAATACCATAAATATCAAGTTGTTTTAGAATGTGATTCTTGGGGTGAGCCAGTGACGGAAGATTTGGATTTAAGTAAACAATATTTTTGTATCAAACCAGATAAAAACAGAGCAGGTAGCAAGGACAAGATTATGTTATTTGAGATTGATTTGAACTTAAATATTTGGAAAAATATAGGTTATATCATTAAAAAACCAAAAAATAGTGACTAATTGGAGGGTGGCAGCTTGGATGTAAAAGAGTTGAAGAATTATATATATGAAAATAATTATTGTGAACAGATATTAGAATCCGTTGGTTGCCACCATATCAAATATCATTCAGTTGGAGCATATTGGACTGCTGGTAATCCTGATGGAGATAATAAAGGAGCAATTATTTTATACAACAATGAGTCCCTTATCTGCTTGAATAAAACTCGACAAATGATAAAGGGTAACAGACAAACAGATATTATTGATCTTGTGTGTTATGTTAAAGACCTTACATTTCCAGAAGGATTAAAAGAAATATGCTCAGAAATAGGAATGTCTTATTATCACGATTTTGAAGAGGATATTCCAGATAGTTTTAAAATACTGAAAATGTTAGAAGATATGGATTCTAATATATCAGAAGAGAAAGAAAAACCATTACAACCTATTTCGGAAAAAATACTTTCGTATTATAAGCCTTATGTAAATGATTTATTCTACGAAGACCATATAGATTATGAAACACAAAGAGAGTTTGAGATAGGTTTTGATGAAGAAACAAACCGATACACAATTCCTATTCGTTCTGAATTAGGAGATTTAGTCGGTGTAAAAGCAAGATATTTTGATAGAAAAGTACCTGATGGAATGAATAAATATATTTATTTAGAACCATGTGCAAAATCAAAAATTATATATGGATTGTATAAAACTCTTCCTTACATAAAAAGAACAGGAAGGATTTATGTTGGTGAATCTGAAAAGTTTGTTGAACAAGCATGGAGTTATGGTTATCAAAACACTGGTGGTACAGGTGGGAAGGAACTTTCACAATATCAAATTGATATGCTAGTTAGACTTGGTGTTGATATAGTTTTATGTTTGGACAAAGATGTAAAAAAAGAAGAATTAGAGGAATTAGCGGAAAGATTTCCTGATGGTGTTCCGCTTTATTATATGTTTGATGAAGATAATATTCTTGATGAAAAAGAATCCCCAACAGATGATCCTATTAAATGGAAGCACTTAGTAGAGAATAATATATACAGATTAAGATAGGAAGGTGTGTATTTGAAGTATAAATTATATGAAAATAGCGACAATAATACTTCCAATGTATTAGAGGAGGTTTTAAGAAATAGAGGAGTTGATGATTATGAAAAATATCTCAACTTAAATGAAGATGTTTTAATTCCATACGAAAATTTGGATAACATGAATAAAGCAGTAGAGTTATTTATGAAAAATTAGTTGATTGTCTTGAAAAATGCTTGATTTACGGGCATATTCGCAGGTTTG